ACGATTTGTCGCTTCGGCTTGGCTGGACCGACGCGATACGGGATGTCGCTTCGAGCCGGCTCGGTGAGTCGCTTCGGGAGGGGCCGACGGGACGGGAGATGGTCGGGAACGTCGCTTCGACGAGAGGTGGCACGGAGAGTCGCTTTGGGTCGAGATGAGAGGACACGACGAGGCGTGTCGCGTCGGACGGACTCGGTGTGATATGTCGCGTCGGTCTGAAAGGACGCGGATTGTCGCTTCGGGCGGAGTGGGGGTGGTCAGTCGCTGAGGGCCGAAAGGGCCGGTTCGGGATGTCACCTCGGAGAGCAGCGAGTCGGAATGTCGCTTCGGGCTGAGAGGAGAAGGGTTGTCGCTTCGGAGGGAGTGGGGATGGAGAGTCTCAGCGGTTTGAGAGATACCTGTAGATCTTGTCCAGGGTGGCGTCGAAGCCTTCGTTGGCGGCCACTCCGGCAGGGGAGTGCCTGTTCCCGGCGATCATTGCCTCGAGGGCGATACGGATCCTCAGTAGGTCCTCTTGGTCCAAGTGGACCATTGGCGGCCACTCGATCCTACTGATCGTTGCCGAAGGTGTGGGTGATGGTCTCTCAGGGCTTGCTGTCATGGCCTCTCCTCCTAGAACCAGTTGTTCATGTTGTCTTTGTACTCCTCCAGGTACTTCTGTGCCAGAGCCTTCTTCCTTGAGGCCTCTTCGAGGCAGCAGCGCAGCATGTACACCGACCATCCTATGAATGGGACCGCAATCAGCCCCAAGAACCAAGAGCGGCCGGTAACGAGGACGTGTACGAGAAGGGACGCTTGAGAGAGAAGTATGCAGGCAGTCATCCCCGCTAGGGTGTGGGTCAGTGCCGTTCGGCCACGTGAGACTCGGTAGCTATCCAGGGAGCTCAGCGCCCTGAACTTAAGGTCACGTGGTACAACGCCTTGGTAGAGCCAAGAGAGGAAAGCGAGGGCAGCTAGATTCTGCCGGCAAAACTTCCGGAGCTTCCTGCGGGAGACATCTTCGGGGTTGTCGGGCAGGAAAATTGAAGTAGGAAACAGTCTACCCCGGGCGCACACTGTGTTTACGGTGCCTACGGTGAGATTACTCATTTGGGGGAGGAATCAACCCACCTACGTCATCAGGAGCCTCAAGGGAGGCTTTCTTCTTGGAAGCCGCTGCGCGGAGGGCTTCCCTGTGTCTCTTGGCGTTTTCCCTCTGGCGTGCTTTCCTCCTCTCCCTTTCCGCAGGATCAAGTTCCTGCTGACGCCTCTTGTTGGCCTCGTGCACATGAGCTTTACACCAAGGTTGGAAGCCGTCTGAGGTATATGAGCTAGCACAGAAGTTGTCCTCTGCTAGCACAGTTACCCTAAGGGTTGCCTCCTCCTTATCCAGGGTTGGGAAGACTGCCATTTCGTCCTTAATGCACTGCGGACATGCTTTGTAGAGCTGCCCATCGTCTCCTACGAACGCCTTCGGCAACGTTTCCTCCGGTGATATTGTCTAGTCTAGTCTGTTTCTATATTATCACCTAAGGATCAGGCTTAAATCAAGAGGACCGCCGGCCCGTCCACCTGTCCACCCGACATGCGTGGCATGCGTGGCATGCGTGGCATGTGATCCTGCTGGTAGGATTAGGTGCCCGAGTCGGCTTGGTGCCCGAGTCGGCTTGGTGCTGGCACTACCAGCGGCGGATTTTGCCCCAGCGGCCCACGCTAAAGAGCCACCAGATGACTAGTAGAGCAGCAGGAATCATCGCCAGTGTGGGGTTGAAAAGGACGAGTATGAAGAGGGCCGCTAGCCCAATGACAATTCCCATTACTGCTTCCGCTTCATGTATCTGTCCAGAGGCTTGTTCAGGTCAGGGAAGTCGAAGAGCTTCACGAAGGCCATTGCGGGCCTTGACAACCTCCCTTTCAACACAAGCCTGTAGTCGACGTCGTAGACCCTGTACATGGTGTCCCTTACGTCGGCGTGAAAACGACTTCCTCGCGCTAGTGAGATGGCAATCGGACACTCCTGGCTCTCCCTCGGGAGACCCTTGCTCAGCTTCTTGATCGGAGGCAGATCAAGTTGCTCCCTGACTCGGTTAATCCAGGCAATGACGTCTCTTTCGAGCCTCTGTCTTTCCTCTTTGGTCACCTTACTTCTCCTGCAGGTAGTCGAGGCTGGGCTCGCCTTGGTCGAATAGGACAACGAAACGGGTCACCTGATGGGGAGGGACTCCGGAGGCGAGAAGCCGGACTCCTGGCGAAAGGCCCTCTGCGGACCACACTGAGAAGCGGAGGGGCTCCACGTTGGCCTTGTACTGAGTTCCTCGCACGATGGAGAGTGCCACAGGGCAGTAGTTCGGATGTCTCCGGTGTCCCTTGCTCAGCCTCTTGATCGGTGGGAGTTCGATCTGCTCCCTGACCTCGTTGACCCAAGCGACGGTTGTCCGTACGAGAGAGGACTTACTTCTCCGGCTGAGTGGCGGCATCTGAACTCCCTTCCCCTAGGTGGAGCCTGACGAGGTGCTCGATCAGGGGACCTAAGTTGACCGACACTCCAGGCCGTCCATCTTTCCCGTAGATGAAGATGTGAGAGCCTCCCATGCCGATCGTCGATCTGATCGGGATTTCGAGACCGTCTACTCGAGCTGTGCCCATTTCGGTGTGGAAGCCGAAGATGGTCTTAGGATCGATGTATTCGATCCGGACGGAATACTCAAGGTCGGACATTACTCCACCAGTGCTAGGGTGAGGGCTACGAGCCCCATGACTGCTGCCACGACCAGCAATACGAGGGCTACCGTAAACAGCTTGTCTGCTCTCCGGTAGAGTTCCTCTGCCGTTGGCGTCTTTCGCCTCAGACGGTTCGCCATGTTCCCTCCTCGAGCAGTTGGAGAGTGGTGCAGCCTGCTTCGGCCTCACCCCACTTGAGGATGGACCAGATGTCGTCGCTGCTGGTGGCTAGATCCTCTGCTGCGACACCTTCGTAGTAGATGTTGGCGTCTCCGTCAAGCAGGCGGAATCTGACCGTCGGGGGCGGGACGTCCTCTGGCTTCAGGCCTTCCTTGACGAACACGGTCCGCTGAGGAAAGGCAACGTCGTCCATGGTCTTGCGGACTTCCTCCCCGGTCATCCCAACTCCGACTCGGGAGGGGATGAGCCCTTGCCCGCCCAGCAGTTCGTAGTCCCGGTCACGCGTTACTACCCACATCACCACCATAGTTTTCTCCCACGCTTCAGTTTGTATTCCTGGAACCCTCCGCCGTCGAACTCCCTGATGAAAGCCTTCACGGGAGGGATGGTGTCGTACGAAAGGCCCACGGTCTGTAAGGTGGGCGAATCGATCACCACGTACGAAGGAGTCACCTTGACCAAATGGCCCTTGGGCAGTCCTTTGGCCAGAGATCTCGCCACGGGACAGAGCCAGGAACTTCCAGGCAAGCCTTTCAGGAGCCTCCTGAGGCGGGGCAGACCCAGCTCTTTCCGAATCCCGTTGATCCAGCGCAGGGTCTCCCCCGCAACTTCGCTAGGCGTGAGCGGATCCCTAACGGAGTACTTCACGTTGTCCATCGCTACCTCTTTCTGAGTGTGTCCTGTCCACCTTGCAACCTGTCCACCTGGCATGTGATTCTACCAATGGAGGTGGACCGATGTATCAGACTCGCGAAAATCTGGTGTATCTGTTTCATTTCATCCGAGAGATATCAGTCTATCTTCTGAGACGAAACGAGACGAAAACATACTAGATAGATCCAAAAACTTATGGGATCTTACTGGTTGATGATAGGAGATGAAAGAACTGAAGAACCGAAATAAAAGAGCCCTATATTAGAATCGAGAAGGACATTCCGTAGGTAGGAAGGTAGGAATATACTATATCGACCAGAATATGATGGAGTTATGAAGGAAGTATGATGAAGGAATGAAGATCAATCTAGAATCGATATAGTAGAAAATTTGTTTCGGTTCTTCAGTTTTTTCAGCTCACATCAGTTATGAGAGGTTTCCTGAGGTTTTTCGTGCTATTAAGGCCTATTTAGTATGTTTTCGTCTGTGCTGATAAAATGTCGGGTATCGGATAAAATGAAACGTATCTGAAAGAACTGAGCGAAGACGGGGTGAAAAATCACAAGATCGCATGAAGAAACCTGAAGAACTGAGTGCTACAGAAACAAAGGAAGAGCCGGAGAGGTCTTTTCGCGAGCCTCCCCGGCTCATTCGTTGTCACCCTCTGAGGAACTTCCCGACCTCGGTCAGCAGGGCAATGAAGGCCAGGGTAAGCAGCACGTCGATGATGACCACAACGGCTAGGCGACGGGAGGCTCCTGCAGCTTCACCACCGCGGAGATCCCCATCGGTGGGTGCGTCGGGTCGCTCATGCTGTCCTTCGGCACGTAGATCACGCCGAAGCCCTTGTTCTCTCCGGGCTCGCCGTTGACCCTGTACACCACGTTGTTCTTGGTGATCTTCTCCAGACGCGCGGTGAACTCGAAGGTGGGCACCCTGCCCCGAGTGGCGCTTGACATGTTGTCGACCTCCTGGGTCTGCAGAGGCTGCTGCGGTCCGGTAGGCCACTTCGGTACGGACCACTGTTGGCGCCTCTTTCACTTTTTGTAACATTATTCTATCATATTCTCAAGGGGCCTTTCAAGGTTCTTCATCGAAATTTCAAGAACCGGGCCTCTTGAAGGCAGGGGAAAGGCTCCCTCTCAGGAGCCTTTCCGGTAGGACAGGGTGCCGAGCTGCCGGGTGGTAGGATTAGGTGCCCGAGTTGCGAGGGTGCCTACGCCTCGGCGAGGATCTCGGGGTCCTCCACCGCCTCCGGCGCGTCCACGGAGGTGAGGTCGATCGCCTCCACCGCGGGGGTCTTCTCGACCTTGGAGCGCTCCCTCGCGGTGGCGCCCTCGGTCCCCTTGGCCTCGGAGGCCTTCTTCAGGGTGTTGTAGACCCTCTGGTAGGAGATCTTGGAGCCGCACGCCTCGGACATGGCCTTGGAGATCTGGCCTCGCGACCAGCCCTCGGCTGCCAGTGCGCGGATCGTCGCGGATCGGTTGCCGGCGTTGTCCTCGAGCAGCGTCTGGACGGTGTCGACGGCGTTGTCGGGAAGCTGGACGGGCATCTCGTTCCTCCTTTGGAACGTTTTTGATTTTGTAACTAAAGTATAACTGGGGAGCTGGAGTCAAAGCAATGGGCTTCATCGAATCTTCAAGAAGCGGTCTGGGCAAACTCGTAGACCATCTCTCGGACACGAGCAAGCCCATACTCCAGCTGGTCGCACTGCACCACGATGGAAGCTGCCTTCATACCACCCTGGTACACGGAGGCCCCCACCCCGAACCACTGGTCGCAGGCCACCCAATCAATGTGCGCCCGACAGTTGTTCGGTAGACCCCACTCGAGGTCCATGATCAGGCGCGACAGGAAGTCCGCGTCGGTGGCCCCTAGAGTCTTCTTGCACTGATACAGCGAGCGCCGCAGCCTGCCCGCATCGGTGAGGGCGCAGGAACAGGCGAAGTCCTCCAGACGTTCCACGCTCATTTCCGGGCCCTCCCGATTGGCCTCGGCGTAGCCCCCGAGCCTTTGGCAGCCGAGCCTTTGGCCTCTCGCAGACTTCTCCGGGCCTCCTGGAGTGCTCCTTGGAGCTCAGCTACTTCCTTGGAGAGGCGTACGATCTCGCGTCTCTGCAGCTCACACTTGGCCTGGAGGCGGCCTCGCTCTTCCTCGTGGCCATGCACGAGCTGCGCCCGAAGGTGATTGGCCTCGGCCTCGGCGATGACAGCGTCGCCACCCCGCTTCCTGAGAGTGAGCTCGACCTGCTTGCGCCTCCTGCCCTCGTGCTCGAGAGCCCTTTCCAGATGCTCGATCCTCTGGAGGGCCCATTCAAGATCCTGTGGCATGCTGTGCTCCTTAGAACCAGTTCCAGATGTGCCTGGGGGCGTACCTCTCGATGGTGGCCTTCATGTTGCTGACCCCAACGGGATTGGCTGAGTGAATCTGGATCCCGACGATGGGCCAGTGTCCGGTCTCCGCCATCCACTTCACGAGGTCGTAGCCCGTAGGCCGGCCCTCCCCGAGGTCGTGATCCAGCGAGAGAACATGCACGGTCTCATGGGAAAGCATGATCTTTACGACTCCTACCCGGTCCACACGGGACCAGCCCGGAGGAGCCGGTCTTATGTCATCGAGCCAGATCTTGGTCATCCAGACCTTCCTCGCCCCAGTACCCGAAGCCCTCGATTTCATGGGCGTACTCCTCTGCCTCCCTACGGAACCAGAAGCCCTTGGCCCAGCTCCAAACGACCTTGTCGTAATGCTCGTATACCTCGCCGAAGTATACGTCCCACCTGTGGAAGAGGTAGGGGAAGGGGTGCGAGAAGGTGTTGAAGATCAGGCGGTCATGCCAAGCTGTTCTGCGGACTTCAGCCAGCATCTTCTTCGTCCCCCACACTAGCTGTGTAGGGCTGCCAGTTGCCACTCCCCCTCTTGACGAGAGCGGTTACGGTCGGGAACCCTGAGTCGATGCACCAGAAGGGCGCACCCTCCTGCTGCGGGAAGAGAACGGGGTTGGTGCTGAGGGCTGTGTGCCCAAAGATCTGAGGAATTCTGTTGCGGTTACGTGCTTCCTTGTGTTCTTTCATGTCGGCCCAGAAGATCCCGCCCACGGGGTCGCGTCCTCCCCTCAAGGCACTTACTGAGTCGAAGACGGCCCCTTCTCCCGTACTGTGTGTCAGCCAGTCGTAGAAGTGGTCATTGAGCCACTCCCCGACCATTCTGGCCGGTGTTCCAGCGGACCATCCGTACCTCTCCTGCCAGTAGGGATGGAGTCCTGCGTGGGTGATCAACCACCCGTGGATGACGGCAGCTGCGATGAAGTGCCCGTCGCGCTGAGCCACGTTGATCTCGTGGGCCAGGTCCCCTACTGGCGGCTGGTACCCTACGAAGTAGGACCCAGGACGTCCGGGAGCTAGGTAAGGAAGCTCGTGATTACCCAAGAGGATGAGGTCAGCCACCGTCACGGCCATCTTCAGAGCCTCGAGGTCGTCGAACCCAGGCTGCAACGGAGCCAGGTTCACCACGTCCCCAACGAAGACGACCCTGTGGTCAGGATGCTTGCCTCTGGAAGTGAGCGTCCCTGTCTTGTGTAGAAGGCGCTCAAGGGCCCGGTAGTTTCCGTGAACGTCGCTGATGACCACATGCGTGATCACGGGTACATGTCCCCCTTGTTGTACCTCTCGTACTCCTCCTTCGGAACCTCGATCCAGCCCTTACGGTCGAGTTGCTGGTTCCAAAGCTGGAGAAGGAAGTCCTCGTCGTCGATTCTGGTCTGCGGGATGTAGTAGCCGATCACAGGACCGTTGGGTGAAGGAACGAACACTGGCTGAAGCTCGCTGTACTCCCTCTCCGGCTCGTACTTCTTGTCTACTACGATCCCTGAGCGAATGTCCTCGCCACCGCAGCCGACGCCCAGGGCCAGGACTACTGCCGCCACTGCTGTGGTTGCCGCCCGTTTCATGGCAGGACACTGGTTGTGCTTCGGACCCACTCAGCGAACACACCTGTGGGGAGAAGAACCTCTCCGGAGTGGTTGTCGATCCGGGGCTCCCCTTGCAGGTAGTGCTTTTGGTAGCCGATGCTGACGAAGCAGCGTCCCTTCTCGGGGTCGTACTGGATGGGCAGCTCTCGAGGCATCTCGGTCATCCTTCGGGCTCCTTTCCATGCATGAGGACGTGACGGCGGTAAAACACGGCGCGAGGCTGGAACCACTCCTGCCCAGTGCGCATCGCTGAAGAGGCCCGAAAGTGGTTTACTTCGGTCTCGTAGACGTCGCGCAGCTCTCGGTATACACCAGTACGGATCCCGTAGGTCTTCCGTGTCCAACGGACAGTGAGGTCACGGGCGACGGCCTCGACGATACCTTCGTGCTCACCTGAGGCCAAGATCTCGTAAGGGGTGTACTGATGTAGGAACTCGTGAATGACGATCCTGACCGAGTGGAGCCCTACCTGGTTGGCAAGTAGAGGGCGATTAGGTCCCCTCCTCGGCAGCTGCTTCAGGTCAGCACAGCCCTCGCGGGCTACACTGCCGGCAAGTACCATCTGCCACTCGGCACCTGGGGAGACCTGAATTGCCAGACCCTCGAAAGGGATCTCTTGGCCCATTAGGGAAGTGAGCGCCGGTAGGTTCCCGGGGGCTACCTTGAGGCTTGGGTACTCGACAGGAACCCCGTCCCGATTGAGGAAGTGGTAGATGTCGTCTACGAAACGGCGTTCGCAAACGGTAGGCTCCCTGACAGGGGGCAGGTCAACGATCAAGGGCATCGGGCTTCTCTTCTAGGTCCACTTGGAACTTGGCCAAAGCGAGCTGGGCGTGCACGAGCCTATGGAGCAGCTCCCGAGGCGGCCCATCAGGCAGTCGTGCATCGTGAATGCGGCCCTGAATGGTCCTTACTTCGGCTTCGAGCAGCTCCTTGATGAGCCTCTTCTCGTGCTGGCTCAACTCCATCTAGGCTGCCTCCCCACCCTCTCGGCCGGCGTCGATGAGCCGGTCGATCTCCTCCAGGTCCTCACCGAGCAGCACCAGTAGGAGCCTGATCGAGGTGAGGCCCTCCTCGAAGCATTCCGCCATCCTCGATAGGCCAGCTGCCAGGAGCTGGCTGGAGTTCTTGCCCTTGTCGATCTTGTCGAGGCTCCCCTCTAAGGCCGGAGCGAGCTTGGACACGAAGACCGCGTGGGAGACGAGCATCTCCGCCAAGAGGTCCCCGACCGGCTTGAGAGCCTCCTGGTCCTCCGGGGAGGGCTTCATCCCGACCGTGCCGACTAGGGCGTCGATCATCATCTGACTGGCCTGCATTACTTTCGCCTTTCCGGGCGGATCTCGGTTCCACTGGGGAACCCTGACTTCTCGCGCAGAGGGTACCTCCACAACGCACCCCAACCCCATCTTCCCCGGGAGGCGCGGAGCAAGGCTCCTGTGCTTCCAATGAGGTGGAAGCGGTGCAGGTCAGGCTTGTTGAGGCACACCAGGTAGTGCATTGCGTCCGTGCCGTTACTGTTGTACAGGATGTGGTCGTGACCGAGCTCCCCACCGCAACTCTGGTAGTCGCAGCGGGCTATCCCTCCCGGGAGCTCTTCGTCGAAGCGTACAGAGTGTGCCTTGGACACAGGCCCTCCTGAGGCCAGAAGTTTTCTGATGATACTATTATAGAGCGGTCCCTCTAGGCATTTCAAGGGGTTTCAAAAAATCTTCAACACCATGCCTACCACCCCTCCACCCCTAGGAGGCAGGCGACCTTAGACGGCTGGGGCCTCAATGTTCGTGCCGGAGCTTTGGCCTGGACCACCCTAGCTGGCACCTGATCGCTGGCCCTCCTAGGGGCTTCGCCCGCACGATGGATAGCCTGTTTTTCCTCCCCACCAACGCGGGGTCGGCACACGTGGTGACTACTCCAGGGCTAGACCTCCTTAGAGCCGGCCCGCCAGAACAGGAGCAGGGCGATGATGGTCAAGGGGAACCAGATGACGTCCATTGTGGTAGACTCCGGTGCCCGAGTCGTCAGGCGGTAGGATAGTGTGCCCGAGTCAGCTAGTCGACGACCCAGCCGGCCTCGATGACCTCTTCCAGGCTCTCGTAGCGATCCACCTCGATGCCGTGGAGCTGTTCCTCCAGTGGGACGTTCTTCTTCAGTGAGTACAGCCCCACACGGAACACCTTGTGGCGGTGCTCGTCGACGTCGATCATGATCCCCAAGTCGGGCCAGCCCCCATCGGGCTTCCGCCTCTTGACGGGGAGGACGGGCCACATGAACCACCCGGGAGGGGTCTGCATGATCCTCAGGCTCTCCTCCCTCTCCTGCCGACGGTACTCGTCCAGTTCCTTCTGTCCCACTACAGCTTCCTTTCCCGGCCGGTGGCCAGCTCGTGGTAGAGGATGAGGACCTGCTGCGCCACGTACATGACCCAGTCAGAGGGCTGGTGGCACCTGACCTCGTCCCGCACGCACAGGATTCGGTGCAGGATCTCGGTGGGCGTGACCTCCTCCCGCTTGGCCAGATCCCCGAGGGCACCCATGAGGATCTCCCACCGGTACATGGACAGCTCGAAGTGGAGCGCCCAGACCGGCCCCCTTTCGGGTGTTGGCTCGACCAGACGCTGCTCGTACGGGGTGAAGACAATCCAGAAGTGACCCCGTTCGTGGTCGTACTCCTTGGTGTCCTCCAGGTAGGTCAGGAGGCTCTTCCCGGACACGGGCTTCAGCGTGGTAGGTGTCTCAGTCATCATCGTACTCCTCCGTCTCCGTCTCCGTCTCCCGGGGCTGGCCGCAGCAGGGGCACAGCCCTCGGTTGATCATGTCCTTCTCCATCACCATGTTCATCACGGCGATGTCGTCCTCGTCCATCCCGTTGGGGAAGTGCTCGTTGAGCCACTCCCCAGTGAACGTCAGCGGACGAGGTGGACGACCATCCTCCATGCGTTGAATGTCGTCCCAGGTGAGCTTGTCATAGCACATGGTGCACCTCCAGCTCACCGGCCGGGGTCAGCTCCTCCCGGTGGCCGGCCTCGCAGACCCGCACCGTTCCGTAGCCGGGCGCACCGATGTGGGCGACGACCGTGGGCTTGCCACAGCCTTCGACCCTGCAGAGTGGTCCATCGTAGGTTACCATGGTCGGTCTAACCTCCCATTCCCTGGCTCTTGGCCTTCTCGACCGGATCCTCACCGGGACCCACTATGAACTTCCCCACACGGACGGCGTCCATCTTGCCGGACTCGACGGCCGTCTCCATCAGGGAGGCCAGTAGGGCATTGGACGCCTCCTCCGTGGAAGAGGGTCCGTATCTCACCCAGGTGTCCGTGTCGGGGTAGTACTCGACGATCCAGATCTCGCCCTCTTCGCCCATCAGTAGTCCTCCTCCCAACGCTCACCGGCGTAGCCCTCGTCGAACCACGGAGGTGGCGCAGGGCTCCGGTACACCATGTTTCCTTGGGCCTGCTCCAGACGCCGGGCTTGGTGCTTCTCGCACCGTGGAAAGGTCTTGAAGTCATCCCGGTCGGGGTTGTGGTGGTACTCCACCTTGCCCTCGCAGTCACCTCTGTGCAACTCGAGACACGTGGGCTCTGACTGGTTCATCAGACACCTCCTTCCAGTTGGGTCTTCGGGTACGTACGAAGGTCGTGGTAACGGGGGTCGATCTCGATCAGGACGTTCTGGCAGGAGGAGTCCCCGTCCACGAAGTTGCCCTCATAGGAGGCCTTCTTCAAGTCCCCTTCGGGGCCTCCGTAGTAGGCCACTACCCTGTCGAGAGCCTTCTCGTAAGGGGTGTCCGGGTCATCCCAGTCCGCGGGCCAGACGAACGGGTAGAGGTTGATGTTCTTGATGGCCTCGCGCATGTTGGGTGCCCTTGTGATCAGGGCATCCCGAAGGCCCTCGTCGTTGACTGAGATGACCACGTAGAGCTTGTCGTGCCGGCTGAATGCCACCTCGGCGGACCTCCTGAGTCCAGAGTTTTTGTGATGATACTATTATATCGTGGGCACCGATGGGCTTTCTAGTGGCCCTCATGAAAACTTCAAAACTCGTGCCGGTAGACTCCGGTGCCCGAGTTGCTAGCGGTAGACTCCGGTGCCGGGCTGCTAGGTGTCCTAGCTGCTCATGACCTCCACGAGCATCTGGTGCTCGAGCATTTCGTTCTCCAGCCTGAGGGCCAGATCCCTGTTCTTACGGTCGTGGAACAGTTGGATCACGTCCTGCCTGAGACGGTCCTCGGTGATCCTGATCTCTTGGTTCACTGTGGGGACCCAGACGGTGAGCCCACCCATGAGAACCTCTCCGGCTAGGTGCTCATCCTCGAATCGTACGATGGCGTACTCTGGTCCTCGGGTGTTCATGTCAGTCCTCCTTGTTCAGTAGGGTCTCGGCGAGGTCGGCGATCTCGTAGGCGTGGTCGAGGTCCCTCGAGGCGTACCTCTGGAGGAGGGCCTGGACCTCGATGTTCCTGGACTCCTCCGCGTCCGCCAGGGACTCCCACCGGGGCTCGATCTCCTGGATGGCCTGTAGGAACTCCTGACGGGTCTCCTTCCGGGCTTCGGCTGCTCGCCTGAGCTGCTCCAAGACTGTGGCCTGTGTGTACATGCCAGCTTCTCCCTTGTCAGCGGTAGATTCGGATGCCCTGAAGGGCGCCGTAGGTCTCGCCATCGATCTCGGCGTAGAACCCTTCGGGCAGGTTCAGTCCGACGAGGCCGTACTCGTTCCCCTCCTCGTCCTCACCGTACTGGATCCCGTGACGGCCGTACTCCGTCGTCACCGACGTTTCCTTTCGGTACACGGCGTCCTGCATCCTGCGCAGGGCTGTTTCCCTGACCATCTTGTTACCTCCTAGAAGGCGTCGTCGGTGCCCTTGGGGTTGACCTCGTCGTAGTCGGCGATGGAGTCATCGACGATCTCGGTCACCTTGGGACACCAGTTGGTGCTCATGGTGAGGCCAAGGATGGCCCTGAGCTTGATCAGTTCGTCCTTGGGCGCGAGACACAGGTCAGCCATTGGTCTCCTCCTTGTCACGGATGAGTTCCACGTCCTTGCTGGGGACGATGTCCAGGTAGCCGGCCTCCTCGTCATGGGGGGCCTTCCAGTGGAACGGGATCCATACCACAGTGAACTGGCGTGCCTGGAATGGGTGCGGTGACCCTTTGGTCCAGTACTTGTCGCTCGCGGGGATGTTCATGACGAAGCCGCCCTCCTGGACGGATCCGTCATCGTAGTACACTTTGACCTTCAGGAGCCTGTCCTCGCTCATGCTAGTCCTCCTTCCTGTGGATGGTGACGGCCATCTTCAGGGCGTCCCTGCACTGGCTGTTCATCACGTGGGGTACGATCCTGTCGAAGAGTAGTTCGTACAGGTCTCCATAGGTAGTGGCCTCAACAGGCCCTCCCACGTCCGAGGCGCACCACGGACAGATGGGCTGATAGGCCCCCTTTTGGACTTGGTTGAAGGCCACTGGCCCGGAGAAGTCGAGGACGTCGTGGACGACCCTTGGACCTTGGCTCATGCCTACCCCTCTTCGAATCGGCGGGTGCTCCAGGGGCCGGTGGCCGCCTGGTAGAACACCTCGACCAGGACGTAGTCTCCGCCCCCGGGGAGATCGGTTGGGATCTGGAGGCGCGCCCCGGACTCGTCCGTGAACATCCCGTCCTCGTAGATCTCCAGGGTGGGAAACTCGTTCTGGAGGGCGCGGATGATCCGGTCGTGGATCTCTCGACTGTCCAGTCTCCTGTCCATGGCCGTTACTCCTTCGTCATCTCGGGGTGGTTGAATCCGGTGAGGACCTTTCGGCCGCTCTCGTCCAGCCTCGTGGTCCACTTGCCCCCGCTCGCGACGAAGTACTCAGTCGTGAGCATGTTCCAGACGGTGTGGAACGTGACGAGGATGTCCGCGTCAGTGACCTCATCGGGGCCGACGTCGGTCATCTGGATCATGGTGATGTCCAGTGCCGGCTGGAGCAGGGGCATCTCGTCGTCCCTGAGTAGTAGAGGCTTGTTCCCGAGTACGCTCATGATCCTGTCGGCCCAGGCTTGTCCGCTGCCGAGGACGGCCTCCCAGTCGGTGTAGGTACGGGCGTACTCCTGGTTGAGCTTGGCGGGGTAGTGTCGTTCCGGTTGTGTCGGTTGTGTCGGTCGTGTCGGTCCGTTCATGGCGGCCCTCCTATCGGGGCTTTGAGAAATTTTTGTAACTATATTATAACTTAGGCCTTAAGTGGGCTTCAAGGGGTCATCATAGAAATTTCATTACCCGTAACAAGTACGGGAGGGGAACTACCCAAGGCACAAGAACCTACTCAGAACACAAGACAAGGCACAAGAAGTACCTACTCGAGGCACAAGAAATCAGTAAGGCACAAGAAAGAACCTACTTAAGGCACAAGAAAGAAATCACTCAAGGCACAAGAAAGAAATCACTCAAGGCACAAGAAGGAGACGGGGCCTGGGCCGACCACGACCACGCAGGTACTCATATGGGCCCGGACAGGTAGTGCACAGGACGGGAGTGGGATAACCCTGGCCTTCTAGGTTTGGACAGTGGGCCTGGTCCTGGTCCATGGGCCTTGTGGGCCTCTTACTTGATACCGGTAGGAGCGGGCCGCCCGGGCTACGCCGAGCTCAAGGTCCCTTTGTACTGGCACGAGGATCCCGGCTCGGGCCGTTAGCACGGCACAGTTGGCCTCGGCCTAGCACCCAGGCGTTACCTTGAGGTCCTAGGCCTCGGGCCGGTTGATCTTGGGACGGACGTCGCCGCTAGGGCTCACCACCAGTTGGGTCCCGTCGTGACGGATGATGTACAGGTCACGCGTCACGGCACCGAGCAGGACCTGGGTCATGTGGAAGGTCTGCTCGAGCTCATCCGTGAGGATCTGGCACTGGGCCGGGGTCACTAGGCCTCCGGGTACAGGGCGTGGACGAGGATGTTCTCGCCGTCCGGGGACTGGAGCGCGTGCGTCTCCAGCAGGCCGTCGGGAGTCATGCACCGGTGGTAGCTGGTCCGCAGGCACTGGTCCTCGAAGATGAACGACCGGACCAGCTCGTTGTAGGACCGCCCGCCGATGTACTCGTGCGTGCCGGTCCGCTCGCGCGAGATGAGGATCTTGGGCTTCATTCTAGGCCTCCTGAGCCTGGGTGGAAAAAGGAAAGGGAGGAGAGCCCTGGCGTGGACCCTCCTCCCTGGGTGGTGCTACGACCCCTTGGGCTTCCGGCCGTTGAGGACGTTGTAGACGTGCTGGAACCGCACCTGCTTGTCGCCGTTGGGGTAGTGCACGGCGGTGAGCGCCTTGGCGATCTTGCCCGTGCTCCAGCCCTCGTCGGCCAGCTGGCGCATGACCGGGGACTTCTTCCCGCCCGCGTCCTTGGTCAGCTTCTCGGCGTGGCGGATGTCGTTCTCGGACACCTCGGGGCCGCGCTGGGTCTCGGTGGTCTCCGGGGTCTTGGTGTCGGTGTTGTCGGCCATGGTGAGTACCTCCTGGGTACGTAGGGAGAGAACACTGGTACGTGTGGTTGGGTGTTCTCTCATTTTGTACTTATAGTATATCTTGTGCCAGAGGGGCCTTTCAACGGGCTTCATAAAAATTTCAAGAACTCGGCTACCGTATCGATCCGATACTGTCCCGGGCCATCGGGTCCTATAACCTTGTGTCCTGGGAACCGAGTGCGGCGGACTGGGCCCGGCCCAGCGTCCAGGGCGGCTCGGGCCAGGTTCCTAGGGAAGGCGCCCGGGCGGACTGGGATCGGCCGTGCTAAGCGCAGAAACTGGGGGGCCCTAGCCGGCTCCCGGGAGGGGCGGAGCCCCGGACGGGCTGCTGGTAGCGAGATCGTTGCTGCCTCCGTGTAGCAACATCGCGCAAGCTTTACGCTGCGGCGAAGCCGCGCCCGAGGTGTTCCCGCGGAGCGGGGCGGCAAAAAAAAACCGGACGGCGATCCCGTCCTTGGGACCACCGCCCGGCTTCGTGATCGGCTTGTCTCTAGCCTCTGCGGCTAGCCGACACCCGACCTATCGTCCGTTGGTGCGCATCAGCGTCTCGAGCGACCTGAGCTCACGCTCCCGATCGTCGCGCCTGCGCATCTCCCGTGCCGCTGCGATCCTGAACGCTCGGGGCACCTTCGTGCCCCTGATCGTCTGCATCAGCTGCGACTCGGTCATCGTGCGGACCTCGCCACCGGCTTCGAGCAACCTCTGCTCGAACACCAGGTCCTCGACGGCTCGCTTCGCCGCCGTGGATACCAGCTCGCGAATCTTCGGCATGCTGAGAACCTCCTGGGTTCTTGGTGTACGGAAGGGGACCTCCTTGTCCCCCTCCGTCCGTCGGTCCTTCGGACTACGCGGCCGTCGGCGTCTCCTTCGCCTTCGGCAGCTCCAGCTCCGGCTTGTGCTTCCCGGCCTCCATGCCCTTCGTCACGTTGTACACGTGCTGGAACCGCACCCCGGGCTCCACGTCCTGCTTCCCGAAGTGCACGACCGTCAGCGCCGCCCGGATCTTGCCCCGCGACCACCCCTCGTGGCCGAACAGGTGCCGCATCACGGACGACTTCTCGCCGTTCGCGGCCTCGGTCAGCGCCTTGGCCAGCGCGATCTCCTCGGAGGTCAGGACGATCTTCTCGTTCTTCTTGGCCATCTCGAGCCTCCTGAGCTCTAGGTACCTATGGACTGAAGCGGACATCCTCTACTTCCCGAATATCCAACTTCAACCTAACAGACTTCATTCCCCGGAGAAACACAACCACATCACATTCAGTGGCAACCTCCGGATTCCTATCCCCTCCCGGCTTCTCTTGGAAACCTTACGGCTCCAGATCCGGATCTTGGAACCTTTGGACCTTTCTCGGTACCTTTCGGCCCAAGACCCGGATCTTGGTACTCTACGGCTTGGCAGGGGAACTAGCCGGCCCTAGAGGTCGTGGATGATGGAGCCGATGCCGTACAGCAGGACCGCGGCGGCCAGGGCGAGGATGAGCTCCACGTCAGTGGATCCCCCACGAGGCCAGCACGGTGCTGAACGCCTCATCGGCGTCGCGCATGGACAGCGGGAACGGGATGCCGTAGCACACCGTGATCTCCGTGGCGACTGCGCGGATTGCTCGAGGGGCGTGCATCGCGAGCGTGGAGGAGTCGCCGTCCCCCACGGCCTGCTGGAGCTCGGCGTCCAGTAGCTCCTCGAGGCGGTTGTGTGCGAACTCACCGACGGTGAGCGTGGGTGTGGTCACGTATCCTCCTTTCGGGTCGGTTGGTCGTCTTCGATTCTCTGGGCGACGAGACAGGCCAGAGGGTACATCTCGCCCCAGTCGTCCGCGGAGGGGCAGTGGAGCGCGGCCACCTCACGGACGGTCTCTTCCGTCTCGGCGAGGTAGTAGTCGGTGTCGCCATGGAGGTCGAGGCCGGCCAGGGCGCGGCGGATGTGGGACTCCATCCGGGTGCGCATGCGCTCCATGGCCAGCGGGCGGGTGTTGAGGCCCAGCTTGGGCTTGCTCGGGATCACTAGTCCCCCTTTCGGGACGGCCGGCGGCCTGAGCGGGGCGGCCCCGGGCAGTCGTCACACTGCCCTTGGAGCCACTCGCGCTCCGAGCACCACCGGCGGCAGACCGGACACTTCGGGTCCTGCGGCATCTCGGGCATGTATCCCCCTTCCGGTTGCTTACTTTCACCTGAACAGACTGCAGTCCCCGGAGAGACTGCAGCCTGCTCATGCTCTAGCTCTAGCTCGTCCTGCTAGAACTCCTGGTCGTCGCCGCCGACCTCCGGGCGCTCGACCCCTCGGACGATGATCTCCAGACGGAGCTTGTCGCCCACCTGGACCTCCTCATCCGTCCGGATGTACATCCCGCGCGTCAGGAACTTGACGTCCTCCGGCACGGCGTCCAGGTTCCCTCCGGGGACCGTGCGGCTCACGAGCACGAACCCCTTGCGCACCTGCTTCACGTCCACACGGACGTAGATCTTCTTCTCGGTGTTCTTCGCAGCGGCCATTGTATCCTCCTCGGATTGTACGGTGACTGACCGTCCATCTCGGCTCCATATCCCCTCTGAAGCCTAACTTCAACAAAACAGACTTCGATCCCCGGAGAATCACACAAAACTTTCCGTCCAGCGGCAACCCATCACCATCTCCAACTCAAACATCTCACATTCCTTCTTCACCTTTTCCACACTCTCCACCTCACCATTCCACATCATCATCCACATATCCCCCACTCCTTTCACTATACTCTACACCAACTACTTCAACCTTTCCTACTTCATTCCTTCATCATCTCCTTTCCTTCCTTCACTTTAACCTTCCATCTACCATAAACTTACCAATCTACTTTCCTCTCTTTACTACCTTACAAATTCTTTCAACCACATCCCCTCTAACCTCCTCTATACAACTATCACCCAACCATTCTAATTCCAACCACCGCGCAGCCGTCTCTTCTCCTACAAGGGGGCAGGCAAAACAGGCAGGGTTTGGACGGGGGGGGGGCAGGTGCCCGATCAAGTCGGTTTGGGCTCGGAGACTAAATCGGTCGAAAATGATCGTGAAATCATCCTGCCCCGGAGTGTATAATTCAAGTAAGATGGGACCCTAGATCGAGCTGGAGCATGGGGACCGCACTAGAACCCACTACCGCAAGACAAGAGCTGGATCTCCCTCCGGAGATGCTCAATGCGACTAAGGCGCTAGTCGATAGAGCCAACGCCAGACAGCTCCCCCTAGACGTCGATGGCAACATCGAGGGGTACTGGGACCCCACAACCCTGAGCGAGGACTACGAGGAGCCCACCCTCATCCCGCTAAGCTACGTTGAAGGTTTCCCCACTACGCCGCAGGGGACACCTTTTTGGGAGCGCCTCGAGAACGAGCCGATGAAGTACTACGAGGCGTTCAAGAAGTACAGGGATTACCCTTATACCACGATCACGGCCTCTAGTGCCACACAGGCAAGCAACCTTACAAAGAGCAGGCTGGCGCAGCATAAGCGGCGGACGCTGGCGAAGGTAGCCGAGCTCTTGAAGGTGAACCCCGCGACGCTCAACACGATCGCAGCCCTTTACTGCTGGCAGTATCGCGCAAGCGCGTACGACAAGTTCAGAGAGCAGGAACAGGAAATCCAGCTCCGCGCCGACAGCATTGAGATGGAGCTGACTCATGCAGGCCTCGCCAGACGCCTTATTGACAAGGTAGCAGAGGCCCTAGAGGACATGGACCCCGAAGAGCTTACGCCTCAGATGATGAACGAGTGGCTCAAGAACGGCGTTGCGCTAGAGAGGCTCAGTCGGGGCAAGGAGCCCAGCAAGCCTACCAACGGCGACGGCAAGCACCCCGCGAACGACCAGAAGCCAGGTGTCAGCATCGGGAACAACCAGGGCACCGTCCAGGTCCAAGTGATTTATACAGATGATTGGAGAAGTAGTTGAATCTTGTAAGGGAACAGGAGTTGCTCCGCTGCGGAAAGTGTGGTCAAGATTTGCCTCCTGGGGCCTTTTACAAGAACCGAAGCGGCCGCAAAGGGCGCTCTTGGCGCTGTAAGCCTTGCCACAACGGTGAATCCTACCCCAGTAGAAAAGCTTGGGGCTTACAACACAAAGGGCACATCTCAGAGTACAATCGCCAGTATAGGAAACTGAATGCGGACTGGATTCGGGAGCAACAGCAAGAGTACCTAGAGCGCAACAGGGAGAAACAGCGCAACTGGCAGCATGCTTACCGAGCGCGTAGGACTGAGGCTGGAGGCTATCTAGACCTGAGGGACTTTTTCGAGCTATGTGAATTCTTGGGCTGGAAGTGTACGTACTGCGAAATCACTCTTACTCCAGGTACTGTCACAGTAGATCACATTGTACCCGTCAGCAGGGGTGGACGGCACGAGCTAGAGAATGTAACTCCAGCCTGCAAGTCCTGTAACTGCCGGAAGCACAATAAGCTTCCCGAAGAAGTCGACTGGCGCAGTAGCTAGCGCCAGGGCTACTCGGGCACCCAGTCCTATCGTGGCAACTCAGACACAGTCTCGAACGAAGGTGTGCAACAAGTGCCACAAGCGGAAGCCGAGAGAGGCCTTCTACCGCCGGACCGAGTCGAAAGATGGGCTGCAGCACAGATGCAAGGAGTGCATGCGGAAGTACCAATCCGCTCGGGCGCGCAGGAAGCGGTACCTAGCTACTCTAGGCCCCAGTCCGGAAGATAAGGCGGAGTTTGTCAACCAGCTTCACCTCCGGAGGGCGAGGCAGCAGCACACTGACATTACTAGCGAGTGGATGATCGAGCTCTGGCGCTCTACAACGACGTGTCCTCTGTGCCAGAGAAAGTTGGCTAACCGTCCTGGTCACGAGAGAAGTCGTAATCTGGACCACATTGTCCCCATTGCACGTGGAGGCAAGCACATGCGCTCCAACGTAAGAATCATCTGCCGGGAGTGCAATCTCAAGCGTCCTTACGACGGCAGCGACATTCCTCCAGTACCTACCGACTCGGCAACTCGGGCACCTAGTCCTATCGTCTCGACGACTCGGGCACCTAATCCCATCGCACCCTCAGATCCAGTTCCACAAGAGATCCATGGGTGATGTCTACGGCAGCGGTAGGCTTGCTCCCAGGGCTCCTGATGTCAACCGAGCCCCAGAGGGGGCAGAAGAGGCCCAGAGGGAGCAGGAGGGGAGGCAACGGCAGCGACAGCGACAGCGGCAACGGAGGCATCAAGGGCAAGGAGAATCCCTACCCTCCAGATGGGCCTCCTCAGTGGTTTCGGGTCTGGTGGCCGGTTATCTCGACAGTGGTAGCTTTCATCTTTGGCGGAGCCCTTCTCTTCTTCGACTCCCGGGACGGAACGGTGGCAGCTCCTCTCCTAGCCGCGTATCTTCTGCTGATGGGGTACCTGCCTCTAGCAGTACTGACAGGACTCTTCAAAAAGTAGCAGTCTTGCACCAGAAGATCCCCTTCACAATTCGCTGCTGGACCTGGGGCAACCTGATCGTAATTGTCGCCGCAGCTATTTCAGGGCCTTTTGGGGCATGATCCCAATCTCTCGTCTACTCAAGCGTGTGGGCCCAAGCAAGCCCAACGAGCACGCAACCAGGCTGCTGGTCTTCAAGTCTATGGCAGCCGCAATGACCCTGACCTTGCTGGTGCTGGCTGTTACCTTAGGTGTGCTAGTTAGGAATGAACAGCTAGCCGACCGAGAAGAGGCCCGAGACATCATCCAGGTGGCTCAAGCACAAGAACAGGCAAGGCTAGACGCCTGTATTATCATGGACGAGACACGAACGGGTATCAGACAGTTTATCGACACCAGGGCTCCTGAGGCGAACGATCTCGCCCTCCAGTACTTCCCGGCACTAGATTGTGCCCACTACGCCAGAACGGGTGAGATCCGTCTAGCTCCAAGGACGATACCATAATTACCGTCCCACCACAAGTCGACTCGGGCACCATGTCCTACCAACTAGATTGGCACGAAGCTCTAGCAGAGCAGACCAGAGAGAAGCTCCAGCCCTCCAACCGAGGGCATGAGGCTCTAATGAGGGAGCTCGAAATCTCCCTGCTCGAAGGAGCTTCCCTTGAGGACCTATTGCTCACCGTAGAGACCTGGAGGCAGTAGGACCACATGCCCGTAACGGCTGGTCGACCCCTAGACTTGGAGGATGTTCCGCGCATCATCCTGCCGAGAGCGCTGCAGCACCAGGCCGTAGTGTTAGAGTCCCCTGCACGCTTCAAGGTTTGCTGCTGTGGGCGCCGCTGGGGGAAGACCGTCTTGGGTCTCATGTCAGTGGTTCAGGGTCACGGCCCCGCAGACAGCCCCCGAATTGGTGCTCTCCAGGGAGGCAATGTCTGGTGGGTTTGCCCCACCTATAACATCTCCAACCAGATCTGGCGCGACCTGAAGAAGGCTCTTATCGGAGCCTGGGTCGAAAAGAGTGAGGTGGAGCGCCGGATCGTTCTTCCTGGTGGCGGCAGCATTACTGTGAGGTCAACTGACAACCCCGACTCGCTTCGAGGCTCAGGTCTAGACGGCCTCGTTATCGACGAGGCTGCCTATGTGAAAGAGGACGCCTGGGCTGAGGCCCTGCGCCCCGCGCTCTCCGACCGTGAAGGTTGGTGCATCTTCATCTCCACTCCCCAGGGACGCAACTGGTTCTGGAAGCTCTTCGAACGGGTACCGAAGCTGGGTGATTGGGCGCGGTGGCAGAGGCCCACAGCTGACAATCCCAAGATCCCCCAGACCGAGATTGAGGCTGCTAAGCTCGAGCTGGGACCCTACAAGTTTGCACAAGAGTACGAGGCCCAGTTCATCGCTCCTGGCGCCCACCAGTTCAAGCCTGAGTGGTTCAAGTACTTCACTGTCGACCCCAGCACTGGATTCTACCAGCTCCTACAAAGCAATGGGGATCTAAAGACCGTAGCTCCCCAGGACCTCTTCCGATTTGCCACGACCGACCTTGCAACATCCCTGAAGGAGACAGCGGACTACTCTGTCGTTTCTGTGTTCGGGGTGACTCCCGAGGCTGACCTCCTGGTGCTAGATGTGCAGCGATCCCGCATGGCTGGCCCGGATCACATCAACCTCCTCAATAGGGTGTACCAGAAGTGGCACCCCGGGTACATCGGGATTGAGAAGACCGGCTTCCAGCTGAGTGTGGTGCAGACAGCCCTTAGGGAGGGCCTCCCTGTCAGACCCATCCCTGCCGACAAGGACAAGGTTTCCCGGGCCTCGAGTATCCTTGCGCGCTTCGCAGCAGGGACTGTGTATGCTCGCGACTCGGCACCCTGGCTTCCCGACTGGGAGGAAGAGCTCTTGAACTTCCCGAACGGGGACCATGACGACCAGGTGGACACGATGTCGATGGCAGGCATCATGCTCGCTGAGCGTCCCGGCCGCCGGATGCTGTTCCCAGAGGGCCGCAAGATCGACGAGGCATTCGTTCTCCAGTCCCAGCTGAACCCTGAAGGAGCCATTAGGGACTACTCCTCGAGCATTCTTGCTACCGACAAGTGGGATCCAGATGCGGATTCCGACACTGAGACCACGGAGGAGACCGCAGCAGAGCGCTCAGAGTGGCTAGTGGCAGACGGTAGCTCCTTGGACACTCTGCTGGCAGCCCTGAAGCCTGAGTTCCAGGGCGACGCGCAGATTCTGTGGCATGCACACCTCTCGGTAGCTGCCGGAGGCGGGATTGCGTCTGTTGCCCTGGGGCGCATCTCCAACTGGAAGCGGGTTGTTACGTTCATCGAGAACGCGCCTATGGAAGTTGAGGTGCCCCTTTTCGAAGTGCCCCTAGTGATGCGTGTCATCGCGCCACGTGTGGGGCACCTAAACCTAGGCGCATGTGCAGACTTCATCATTGCCCTTCGCCAGGTGCGGAGGTTCCTCATCACGTCGGCTAGTGTGGCAGGTTTCCAGAGTGCCTCGCTGGTACAGAAGTTTGTTAGGGCTGGTCTCGTAACCGTGGGCGCGCTGATCGATCCCAACACAGGGGTCCCCTATGGAACCGGAGCTCCTATGGCAGTTGACAAGCAGCCCTACACAGACCTCCAGCTCGCGGTCAACGAGGGTCGTATCCGCGTGATGAACTATGGCTGGGCGTCCAGGGAGCTCATGCAGCTAGAGGATGGCGGACAGAGCATCACGGGGCTCAAGGAGACCTCAGATTCCGTTGCTGGTGTCGTGGGGTACCTGTCCCGCTTCGGTCACAGCGTACTTACGATGCCCGGCGAGGACTACGTCACTCTGGACGACCTGGGCATTGAGACTTACGAAGGCGTGAGGTACTAGCCGATATGGGACTCTCCAAGATTCTCGACCGCGACGACGTCGATCTCCGCCGGTTCGTAGAGGAACATCGATCTCAGGAGCTTCTCGATCCTCCCGTGAGATGTCCTGCAGGTCTACAGGTATCGCGGCATGTATGCCTCTGCCGGATCGAAGGGCATCTCATTGAAGCCCGCAATTCTCCGAACACCTACTTCGGGCGCTGCACCCGGGACTATGACGGATGTCCCACTTGGCGTGCCGACAACCCCCGAGAGGAACTCTAGATGGGCCTCCTAGACTTCTTCCGTGAGCCAGCTGAGTCGGCCAACGCAGCCAACTCGGCACCCAGTCCTACCATCGAGGAGAGGGTAGATAGTTTGGAGGAGACCACATCGGCTGAGCTCCGCGACCGGATTCTGGACCTGACGGAGAGTATCTCCGACGCCCAGGCCGAGCTTATGATGCGGGAGACGCTCCAGGAAGACTTCTCCTGGGACCTCATCTCTGCGCAGCGAACCGGTCTCCTTGATTCCCTAGACATGACGCCTAAGGCCCGCCGCGCAAGGAACGAGCAGGCTGAGAAGATCTGGCGGGAAGATCCTGTTGCAGGTCGCGGCGTCGACACAATGAACGAGTACGTCTGGGGCCGTGGTCTTCCAATGCCGCGAGCTCTAGACAAGAGGATCCAGCGACTCATCAGGTCGTTCTGGGAGGACCCGGACAACAAGCTGATCCTCACTTCGTACGAAGCACAAGTTTGCAAGGGCACTGAGCTCACTCTCTTCGGCGAGCTCTTCCTCGTGCTGTTTGATCAGGGTGAGTGGTCCCCTGATGACCTCGCCCCACCCGAAGACGAAGAGGAGATCGGCCTCCCCAGCTCATCTAACGGAGCACCCAACGGCTCGGGACCAAACGGCTCGGCACCTAATCCTACCATGCAGGCACTGCTCCCTCCCAGCGAGGACCCAGACCTCACCGGAAGGATGCCAGAGCCTGAGATTGAGGAGCCGGAGGCTGAGCCGCCGAAGCCTGGAGAGAAGCAGAAGCCGGAGCCACCTCCTCCCCCCTCGGCTGTCAAGTTGGGGCAGATTCACCCCAACGAGATCGAGGACGTCATTCCCGACGAGGAGAACGCGGCTAAGCCTCGGTACTACAAGAGGGTGATCGTCAAGAAGAAGTACGACTATACTGGTGACGGATCGTGGGCCTTTGCAGGGCCACAGGAGAGAATCACCAGGTACTACGAGGACCTCTTCTATCCGCCTGAGCCTGACCAAAGTAGTCCTCCCCAGTCCAAAATGGGTGAGGGCAAGATTCTCCACATCATGGTCAACAGGCACAGCTTCCAGCTGCGGGGGAACTCTGAACTTTGGCGTGCTGTCCGCTGGGCACGGGCCCTCAACGATTTCTTCACCTGGAGGCTGACCCTCCTTCGCGCTCTAGCCACGTTCATCTTCCGTAAGAAGGTGAAGGGAGGTTCCCAGGCAGTTGTACAGGCTGCCCAGAGGATGGTCTCTGGCATGGGCCGTACAGGCCTCCCGGCCGACTTCGACCCCGTCGCGCCTCCTGCCCCTGGGTCGGTTCTGACTGAGAACCAGAACGAGAACCTGGAGCAGTTCAAGACCACATCAGGTGCTGGAGAGGCCGAGCAAGACGCCCAGATGCTGCGTGGGCAGGTTGGTGTCGCCCTAGGACTCCCCATCCATTATCTCGGGGACAAGGGGAGCGCCAACCTAGCGAACGCTACGGCCATGGAGCAGCCCGTCCTGAAGATGATGGAGGCGAGGCAGGAGCTATTCGAGCAGATGGTCACCAAGGTGATCGACTTCTGCATCGACAAGGCAATTGATGATGGAGCGCTGCCAGAGCAGATCGACCGAACCTTCTACGTCGAGATGCCCAACATCATGCAGCGTTCGATCCCCGAGCTGGTTGCCTCGCTCACCAACACAATGGCCCGCCTGGATCCGTTCGCTACGGACGTCCCGCTCAAGCGCCTCACCCTCCAGCAGGTTCTCTTGTGGCTCGGCTACCCCGACCCAGATGCCGTTGTTCGGCAGGTCTACCCCGAAGGCATCGAGAACCAGCAGCCTCAGCAGCCCGGTATGGAACCTGGAGCAGGTATGGTACCCGGTCTCCCACCAGGAGCCCCCGGAGCACCAGGGGCACCTGGGTCGGCAGTCGGCCCGGCACCTAATCCTGCCAACCCCACGGCAGGGGCAGCTGTGGGTACCGGAGGCCTCGGCATCGCAGGCCCCTTTGCGGGGGCCCCCGAGCGGCTTACCACACAGCAGCCTTTCCCAGGAGCCCACACGGGCGTGACTATGGGGCAGGAGGATGCTGCCGCTGTGGAGGCCTTACGTCGGGCCATCGCAGAAGAACGGTTCAGGAGCAACGGCGGTGTCTAAGTACGTACGTAAGCCAGCGCTCCGCCTTAAAGTACCCGTCAGACGCCTCGTCGGCCCGAATGCTGTTGGCGCCAAGAAGTCAGGTCTGCGGCGTAAGATCCAGCAGGCTCGTCGTCTTGGCGGGTATTGGACACAGAAGAACGGGCGTCCAGTCTTCGTTATCACTGCCTCGAAACCGCCGACTGCCTCCGATCGTCTTGCTCGTGCTAAGGATCAACAAAAGAAGCGAATCTTAGGACGATAATGCCTTTCACGATGGCACCAGCCCCCTCCCCCGCCCCCCAACCCCCACCCCGCCCCGGGCCCCCTCGCTCCGCGAGACCTAGGCCTGTTCTTTTCCCTGGGCATGCCCGCGGTTCGGACATTCCGGGGGATCAGGGAGGCGCGCATGGCTAAGCCTCTGAGGCCTCTGAGCCCAGGTGAGCGAGTTGACATCGAGGCTGTTCCAGGGTACGTACGCAGCGACGGTGCTTTTATCAAGCCTCACCTGAGAAGGGTGCAGGAGAAAGTCAGGCCGGCCGTCCCACCTCAGTTTGGAGCATCTCCCTACGGAGGCTTTCAAGGGCATCAGCTTCCCAGCTGGATGATGCGGGAGGAGGCCCCTGAGGTTTCTTGCCGAAACTGTGCTCTCCACAACTGGCGTAAACCGGGTACCTGTATGGCGTTTCCCGAGGGGATCCCTGAGGATATTGCTTACGGTCGAGTCGTCCACCAGGTTCCGTACCCAGGGGATGATGGCATCACCTTTGAGCATTGGTCCGTAAAGGTGGATCAGGAGCAGGCTGACTTCCCGGCAAACGTACAGGATGAAGATTGAGCGACACTTTAAGGCCTACCTATAATGTTGCGGACCTGGAGGAGCGCTGGCGCCCCCTGGGGCGTCGCGGCGGCCTCTCTGGCCGGCTAAAAGGGCGGATTAAAGGCTCCATCAGAAGGGCTCTGCTCCCTGACGTCACACCCAGCGCCCGTAGGACCCGTAGAGCGCTCACACCTAGCGTAGGCCTCGGGCGGGGCTCCGGGGGTGGGGGTGTAGGAAGGCTAGGGCAGGTTCGCGGCCGCCCCGGCGTTAAGGGGTCCGACGCGGACCTCGTTCCTCCGAGGCCTCAGGACTACGCCGACACGGCCTATAGGCGCTGGTACCACGAGAGGCGTAAGCAGGAGCAGATTCGGCAGCTAGGAGGCTTCTGGACGTGGATTAACGGCCGTCCTGTCTTCGTGGAGGAGAGGCCCGCAGGGCATCAAGCAACTCGGGCACCTAGTCCTCCAGGAGCTCCTAGCCCTGAGGCTGCCACCCCCAGAGACCTGGCTCGCAGGGTTCCCCAGCCTCCCGGGGAGGCAACTACGCCTCAGAGGGGTCTCCGTAGTCTGAGGCAGGAGCTTCGTTCTCCCAGCCAACCGGCCCAGCCGGCCTTTGAGCCTTCTCCGCCCCCAGAGCCAGTCATCTTCCAGCCGGGGACGACAGCATTCGATGCTGAGGTCTCTCGGGAGAGTCGTCGGATCCTGCGGTCTCCCATCACAGAGCGAATGGGAGGCAAGACCGTTCGGAGAGCTCCTACCCTGGATGACCTCCGTAAGGAGCTCAACAAGGCTTTCGGCTTCGATCCCGATAACCCGGATGTCGAGGCACAGACTTTCACGGATCCGGTTGAAGAGAACAGGAATCGGATTCTGATTGAGGCGCTCCAGATGGCTATTGCCACCAAAGAGCGTGAGAGGCTGGGTTCTCCGAGGGCTAAGAGTGGACGTACCCGCCAACGTCTTCGGGAGATGGAAAAGCCTCTTATTCCCTCAGAGGACTTCGAGAAACTCAGGGAGCGTCGGGCCACTCAGGCCGGCCGAGAGGCTCAGACTGCGGCCCAGGAGGTTCCGTTCCCTTTGGAGCCCGTTCCTGAAGACCTCTATGCCGGAACCAAAGAGTATGGGGAGTACGTAGAAAGTAGGGGTCTCAAGCTAGCTGCTTCGGATATTTCCGATGCCGCCCTCCGAAGGCTCGAGGACACAATCATCTTCAGAGCAGCCGGTGCTCTAACACCTGCTCACCGGAGGCGTGATAGGGCCGAACTAGCAGCTGTCCGAAGGGCGATTCAGCACCGAAGTGCCCGGCGTCCCGCTAGAGCTCCTTCCCCACTGATTCCGGTACCGGATAAGCTTCCCGCTACAGGTCCTCGAAAGGTTATTCGCCGTAGGGGGCCTGTTGACACGACGGCCTTGAGGGCCATGTACGAGGATCTGCCAACGCCGCAGCTCCTAGCAATCCATCGGGGCTTGGAAACACAGTTCCGCAAGTTTCCTGACCGTGATGTGGCCCTGCGGGCAAACACGATCAGCGACCTCCTACGGAGCCGCCGTCTGGAGCAGCTTCGTAAGGCGGCTGATATTGCGCCCATTGCCTCGGGTAAGGCTCGGTCCGCAGCCGTTGCCCAGTTCGTCTCGATTGAGGGCTTGAAGCGTTGGGAAGGCTTTTCCGAGCAGCAGGCCATTCGACTAACTGCACGACGCTTCCGGTCAGGAACCGTGCCAGAGGAGCTTATTGCCCGTAACTACGCTAAGGTCAAAGCCAACCTAAGCGAGTTCGTCGAGGATATTAAGGGCGAAATTTACGAGTTCCATGACGAGGACCGCAACCGGCATGGAATGACGCACACGGGCCGTCATCTGCTTCGAGCCGATGAGGACTGGAATAAGCTCTATGAGGATGACGAGAACCTCCAGAGAGGACAGCTGGAGACGGACTCCGAGTTTGAGGAGCGTACAGATCGTCTTCTGTCCCGGATGCAGCGTGATCTAACCGACGCAGATGAGTTCCGGAGGTGGCTTACTCGGTCTGAGAAGCCTCTTGCTGGACCAGATCCACCGACGCTCGAGGAGCTATCCGGCCGCTCTCGCCGATACCCCCCGTTTAAGGGCTTCGTACCGGCTGATCAGGTTGGCTTTACCTCCCCTGCGCCGGATGCCCGCGACCTTGTACTAGATAAGAATCGCACACGCTCGGCGGTACTTATGCACGCAATGACCCGCGAGGGAATGCCCCCGTATGAGGCCTCGCTGCGGGTGATGCTGATGCTAGGAGGCACTCCCCGCCGGCAGGAGTTCGATTCAGGGAACGTTGACATTGAGGCCCCCAGGGTGCTCCGGATTGACAGTCCTGAACATCTTGATAACTGGAATCACCCCCAGTTTCGGCGTGATCGCCTGCGTGCCATCCTGCAGGGTCGTGTAGGTACTCCGGAGGAACAGAGAGCCCTTCGTGAGGTACTTGTCGAACTAAAGTTTGACCCAGACACCCTAGATATCTTTAACCGTGAGGGCAGAGTCAATAGGGGCTTCCACGACCCTAATAAGGCCCGCAAAGCCTACAACGAGATCGCACGCAAGTACGTTCCTCGCCTAAGAGAGGTGCTCAAGGGCGAGATGAGCCAGTACGTACGGACGATTCGTCCTGAACCTCCTGCTGCTCCCCCAGGAGAGCCACCTAAGACGCCGGATGTTCCTCAGGTCAGGGATCAAATCGCCCGCATCGGTGGGCCTGACATCCCTGAAGACGCCGTCCCGGCTGCCTCCGAGAAGGTTTCCCTGATTGCAACCCGGCGGCTCTCTACTGAGGACAGGCTCTACGCCCGTAAAGTGGGCTATTGGCTAGCCCAGCGGGGTAAGACGGCTGTTACTGGAGGCACCACGGGTGACATGGAGTTCGTAATCGGCGTCCTAGCCGGTGACGGACGCGCTGAGATCCACGTGCAGAACCCCCAGCAGCGGCAGAGTGCTATTCGGTACCTTACGCGAGTTCTAGGTTCCCGATCCCAGTGGGCCGACCGCTTGAGGTGGATTGAGGTTGATTTCGATCCCGAGGAGGGTACGGGGGCCGACAAGGCAGCCTGGAACCGCTCAGCTTTGTTGCACCCCCAGTGGAAGAGTTTGTCGGAAGACGCCCGTAGGGGAACGACTGCGTACACTAAGGCAGTTCAGGAAGGGGACTCTCTCATCCTCTTCGGACGCCCTGGTGGGAATGTTGCCCAACAGCGCGCTGCAGCTTTCGGAGGGGCAGCTCACGCTAAGAGGGTAGCTGACAAGTCCAACAAGAGTACGTGGGACGTTAGGCAGCATCTAGCCCGGGAGAGGGAAGCGCCTCCCATCGTTCCTCAAAGGACGTCTACGCCTCCTGGCGCTCCGGGCCCTGACATTATCGATCGGGATCCTGGCCCCGAAGCTCCCCCTCCACCAGAGTTCACACCTGAGCTACCTGAGCCGGAGGAGCCGGGCCCTCAGCGGACCCCATTCAGGGTGGAGGATCAGCCGGACGCAACCTTACGTAGAATGCTAGCCTTTCGCCAGAGGCTGGCGTCGAGGCAGCGCCCCGGGTCGCCTGAGAGAAATCGTAACGAAGAAACCATCGCTCGCATCCAGGATGAGCTTACTCGCCGGCAGGGTCCAAAGCCTCCGGGGACGCCAGAGACTGCCCCTAGGACTGATGAGACGCCTCCTCCGATTACACCACAGGCTCCGGCTAGGCCTCCGCAGGCTCCCGAGCCCGAACTTCCTGCACCAACAGGCAAGTACGCCCGAGCTGCCACTTCGTCCCTCCGCAGGATTAGGGACAACCTCAGACGTACTCTAGAGAGGGACGACCAGAATAGAAGGCTAACGCCTGAAGGTAGGCAGCGGGTTGAGTCCGATCTAGCCGACGTCAATGCTGAGCTTCGCTCCCGGGGTGAAGTCGAACCCCCTCCGCCAGACCCTGCTCCGGGTCCTACAAGCCCTAGGCCTCCACTCACACCTGTAGGGGACATCTCTCCGAGGCCTCCTGAAGAATCTCCTGTTCTCGATCCGGAGCCGAGCGACTACCAGTACGACCCTGACCGTGAGTGGGAGATTCTAGAGAGGCTTAGTCCAAGCGAGTTGAAGGACCACATTAGCCAACTTCGGGCTAGGGGAATTCGTACTCCAGAGCAAGCACAACGTGTTGGGCAGGCTTACGAGATGGCCCTTAGGCGTACTCCTGAGTGGGGTACTATCCAGGAGCTCTACTCGAGGGTAAGGAAGCTTGATACGGAGGGCATCCCTAAGGATCCCGTATTGAAGGCGAGGCAGAAGCTAGACGAGAAGAAGGCTCGCGAGGCCCTTAAGACAATTGAGAACAAGGCTGTAAAGCGAGTGTTGGAAGAGCACAGGGATCTGGGGCTGCCGGAGGAGGGGCTGAACGCGTTCGTACCCACGGCTGATGTAGTGGCACACTTTGGCCCCTGGATCAGAAACAATCCGGGGCTCGCAGAACTACGGGGCTATGTGGGGCTTACGGACGTAGATATTGCCAGAGGAGCTGAAAGAGGCCAGCAGCGCCTATTGAGGGAGATTTCCATTCTCCCCAAGAGTTGGCTCAGAAGATTGAACGACTCCGGAGAGAATGTTGTGGTGCTAGAGCTGCCAGGCATCAAGGGTGCTGGGTGGTTCTACTCCAAGGGGGCTATAGGGAATCCTTTCCGAGGAAGGTCCCATTCGATCGTCGTCCCCCTGAACGCTCGGCCGGGTACTCTACTTCACGAGTTTGTTCACCTCATGGAAGAAGTCCACCCAGGGTTGCTTCCTCTGCAGGGGGAGTGGCTTCTACGCAAGCGCGGGGACAGCTGGGCTAATGCCCCTCAGGCCGACAGTTTATCAGGCTGGATGCAGTCCCTACTCGGATGGAGGGTCCCGGCGTCCAACCAGGTCCTACCAGAAGACTACATGCAGGTTGCCTACTGGCCTCCAGCGAATCCCGGGGTGGGGCGTCCCAGAGGCATGGAGGTTGCTACGGTCGCAATCGAGTCGCTCTTCACTCACTGGAGACCTTCCGTAGGATGGATTCACTTGCGGGCTGACTGGCAGGAAGTTTGGCATCTAGCAATGGGCCTACTTGGAGGGTTGGAGTGACCATTGAAGGAGTACTGGAAGGCAAGTTCGTGAGGGTCCACTTCAGGAATGGTATGCCTGATATGCACCCGGAAGTAAGAGGGGCTGCTGACCTAGCTTTAGCTGTGCTCCCTGAGGGCTACGGTCTGGTTCCCTACCCAGGAGGCCCCGAGATCATGGAGGGTTTCTACACCTCCGAGGAAGGCTTTCTGGCTCTGATGGTCCACACCCTGGATGAGGTTACAGGGGTCGAGGGGTACACCCCTCCGGAGGTAGCTGCGGGTTTCCCTCTCGGGGATGCCTTCTTCTCTTAGCCCCATACTAAAATAGACCAAAATGATCGTGATTTCCTCGTGGGCCGCCAGCTAAAATAAGAGATAGGACCACAGAGTTTATGGCAGACGACCAGAGCACTTCCGGCAGCGCCGGAAACACCACTGGCTCATCGACCTACAACGTGTTTGTAGGTTCCAACGGTGACCCCCTCTGGACGCCGAATAGTCCTCGTACGGTTTCCGGCATCAACGTTCGTCCGGGGACCACCTCTGAGGAGCTCGCTGAGGCAGTTGCCAAAGCTCTAGGAAGGCAGTTTGGGCTCACTGACGCCGAGGTTGCCGAGAAGATCCGTTCGGGCTCGATGGGCGGGAAGGACCCCGAGGCTCGGCAGGAGCCGGTTCGCCGTCTCGTCCGCACCTTCGGTAAGTGGGCTAACGGACGGTTTACCAAGTGTGTCCGAGTCTTGAGCAAGAAGCCTCACCTCGTTGCTCGGGGCGGTGGTAATGTCAACAGACTCTGTGCTTGGCTAAAGGACCAGTGGCTGGGCACAACTTCGTGGCGCAAGAGCCGCGCAAGGGACATTGCCCTGATCAAGGCCAAGAAGGCCGCGTCCGCTGCGGAAGCAATGGAGCTTCTGGAGGCGGGCAATACCATTTTGCTCCCTAGCTGGATGCCTGACGAGGAGGGGTTCGACGTCTTCTGCAACGAGCTCTCTGACTTCCTCGAGGCCGAGATGGAGAGGGAGACGAAGGAGGGCTACGATCCAGGGATGGAGAGGGATGCGCCCTCCGTGTACGACGACATTGCCGATCCTGGCTTCGCCTGGGACGATCCCGACGACGACGGGACCGACGGCGACGACATGGAGGCGTGGGAGGCCGCAGCTATGGCAAAGCAGGTCGAGCTTCTGAAGAAAGCCGCCGAGGAGGGCGGTTGCGGCTGTAGTGGAGACGAAAGCGCCGAGGCTGCCTCCCAGGAGAGGATCAAGGAGAGACTTCACGCCGCCCTGCGGGAGAAGTACAAGAAGAACGACCCTCTCTACGCCAACAGCGGGTATTGCTACATCCGCGAGACGTTTAACGACCACGTGATCTTTGAGTTCGATCGCCATGGCGATGCCCATGGCCCCGAACTCTATCGCCAGTTCTACTCTGTCGACTCCGCTGGGCAGGTCGTCCTTAACGGCGAAGCAGAGCGCGTCGAGATCGAGTACAAGAAGGCTGAGACCTCGGAGTCCTCAGCTACCGCAGAGACTCCAGCCAAGGATGAAGCCTCCACTACTGACGACGAGGTACCCAGCGCGTCGGACGACTCGGCACCTAATCCTACCGACGACTCGGTGGAGGAGCCTGGGGCGGTAGACTCCGGTGCCGATTCGGCCGATTCGGCTGATGACTCGTCGGACGAGTCCCCTGAAGGACAGGGTGCCCGAGTTGACAGCGAGCAGGATGACCGTTCCCAAGGTTCACCGAAGGGCTTTACGTGGGTGATCGTCAAGAACGGTAACCGTTCGATGCCGGCGCTTGTGGAGGACAAGAGCGGCAGGATCATTCGGGGCCCCAGGAGCATCCTTGGTAAGAAGTTGCCCCCCATCCCCAGAGTGTCGGAGGCAGCTAGTGAACAGACGGCAAAGCTGGCCGCAACAGGCTCCGTTAACAACTTCGGGGACTGCCTGAAGAAGCAGATCCGTGCGGGTAAGAGCTTCGTTGAGGCCAGAAAAGCCTGTATCGATGCAGCCACCTCAGGCAGGAAGTCCCCCGAGGAGGCTGGCACCGAGGCGACTCGGGCACCCAGCACTAGCACTAGCACTAGCAACCAGTCAACTCGGGCACCTAGTCCTCCAGGCGTGGAGATCTACGCCGCGCGCCTCTCAGCTGAGGAGAGGAAGCGTTCGGCCGTGATTGTCCGCACGAAGCCCGATGGGTCCAAGGAGTACAAGTTTCCGATCCCGGACGTGAATCACGCCCGCCTCGCGCTGGCAATGATTAACCAGTCCGACCTCACTGAGGAAGAGAAGAAGAAGGTGCGCCGCCGCGCACTTGAGGTTCTCGGTAAGGCTGGCAGAAAGGGGTCTAATGCCAAAGAGGATGAAGGCCAAGTCGAAGCCCCGCCCGAAGGCGAAGCCGAAGGCTCCGTCTCTGAAGAGCTCGAGACGGAAGACCCGCCCGATGGGGATGTCGTACAGGTAGCTGAGGATGGTGGGGCGGAGGTAACCGTCGACGAAATGGTCCCCATGGAGGGTCTCGTCTCGATTGCCGAGTCCAAAACAGCCCCCTCAAAGCCCAAGACTCCCTCGGGTAAAGATGTTGACGCGATCATCCGCGTCATCGTTCCGGGACCGGGCAACCCCGCAGACCGGTTCTACTACCCCGGCGACGTGATCCGCCGCGACATCAAGGTCCTCGCAGAGGGCAAGAAGATGTACAAGGATCACCTCACTCCGGAGGAGGAGAAGAAGCTAGGTGGCCGCACCAGGAGTGTCGATGACTGGGCGGCCGTAATCGAGGAAGCTTGGGCTGATGACACAGGTACGGGCTACGGTGGAGTCACCTTCGTAGACGAGGCTTTCCACCAGAAGGCTAAGAAGGGGCACGCCCACCTAGGTGTCAGCATTCGAGCTCGAGCTATTGCCAAGCCCGGAAGGGTTGACGGCAAGGACTACCGCGTCGTGGAAAGCTTTATCCAGGGCCGCTCGGTAGACTTCGTTACTGAGGCTGGCGCAGGAGGCGGGTTTGTGTCAGTCGCAGAATCCCACAAGGAGGAGACCATGGCTAAGTTCGAGGGGACCCTGGACGACCTGATGCAGGACCGTCCAGACCTTCTCGATCAGTTCCGTGCGCAGGTTGAGGCAGAGACGATTGAGGCTCTGTCCAACCAGGGTGTTACTGTACCCGGCACGGAGGCAACTGAAAGCCAGGCTGAGGGTGAGACCTCTGAGACCGTCCCGGTTACCCGGGAGGAGCTTGAGAAGATGCTCACTGAGGCTCGCGAGGCCGCGGTTGCCGAAGTTCGTGAGATGCAGAAGGTCGAGGACCTCAAGCGGGATCAGCGTGCAGAGCTAGACCGCATGCTGGCAGCGAGTGGTCTGCGGCCTGCTTCGCAGAAGACCATCCGCGCAGAGATGTACGACGCGGTGTACGAGGCCGAGACCTCTGAGGATGGGTCTGAGACCAAGTCTCAGATGGACGTCTTCAAGGAGAAGGCAGCCGAGCTGATCGAGGCCAAGAAGGAAGAGATCAGTGAGTACATTCAGGCCTCCGCTCGGGTTCGCGGCCTAGGGCCGGCAGCCCCTGCGACCGACGGCAAGTCGGATGAGGCGGAAACGAAGGAGGGTGGCGTCACCAAGCGTCCGCGATGGTCTCCCAACGCGGAGATCGACAAGCTCATCGCCGAGCCCATGCCGGCGGAGACAGCGGGCGCAAAGTCCTAACCCATCCCGTTCGAGATAGTTAGGAGCAATAGAGCATGCTGAACCATCGTGGCAACCTGGACGATGGCCGGATTGAGGTCACCGCCGCTGCCGCCCGCACTGCCGGCGTGCCCGTTATCGAGCAGGGCTGGGTGGGCATCCCGGAGGTCAACGCCGCGTCCGGGGAGAAGTACACGCTCCGCATCAAGGGGATCTTCGAGATCACCGACCCAGGCGGGGCTGCAGCAAAGGGTGGTGAGGTTTACCTCACAGCCGCCGACAACACCATCTCGCTTACCGCGGGCGCGGGCAAGCGTCTCATCGGGCGGGTCTATCGCCTAGACGACGAGCCAGGTGTTCCTGCCGGCAAGATGTGGTTCCTGCTGCACAGTAACCAGCCCGCTACTGCGTAACGTAGTCCACGACCAGCAACTAGAGGAGTAAGGCAAATGAGTCAGCTGTTCGGACTCCCGGGAGTCGAGGACTACGGCGAGATCGGACACTCTGTCCTCCTGTACGAGGGTTACAAGGAGTGGCTCCATTCCCCTGAGGCTCAGGAGCTTCGGGAGTCTGGTGCTACTACCGACTTCCCCACGTACCTGGACGACAAGGTCAACAAGATGTTCATGGACCGGTACACCCGGTGGACATCTGAGTACAAGGCCTTTGTCCGGCCGTTCACGGTTCGCGACTTCAAGGAAGTCTCGTGGGTGAGCCTTTCAGGGTTCCCCGAGCTTCTTCAGGTGCGCGAGGGTGGTGAGTACCACGACGCGCAGGTGACCGAGATTGCTGGGCCCAAGATCCAGCTCAAGAAGTTCGGTCGTACGTTCTCCCTCACGTTCGAGACCATCACGAACGATGACCTGATGAAGTTCCGGGAGGTCCCGAGCATGATGGCCGAGGCGGCAGCCATGACGCTGTCCATCGACATCGTGCAGAACACTCTCGAGAACCCGGGGAACGCGTACGATGGCGTGGCATTCTTCCACGCAACGCACAACAACCTGGGTAGCACTGCGCTGTCTGAGGCTTCCCTCGCCTCTGCCCTGACAACCATGAAGACCCAGACGGACTCGGACGGCAGGCGGATTGGGGTTCGCCCCAAGACCCTAGTTGTTCCCCCGCAGCTGGAGTTTACGGCTCGCCGGATCGTTTCGGACGCGCCAATCTACCAGCCGGGCACTGGGCTCACCTCTTGGAACGCCGTCCGCGGTGCTGTCGACGTAGTCGTCGAGCCGTACCTTACGGACGCGAACGACTGGTACCTGTTCACCGACCCGATGCAGGGGCGCGCTCCGATGGTGGTCGCCTTCCTCAACGGGATGGAGAACCCCAGTGTGTACCTCCGCGACCCCCACATTCGTCTGCTCATGGGCGGGATGCAGCACAACCCGTACACCTTCGAGTACGACGAGATCTGGTGGAAGATCCGGCACTTCTGGGCCGTCAAGATGTGGGAGTGGAGGTCCGCGTTTAAGGCCGCAGTCGCGTAACGGAGGTAGTAAATGCCAGAGCAGAAGAGCCCTCAGCAGGCTCCAGCGCAGCAGAAGCAGGCGTCTTCGAAAGAAGCACCAGCCACGCCGTCGCAGGCTCCTGCTCCTGCCGCGGGTCCAACTTCAGCAGCCCGCGAGCAGTCTCTGCTGAAGCGCCTCGACGTCCTCGAGGAGGCTGTGGCTAAGATGTCTGCGGAGCCAGCCTCAGCTCCTGAAGAGCCTACGGGCCCGACGAAGTTGGAGCTGGCTCAGCAGTACGCCCGGATTGATGAAGCCACTGACAAGCTGAAGCCCAGTAAGGCCAAGGCGTACTTCAAGAAGGAACTGGGGGACGACTTTAACCCAGACGACCTGATGGACTACTCAGTCCGAGGGCCCTATCTTGTTGGCGTCCTGACCGATAACGGGAAGAAGGTCGTAGTAGAGCATGACCTCGAGGTCGATCACGTGCCCGCGATCGGTGAGAAGGGACGTGCGCAGATGACCGACGAGGAGTACGAGCGGCAGGTTGCAGAGCGCAAAGCTGCCCAGGAGTCGTAGGACGGTAAGGAATGGCTCCTAGCACACTGTGTGAGGGGCCAATCCACCGCCTCAAGTAATGGACAGAATCACCCCAGCGGAGGTCAGGGCCAATCCAAGGATCAATCCGTTCCTTGTGGCTAACGGATTTCCGGACCCTTCACCTGCCCCTGATACAGCTCTGCAGGAAGAGCTTACCTTAGCTTGGAACTATGTAGAGAAGAGGACCTGTAGGGACTTCGATGCACTCAATGCTGCGGATCCCGCCAACGAGGCTGATGTAATCCTTGCCAGGAGAGCTGTCCTCCTTCGCCTAGTCCAACAGGTCATCCACGAGAGCACCGACTACTCCGACGAAGCCTTGGCGGACCTCGTCCGTTCGTTCTCCGTTCCAGGATACTCGGAGACTAAGTACGATCGAGCGGCGAAGATCGAAGAGCGCCAGCTGCTCAACCCGCTTCCTGCACTGCACGACCTGCTCTACCTACTTATCACTCCCGAGTGTTGGGAGAAGTGGCTTGCGGACGTCAGAGGCTCTTCAGAGGAGCCTCCTGCTTCGGCAGTTACCGAGTTTGATTGGTTCTCCCTACCTTACCGTAATCCGGGGCCGTAATGCCCCAGCGTACCCCGCCTAACATCCGGAAGGTCTTCACGGATAGGGCAAGAGCAACCCGGAGAGTAAAGGGTCCACGCATTAGGGGCGAGACACAAATCGTCCCCACGATGACTCCATACTTTCGCTGTCGGATCGATCCGGCGAACGCTTCTGAGGTAGGAAGGGCCATGCGTAAAGAACTCGAGATCACGCACACCATGATCTGTGCGCTTGATGACGTCAATGACGTTCCCCTCGAGTTCACAGCCGCCGATACGGTCACGGTTGAAAGAGGCAACAGGGGCTCTAGCACCTTCGTCCCCTACGCAACTTTCGAGGTCGTGGGAGTAGTTCAGAGGCCTCGGAACCTCAAGAGGGAGCTCCTCCAGGTTGTTCCCCTGAGGAAGCTGGAGGAGCACTGATGCCTGTTTACGTTCGGGGATCAGTCGTCCGTTCCATTGACCTTGGTCTCTTTCACCTTCCCTTCTTTATGCGTAGGCTCACAGAGGAAGAGTCTGAGGAGCTCGTACAGCATATCCGGCGGGTGACCCCTGTCAAGACTGGCCGCTTGTGGGACTCCATCGAGCCCATCAGGACTCAGAGAATCCGTCTTCGAACTTGGCGGGGAGGTGCGAAGAGCGAGCTCCCCTACGCAAGCTTCGTTGAGGACGGTACTCGGCCCCACCAGATCAAGCATGGAACTGGAAAGAAGGCCCTCAAGTTTTACTGGGGACGAAAGGGGCAAGTTGTCTTCTACGATAACGTACAGCACCCTGGAACCGCTCCTGTGAAAATGTTTGCCCGCGGAGCTCGCAACTTCGAGCGAACCCTCCGAGGGCGGATGGAAGGTATGTTCTACCGCTGGAAGGTAATTAGCCGCCTGTGATCCGACCGTACCCGCTAGATGGCGTCGAGCACGAGCTGGAGAGCTTTAGCCTCTGGCTCCGCACCCACCCGGAGTGTCCTGAGGAAGTCCGGATCCGTGAGGATGAGGGGGCTTTCGAGAGACCGATGATCCATTTGTCCGTTCTGACTATGGGCATTCAGGATGATGGACCGTACCACTACTGGGAGGAACGTTCTGTCAGCTTGATGTGGTACGGCTCGCCCACAGCAGCGGACACGCACTACGAGAAGAATAAGGCGGCCACATGGCTGTCGAGAGTATTGGTCAGGAACGATGAGAGGCTGCGTGGTCTAGTAAAGATCTACGACTTCAGTGATCCTGACGCACCGGTGGACACGGACCACTGGATCTTCATCAACAGCGAGTCCGTTAGCGTGCAGCCTCGAAGGGACGAGTACGGGTTGTGGACCATCGCCGTGGATCTTACTTACACGGTTGAACGTAGTCCTGAGTTTCCGCTGCCTCCCTTTGTTACTGACGTCGAGTACACGCACACTCTACCGTAGAAGGTACCAATGGAGCAGAAGAGCACCAAGAAGGCAGCACCTCAGTCGCAGTCGTCCCAGGAGGAGGCTGTTGAGAAGCAGGAGGAGGCATCTGCGCCCGAGCCCACGACCTTCGAGGCCCCCAACATGCAGTCCTCGAGCGTGTGGGCAGAGAACTCGTTCGCGGCTCTAGGCACCAAGCCTGAGATTGTACACGCGGCTCTTCTAGGGGTCTCTGAGTGCACTCGCGAAGAGGCTAAGAGGGCTGTTGAAGACTTCCTCTCCCGCGAAGTTAGCTAGGAGGCGGATAGATGGCATTCGGAGGTAGTTACAACGTCACAGACCCGCCTCAGAGAGGCGGAGTCTTCATCAACGTCGAGGTCGCAGCCCTCCCCAAGACGCGAGACGTATCTAGGGGGGTTGCGGCAGTAGTAGTCAAGGCAGACTGGGGTCCTGACAACTCAATCGTCGAGATTGGAACTGAGTCTCAGGCCCTGGCCACCTATGGCAGCACTTCAACAGCGCACTTCACCATCACTCAGGCACTTGAGGGAGAGGGGACAGCCGAGCGCAACGGAGCCTCCACGGTTCTGGCATACCGGGCGGTGGGGTCCGCGGGTGCGAAAGCGGCGATTACGCTCAACAACACCACACCAGCGGCCGCCCTTACCCTGACGGCGGCATACAAGGGCACTCGGGGCAACAACCTGCGTGTGACTGTCCGTGAGACACCAGGAGACGCAACTAAGAATGACATCCTCATTCTGGAAGGTACTACCCTTAGGGAGACTTTCACGGACACGAAGGCGAACATTGCGGGATTCGCGGCTTCGATTAACGCGCGGTCCCAGTTCGTCGACGCGGCGGTGCTCATTGATGGTGTGGCGCTCGCGGTAGTCACCAACCAGGCTCTTACGGGCGGTAACTCAGGAACTTCCCTCGTAGCTGGGGACCACACGGCTGCGATGGATGCGTTCGAGGCCTACGGCGGCTTCGACACTTTCGCAGTGGACGACCTGCCTGACGACACGGGCGCCATCCGTACGGCCTACGTCGAGTGGACCAAGCGCCTGAACTCTGAGGGCAAGTTGTTCCACATGGTGATCGGTGGTCCTACGTCTGAGACTTCGGCTGCGGCCATTACCCGAGCGACCGCACTGGCCTCTGAGTACGTTGTTGCTATCCACGGGGACGTCACTGTCGACGGCCTGCCTTACAACTCCGCAAGGATGGCTGCCCGGATCGCGGGGATCATTTCCGCGGCGGCTCAGTACCGCTCGATCTCGGGTGCTCGCCTTGAGGGCGTACAGCTAGCCTCTCCTCCGTCCGTGACTGAGGTTGAGTCCATGGTGCGCGGGGGCGTCGTGCCGATCGTCAACGACTCCGGCATCGTGCGCCTACAGCGTGGCAAGACAACCTACCAGGCTACGTCAGCAACGGATCCCAACAAGGGTAAGTTCGACAGCCTTCTGTTCATGCGGAGGCTGCACCACACCTTCCGTAGGTTCGATCTCCTAGTACAGGAGCGGATCATCGGGCAGCCGATCTCGAACACCCCGTCCGGCCGCGACAGCATCCTGGCGATGTTCCGAGGCGAGCTGAAGGCCCTCGAAGAGGCCGACGTTACCGTCCCAGGGGCAACCGTGGTTTACGACCCCGCACAGGACAACACGGGCGAGACGCTCTACATCCTGTTCTCGTACAAGCCTGCGCCGGGCATCGAACAAATCCTTGGCCGCGTAAGCATCCCGGCAGCATAAGGGAAGGAGCATAGAGTATGCCAAGGGTGAAAGTCGTCCACGGGAGATGGGGTGAAGTTTACCGCGATGGCCAGATCCTCGCTGAGGTGACGGGCATTGAGTACTCGATCGAAATCGAGAGGGTAGACGTACCCCAGGTTGGAACCCGGTGGAACACCTTTACGGAAGGGATCATTACCGGCACAGGCACCCTACGGATGCACAAGGTGTATTCCCGTTGGGAGGATACGTTCCTGAACTACGTGGCTACGACGCCGCAGCAGCTTCGGGCCATGCGCGATGCCGGCATCGATCCTAGGCCGCCTCTGAACCTTCTGGTGGCCCTGGACAGCCCTCACGCACATGGGCGAGAGACAGAGACCCTCCTGGACGTTCTGTTCTGGTCGTACACTGGTGGTTTCCAGCTTACCGACCTGGTCGGGCGGGAGTGGCCCTTCTCGTTCGAAGGTGTCGAGCCGGGCGCCAGGATCCCAGCCCCGTAACAAGCGAGTGATAGGCATGACACTCTGAAGTGACGGCCTCACCGGAGCCTGGTCCTGCGACCTCGCTCCGCGGCCCGCACGGAGGGTGTTTCCTCCCCAAAAAAAAATGCCGGCTTCGGCCATTCCGGGGAGTCCTGTTCCACACAAGCAGTACGAAGGAGCCCTCACATGTCGGTTGTTTCACACGTTCCAGAGGATGCCGGCCCCCAGGAGGAGGATCCTGGGATTACGGTTGGTGCGGGCATGACGCCCGAAGACGAGAAGGACATCGTGGATGCCTTCCTCAGCGCGGACGCAGCAGCAGTTGACACCGAGACGGTGGAGATCCGTTCCTGGACCCAGCGTCTCGGGCGTCCCTTCCACCTCACGGTCAGGGAGCTTTCAGAGAGGGAGTTGGGTGACATCTTCGAGATGTTCGACGACTCTTCCCTCGGGAGCAGGGCTGGCCGGAGGCGTCTGAGGGACAACTCGAGGCCCAACCGTCGCCTTACGGAGATGTCGGCGCACATTGTTGCGGCAGCCCTCGTGGAGCCCGACTTCACCAAGCACGTGGGGCACCGTAGTCTAGCGGATTTCCTCATGGAGAAGTTCAAGCCTCTGGAACTGAGCTCCGTAGCTGAGATCGTCATGGATCTCTCCGGTGGCGGCGACGACGCGGTGACAGTAGTAAAAAACTCGTAAAGAGCGGTCCAGGAATTGCGACCGCTCTTTACAACGTGTTCCGGGCGGGGTATGTAGACTTGTACCAGTTCTACAACATGGGCAAGGAGCGCGAGTGGCCTGAGGGATCCGGTCAGTGGCGGATCCCTCCCCCGCCTAACCCCCATAAGACTCGAGCCTTCATTTCAGCTTGCGCCGAAATTAAGGCTGAGGAAGACGCCCAGAGGGTCTAGTGGCCCGAGTAGACGCCTTCTTCGTCCTGCACGACCGGATGTCGCGCCAGCTAGGGCGCATCCGGGACAATGCTGCGCGCCTTGAAAGGGAGTTGGAGCGCAACAACAGGCAGACGAAGATGATGGACCAGCTTAATCGGGATGCTACTGGGTCCCTCGCGAAGCTTACCGATAGGATCCGGAGGCACCGGGAGGAGGTTAAGAGAACTAGGGAGGAGGAGGAACGCTGGGCTAAGGCCCGGATAGCTCTTATGAAGCGCTACCAGTCTCTGCACAGGCGGGCGGAGCGCTTGGGTGGAGTGGTCGACACCACCACGGGAGAGTTTACACCCCGGCTAGACCCCTCCCTCCGGGCTAGGGCAGGAGCTGAGAGGGCGAGAAGAGAAGCTAACCTCGCGGCTATGGTTGGTGCTGGAGTTGGAGGGGCGGTGGGGGCAGAGGGCTTCGATAGACGCGGTGGTGGTAGAGGAGGGGGAAGGGGGCCGATTGGGGCTTTCCGGGACATCCTGAGGGTCTTCCGGGGCCGTAGAGGCTTCCTGGGAGGCTTCTCAGGCTTCGTGGTCGTAGCCATGACCGGTCTCTTGGCTGAGCTGTCCACTGCGGTTGAGGCCTTGACGGCGGCGGTTCTGGCCGCCATCCCTGTCCTCTCGGCCCTCGGCGCGGGTTTAGCTGCTATGCTCCCCATCCTAGGTGCGGTTGGGTTTGCGTTCGCGGCCGTTGCAGCGGTAGGCATTCCTGCCCTCACGGACATCCAGGAAAAGTACCAGGCAGTGCAGGCAGCCGCCGAGGCCGTCAATACTGCCACTACGGCGCAGGAGCGCAGGGATGCGCTCAAGCAACTCCAAGAGGCTAACTCCAAGCTGACGGCCTCGGAGTACGCTGTTATTGGGGCTGTCAAGCAGCTGGGCCGCGTGTGGGAGCAGGAAACCTCTGGAATGAGGGAACAGATCATCAGGCTCACTGCGGACACCTTGAACGCCGCAGCAGAGCTACTACCCATCTACGGGCCATTCATCCGCGAGATGGGTAATGTCAACGAACGTCTTGGTCGATCGTTCATCTCCTTCATGCGCGACCCCAGGGAGATCCAGCTCAACCAGAGGCTGCTTGCTCCCATGCCCGATTTGGCCGAAGATACTGCGAGAGCCTTCGGCAAGCTAGCCATCGTGCTTCGGGGGGTAATGATTGCGGCTACGCCTCTGGCGCAATGGATCCTGCGAGGCCTCAACTCGTGGCTCGGCCGCTTGGCTGAAACGGCCTCCTCTGATGAGGGTCTGCGAGGCTGGACGTCGGCCTTTAACCAGATGCGGCCGGTCCTTCGGGCCATTTGGAACTTCCTTACTTCCCTCGTGGATGTCTGGAACAAGGTTACGTTCGCAGCAGCCCCGCTGGCAACGTGGATTCTGAACGAGCTAGCGAGGCAGCTCGACCGCATCTCGGGGATGAACACCCAGGATATGCGCATCGGGTTCGTCAACCAAATTCCGCATCTGCGCGCTCTGGGTAGGCTATTCGAGGGGCTAATTAAGTCCATCATGGAGCTAGCTGAGATCGGGGATCCATTCCTCGACCCCATTGTGGATGCCCTCACTAACAGCGTCCTGCCAGCCATTGTCGAGGTTGCCCGCAACTTTACTGAGCATCTGGGGCCAATCTTCCCTCGCATGCTCGCTGCCATCTCTGAGCTGGCCATCTTCGTATCCGAGATCTTCGCCCCTGCAATCGGTGCCGTAGCCTCCGCCTTCACAAGGATCCTGGAGGGCTTTAACAACCTGCCCGACTGGGTGAAGAAGGTCCTAATTGCTGCTACTGGTGGCGCAGTCTTCGCCAATCGGGCCTTCGGCGTCAACATTCTCTCCAAGATTCCTGGTATCGGCAAGTTCTTCGAGGGCCGCCCCAAGGGTAGCGCATCAGACCCTATTTTCACTATTCCTATGGGCCCGGGGGGAGGAGTTCCCGGAGTTCCCGGTGGAAAGATGCCGGGTCCGATGAGGAAGATCCCTGGAGGAATGACCGGACCCCTTGCAGCCTTCGCGTTGGGTGTCTGGGGTGGCTGGGAGCTGATGGAGAGAGGCCGACGGAAGGACCTTGAGAGACAGAGAAACTCTGAGCAGAGGGTCTACGAGCTCCTCCGCGAGGGTAGGGACATCAGTAAGATGAGTCCTATAACCTTCGGGCCCAACCTCAACGAGGACACCCTCAAGGCCATTCGTGGCGGAGGCATTCAAACTGCGCTTACCCTCTTCAACCAAAGGTTGGAGTTCGGAAAGGTTACCCCCGCTCGGCTTAAGCAGGCTGCGATTGAGCAGCTGAAGCTTCTGCCGGAGTCGGCGCGTAACATTGCCGCCATGATGATGATCGACTTCGCCGAGGAGATGGAGCGCAACAAGAGGGCCCCTGAAGGATCAGCTATGAGGCTGGCAGAGGCCTTGATGAGGCGCTTCGAAGGGATGCTCAACCCCGATATCCTCACTCAGGCCCTAATGGGCACTCTTGGTGCAGCCTTAGGGGGCGCTGCCGAAGCCCTGGACAGATCCCTTCCCGGAGGCGCTAGAAGGGCCCGTCGAAGGCGCCAGCAGGAGGAGCGGAGGCGAAGAGGGGCCGACGTTTTCCAGAGTGGGGGAATCTTCCACGGACCGATGTCGGGTAGCTGGGCCCTCCTGCATGGTACGGAGGCCATCGTTCCGCTAAGTCGCCCGACACCCAAGGGGGCCGAAGTGCTGCTGCAGGCAATTCGGTCTTACGCACAGAGGGGCATTAAGCCCTCTAGAGGGGCCGTCCTGACCCCGACCACGCATGGCCGAAGGGGGAGTGGAACTGAGGGCTCTCGCTCCCCCCGAGGCACCAACGTCAACATTGCTACCGTGAACATCTACACCAACGATCCTGAGCAGTTCTTCAAGGAGCTCGAGAGGGAGATTAACAAGATGCGCTTCCAGCTTCCCGCGGAAGACATCGCAGGGATGTACACCTAGCCCATGCCCCTTGAGCTAGCTATCAACGCCGGAGCGCAAGGCACAGCCCTTGTTAGGGACCCCACCCCTCGGGGTAAGGCCCGTGCAATTTACCTGCGCCGTATCGAGGAGGTGACCCGCTCACCACAGCTGGAGGAGCGTGGCTTCTGGTTCCCGGTTGCTCCACAGGAGTATACGGTCTCAGGCGCAGGCCTGTGGAATGAGGTGCAGCTTGTTGGCGCGGGTATTGCAGCGCATCCCGTGGGCCCACCTCTCCGGGAGGTCACCTTCTCCAGCTTCTTCCCCTCAGACGAGTATCGCTCGTTCGAGGGGTTGGCCCGCCTGTGCCAGGGCCTTAGAACGATGCAGGACTACAACTCGCCCCAGTTCGCGTGCCAGGTTCTGGAGACCTTGAGGGACAACAATGACATTTTCTGGCTCATTACGGGCACGGACGTTGCTTCCGTAGGTTTCACCATCGTAGGTGACCGCAACAGCGTCAGCAACATCCTGAAGATGCCTGCCCGGATCCTAAACTTCTCGTGGTCTGAAGCCGCAGGAAGGCCGGGGGATCGCCTGTTCGACATCGTCTTCGGCGAGTACGAGCCTCAAGCCATTCGCCGCCGTGGCGGGACCCGCTTCTTCAAACTGCCTAAGACGTATCGTCCGAAGGCAGGAGAGGACCTTAGGGATGTCGCCATCCGCTGGTATGGTGATGCCGGCCGGTGGAAGGATATCGCCAAGTTGAACAAGATCAAGGGACCAGCTGTTCCGAAGGACAAGAGCGGTCAACCCAAGGTGCTCAAGCTGCCGTCCGATACGCAAACTAAGCCTAAGCCTCCGGTGAGCCGCACGCCCCCTTCAGGTACTCGTCCGCGTCCACCAATTAGGCTAGCTAACAGTACTCCTGTGAGGCCTGATCTGTAGTGCCTCCTAAGTCTATACTCCAGCGTGCCCGGGAGAAAGTCGATCACATCTCTCTGACAGCCTTTCCGTACCAGCAGCCTGCCTACACTGTAAGCACAATGCTGCGTACGGTTAGTTGGAGAGAAGATGCTAGCCGTGCCGCAGTTGAAGCCAACTTCACCTTCTACGACCCTGAGGGCTGGGCTAGGAAGGTGCTTGCGCCCGGGACCTGGCTGGTCATGAAGGTAATGGATCCTTTGACTCAGAAGTGGATCAGGCCGGCTATGCACTTTTACGTCTGGGAGAGGGGACTTACGGACCGGCTGGCTGCAACAACCACTGTTACGTCGTTTGACATTGCCAGCTTCCTGCAGCGTACGGGGTCTCGCACGTGGGTCTTCAAGGATGACAATAGGCACCCTGGGGGATGGACGGCGTCACAGATTGCCACTGCTGTGTTTCGGGAGCACGAAATTCCGCACAGGATTACCAAGACCAAGTTCAAGATCCCGTTCGTTAGGCTTGAAGGCACGCCACTAGAGATCATCACCGCAGCGTACACGGAGGACAGAATTAATACCGGTGTGCGCTATCGCATTCGGGCCATTGGCAGAGTGATGTATATTACGCGGTTGGTCTCCCAAAGCAACACCTGGGAGATCTCTGAGTCCACAAACTTGAAGGGTGCTGAGTGGTCAGAGTCTTTGGAGGGTGTAGCTACTGACGTCCGGGCAGTATCCCTGGGTGACAACCGCATTCCACAGAAGTCCGTGCGAGTTGTCCACCCCAACATTCGCCGGTATGGCCGCATCACGGAAACGATCCAGTACGATCAGGCGAACGTTTACTCGTACAAGAGGTTAGAGCAGCTCGCAAGGGCCCGACTGCAGAAGGTTAAGAGGCTGCGCCGCACAGCTAGAGTGTCCGCAGAGGGGATTCCCACGATCCGCGCGACTGACGCTCTGGTCATTGCCGACCGCAACACCGGTTTGAAGGGCAAGTTCTTCGTGGATGCTGTGGATCACATGATTTCCGCCGGCGAGCACAACATGGACATCGACCTCTCCTGGGTTGCTATTGTCCCTGCCAGGAGGCTCACTGAGGAAGAGAAGACAGAGCAGCTTCAGGCTGAGGAAGTAGTAACCTTCGGACCAGATGGTCGTCCGGTAGTTGTTGGTGACATTAGCGAGATCTACCCGGAGGCAGCTACAATTGCGCCTGTGGGTCAGGACGACTTTACCACTAACCTGGAGGGCGTCCAACCACACGTCGTGCAGTTCTACCGTGAGCTTATCACCGTAACTCCCGGAGGCCAGTATTGCATTTCAGGACTTCGTCCAGGCTCCACCGTGGCGGGGACAGGTAGACCCTCCAACCACAGGTATGGCTTGGCGGTTGACATTGCAGCTCACGATCTACGCAATGCCGGATCCACGTCAGCTACCTCGCCTTCACTTGACCTGCTGGCGAAGATTGCCTGTGACGCGCTCGGCCTCCCGAGGCTGCCTGCTTCCGGAGGAGCTGTGTCCAACAATCGGGGCACGGTCATCTGGAAGAGCTTTACCGGAGGAAACCATTACGACCACGTTCACGTGGACGTCAAGGACGGGTCGCAGCCCATCGTTCCTGGCGTGTCCTCTCCGGGAGGAGGCAACCCTGGGGGTACGGGCCCCACTCCAGGAGGAGGGACGCCTTCTACGGGAGGCCAGAGCGGCCTCGCTGCGCAAGTCAGCCCCAAGCACTCTACAACCAAGCCGACTGCGGGCCGCTCTTTCAGGTTCGGGAGCTACAACACCATGGGGCTCAACGCAGTTTGCCGGTGGGCTCGTGCGGCAGGGGATCCAATCGCCTTCATCATTACGGCCATGATCGAGACGGGGAACACTTTCAATCCAGCCGCCGTAGGTGACAACGGCACCTCTTTCGGCCTCTTCCAGTGCAACATTAACGGCCGGATGGCAACTTACCGCATGACCCAGACGCAGGCGCTCGATGCGGACGCGAATGCCAAGGCTTCTGCTGACGAGTTCAGGACGTTCTACAACCGGGGGCTAAGGCAGGCTGAGCTTGCTATTGCGGCACAGAGGCCTTCATACAGCCTCCGTCCCAAGTGGCGCAACGAGTACTTCCCGCAGTATCTACCAACGGCTAACCGCATCTGGAGTACGGCCGTGAGTCAGGGGTACTAGCATGGGCCTTGCAGCTTCCAGAACGGCTCAAAGTATCGTCCAGGCGGCCCGCTATGAGGCTAAGCGAGGGATTCAGAGGAGCGTCCGGCAGGCCTCCGTGGGGTACGTGCGTAGGGTGGGAGTGAACCTCCAGATTGAGAGGGAGGGGGATACTAACCTGATCGGCCGCGATGAGATCTGGGTGGCTGACGGGTACAACCCTAAGAGAGGCGACCGGGTACTGCTACTGCAGCTGACAGCTAAGATGTGGGCCGTCGTGGGCAAGCTAACCGACGAGGAGGCCTCAAGAATCCTGACGCCACTCCCTGCAGGGGGAGCTAACGGCCACGTCCTTACGAAAGCCAGTGCTGCCGACTACGATATTGCCTGGACGGCCTCGCCTGCGGGGCTCCCTGCCGGGGGGTCTACGGGACAGATGCTCACCAAGTCTAGTGCCACCAACTTCGATGTTGGCTGGACTACCCCTCCCGTAGGTCTTCCCACGGGAGGGTCCACCGGAGCAGTGCTCCGAAAGGTTAGTGGTACGGATCACGATGTCGAGTGGGCGCAGCACCCTAGCCTGGTTACCAGTCTCCCTACACCTACCCTAGGGCGAACGGTTTTCTACAATGTAGGTAGCGGAATTGTCTGGCACCTGGTTTGCTACGACCCTAACGCTACTTACCCCTGGGCCTTTGTTGGGGGTCCTCCCCTATCTGCCCTTGTGGCAGCGAGCGAGCAGCGCACCGCGACGGGGTACGGTGATCTTGCCACTGTCGGGCCTTCCATCACTCTACCCCTTCCAGGCGACTACGACGTCAAAATCGGGGCGCGCATTCACTCCAGCACGGCTAACAAGGAAAACTGGATGAGTTACCAGATTGGAGCGACTGCGGCCTCAGACACCGATGCTTTGGATACTCATTCGGGCCCTTCGGGCACGTTCTCCCACACCTCCTTTCATTCGTACAGGGAGAAGAGGAAGACGGGCCTCAGCGCTGTTACGCTTACTTGTAAGTACAAGATTCAGGACTCCGGTGACGGAGCCTGGTGGACGGAGCGTTCGATTTCAGCTACACCCGTTAGGGTTGCGGGTTCATGAGCACCAACTTTGTACCGGACGATGAAGTTTTCGGCCTGGCACCGGAGCCTACCGATGCTGAGAGCGCATTCGAGGACTTTGAGGTTGAGGAGCCTCAGGACCTCGGGAAGGACCTGCAGTTCGACTTCATCCGAGGGGCCTTCGCTGTTAGCCCTAGCAACTGGCTCCAGCAAGCCGATGAAGCACAGGCTCTTGTACAGTGGATCACCGTGGCTCTGATCACCCGTAGGGGCTCCACCGTAATCTACCCTGGGGAGTTTGGGTCCGATCTCCACGAGCTCCTGGGAGGCTCTCAGAGGCCGCAGGAGATCGCGTCCGAGATTCCAGCAATGATCGAGGATGCCTTGCTGGTGCATGACAGGATTGACTCTATCCGCAACGTAGAGTTTGAGTTGTCCCAGGACGGATTGCTAACTATCAACTTTGACGTCATTTTGGATGATGACGCCACGCTGGCCTTCCAGGCCTCTTTGCCCATTGGGATCTAGGAGCTGCTCGTGGCCATTTCCCCCATCTTCCCAGGAGAGACTACGGAGGACATTTACCTCCGGCTCCTGGAGGACCTTCCTCCGCCCGCCGGAGGAGGCTCCTGGAACACCCGTGCTGGCTCCCTTATCCATGCCGTGCTTATGCCGATCGCAGTAGAGATCCAGCGTCTCCACTCTTATTCAGAGGACGCCCTTACTATGGGCTTCCTTCTATACGCGATCGGCAACGCACTCGATGACAAGGCCGCCGAGTTTGGTCTTACGAGAAGGCCCGCAACCCAGTCCACGGCTACACTGTTGGTGACTGGGGACGAGGGTGCGGTTATCAATAACGGTTCGCGGTTCTCGACGCAGGGTGACTTTGCCGTCGGCAGCTCGGGTGTGGAGTTCGAGGTGATTAACGGTCCCTACACCATTGCACCGAGCCAGACCACAGTACTTGTCGAGGCTCGCTCCGTTGATCCCGGGGCACACACCAACGTAGACCCCGACACGATCGTGCTAATCGTAGACCCTCTCCCAGGCATTACAGATGTCAACAACCCCGACGCGGCTGAGGGTGGCACTGACGTTGAGGACGACGAGGAGCTGCGGTTCAGGGCACTCACCCGAGCGGGGCAGCTGCCCGCCTCTGGAAACAAAGCCACGTATGTTGCTCTGGGTCTCAACAACATTGCCGTGGGAGGGGTACGCGTAGAGGACTTGTGGCTAGGAAACGGGACGGCTAGGGTCGTCCTCAGCGGGCGGGATACGATCCACGTGGCCCCCTCCGTGGTTGACGAGATCCAAGCTGACTTCGACCCCAGCGTGCTGACCCTAGCTCACTTTGAAGCTGCGGAGGCTTGGTCGGGAGCGTCCGTCACGACGGAGGTAAACAACCCGCTAGAGGGTGAGGAGTCTCGTATTCTGGCCACCGCGGGAGCGAGCCAGACTGTTACTACGACGCTTACCAAGACTCTTAACCTAGGCTTTTGGGACGATGCAGCTGACGAGATCCACCTATCCGTGAAGGTTGCCCAAACCGGCCGAGTGTCCAACTTGAAGGTTGCCTTCATCGACCCTGGCGGGACAGGTGTAGGCCTGACGGAGGCAACCATCACGGGCGCTACAATTGATGGACTCGGGGGCGGTACGGGACAGGGCCGGTTGGAGATCGCACGGAGTAGCTTCACGACCACCGGAACATTCAGTTGGTCCAGCATCGGCTCCATCCGTATCTCCCTCACCTCAACAGCTTCCGGAGCCGCCTCGATCACCCTTGACGGACTGCGTATCTACAGCACGGCAGGAGGCCATGGTGAGGGACAAGCCCCGATCGGTATTCAGGTTACCGTTATTTCTGCGAAGGCGACGAAGGTCGATGCTGAGGCCAGCATCTACGTGGACGCGGGCCTCATGCTGTCGGACATTCAGGACGACCTCAAGAAGGCAATCGCGGACGCAATCAGGAACCTACCGATTGGGGAGGGCGTCATCAGGCTCTCCTACATTGCCAACGTGATTCACGACTTCCCTGGGGTTGTGGACTACGCTAACGTGAAGCTTGCCAGGACGGGCCAGGCGCTTACGGCAGCTAATCTCACGCTGGCTGAAGGCGAGAGGCCTCTGGCGGGCACGATCACCCTCACGGCAGGGAGCTAGGTAATGGCAGTTCTTACCGTCTCTCCGGGGACGTTCTCATCCCAGTACTCAGCGGCGGCCTCCGGGGACACTCTCCTACTGCTGCCAGGAGAGCACAACTTGGGGTCAGGCTTCTTCAGTATCGGCAAGAGAGTCATCATCGAAGGGGATGGTTGGTCCCCTGGGATGTTCGTAAGCGGTACCCACGGACACACTATGAGTTCGGTCTCCGTCCGCCTTAAGGGCAGATTCTCCATCAACTCAGGAGGTGGAGGTTCGGTCTTCAGAGGTTTCGGCTGGAGCGGTGCAGTGTCTACGGAAGCCTCGGGGACCTGCCTCGTCAACGGAGACGGCTGCATCTTCGAAGACTTGGTGTGCATGAACCGCATTGATGGCTTCCCGGGGAGGATCTTCTTTACCATCGGCTCCCCTCGGTTCACCTCCAATGTGATCTTCAGGCGAATCCGCTTCCGCCTTATCGGAGACCCCTCCCGAAACAACCACGACCACCCCTTGTACATCAAGAACTGCCAGTTCACCAGGGTGGAGGACTGCCTCTTCTACGAAATCACTGACGGCTGGTGCTTCCACTTCTACAACAACGGGGATGATACCACGGTCCAGAGGATCACCGCAGCCAACGTTAACGCCGGGATTACTTTCTCGGGGGCTAACGACTCCTCCACGGGCCTCACAGGGTGCTACTCATCCGACCGCAACATCGTCGAGAAGTCCATCCTGATGAACTGCACTAGGTCAGGCAGGTACTTGGTTGAGTCCTACTGGGGATGCTCACCCGCAGGGGTGGGTAACGTTGTTCGGGATTCCAACGTCTACCAAGGTTCGGGCTCCGGTGGGCGAATCAACTCCTCCAGCGGAGGGTTTACAACCAGCAACCTACAGAACACCGACCCACTGTTCGTCAACCCCTCCGTAGGGGACTACAGACTATCCTCTAACTCGCCATCCATCGGGTACGGCCCGCAGCAGCTGCAGCCTGGGGGATCGACGCCGTCTCCGCCTTCGCCCGTAACTAACCTAGCAGCTACTCCAGGGGATACACAAGTTGCGCTGTCGTGGACGAATCCTGGTGGAACATGGGATTCTATCGTCATCGTCCGGAAGACGGGATCCTACTCGACTTCCCCAGCTGACGGAACCACGATCTACGACAGCACGGGAACTAGTCACACGGACACGGGCTTGACGAACGGTACAACGTACTACTACTCGGTATACACTCGTGCCGGAGGTACCTACTCCAGTCCAGCTCAGATCTCGGCACAGCCTCAAGCAGCCTCCCCACCGCCTCCGCAACCTGGTGACGATCCTGCTCCGGGAACGGAGAAGGTTGGTAAGTTCCCGGCCGGGACGACAGGCTTCAAGGGCATGTCCCCGGACGCCAAGCGCGCCTTCCGGTTTACGATGCCTGCAGGCAAGCAGTTTACTACCTTCTGGGCCCGTATGAGGGGTTCTGGAACAGGTTCGTCGACGCAACCTATCAAGGTGGTTGTGTACAACGCCAACACGGCCGCCCGGTTGGGAGTTTCGAACGAGCGGGTGCTGGCAGAGAACATGGCCGAGCAGTGGGTTGAGTTTACTGTCGCCTCACCCATCAAGGGTCCCCCTTCGGGGGGAGACATCCTGCTAGGATTCCATTCAGGTCTCCGATCGGGTACGCCTACCGGTGAGGTACAGTACTCCTTCGACTCCGTGGCGGGGGGACTGCTCGTCAACAGTGACGTCTATTCAGATGGCCCCTCAGACCCCTTTGGAAGCGGTACTACAGACAACTTTGTGGGGTCTGTCTTCGGGGTCGTGCAGAATGTTCCCTCGCAGCCTGGTGGGACCGAGCTTGACGTCTCGTTCTCTGGTAGGGGTGACTGGCAAGTCGACGCTGAGCTCGGCGGGACGGTGCCTCCGGCCCTTAGGGTGGCTTACTTCCCCGAGGTGGAAGGATGCACCTGCTGCGACGGTTTGGGCGTGCGGGATGTGTCGCGTCCTTACCTAATCGTAGATGGTCAGAAGGAAGGGCGTGTCAGGTGGGTTGTCGGCACCGGATGGGTGTCAGGACCATAAGCAGAAAGGGAAGTAGATGGCAACGCAGCTAGGTGCGTACCTGAAGGAGAAGCTTGTACGCCACCTCTTCAACTTTGAGGATTGGGCACCTCCCGGTACGCTGTATCTTGCTCTGTACACCGTGACGCCGACTAGCGATGCGGGTACTGGTGGTACTGAGGTCTCGGGTAACGCCTACGCTCGTAAGGCGCTAACAATCAACGGGGCAACCTCCTGGACCCAGTCTGGGGCGACGGTGTCCAACACGAACTCGATTACTCACGGTACACCTACAGGTGGCAACTGGGGCAACCTCAATGGTGCAGCGCTCTGGGACGCCTCGTCTGGCGGTAACTTCTTCGGATTCGCCGACCTAACGAACGCCCCGGTGGCGACCACCCAAGACGTCCCTGTGGTATTCGGTGCCGGCAAGCTAGTCTTCCGCCTCATCGTCAACCCATAATCTCTAGGTAGGATGCCTACTCCGAGTACTACTCTCTCTATCCTAGTACTAACCTCTACCCAGAGGAAGGAGAAATGCCTCTAGTCCCAATCGACGTATCGACGCCGTCGACCGACGGCAACGCTTACGTCGGTCCGGCGGGAGCTGACTTCTTGCAGCTCTTGCCCCACTTTAGGAAGGACGTCTCGGGTAAGTGGAGGGGAAAGTGCCAGATCCCTGACGACTACGCTACAGGAGGGACCGTTAGGCTGTCCATCATGGCTAACGCCGCGAGCGGAGTTACGAGACTCAGCATCGGGTATGCTTTCGTGGCTGACGGAGAGGATCTTGATCCCACCCTTACAGGTGTGGCAGCACAGGATGTTACGGTACCCACCACAGCCCTCAGGAGAAAGGACGTGAGCTTCTCCGTTACAGGGGCAGCGCCGGATGACATCCTCCTCGTAGAGATCCACCACGAGGGGGCTCACGCCAACGACACGCTGGCAGTGGACACAATCCTCGCCGATGCAGTCTTCCTCTACGCAGTCTAACTCGTGCCAGTAAACTTCGCTGCAGCCTCTACCCAGGCCGTCCGCAGAGCTGCGGCGGACCTGACTGCGCCCTCCGACTGGACCTTCTGCTGTTGGTACAGGTGGAATGCGGCCGCGGCGAACCGAAACGTAACGTCCTTCGGGGAGGGGTCCACTCTCCCGATCGACATCTACTTTGGCTCAGCTGAGGCTGGCCGGATCATCATTGACAGAGAGACGGGTAACGAGACTGCCCGCTGGTGGGTAACGGCGGCCAACATGGTCCATGTGGGCAATGGCGTAAAGTGGCTATTCCTCGCCATTACTCAAGTGGGGACGAACACCCCCACAGTGTACCATTCTGACCCAGCAGTTGACTCCTGGCCAACGAGCCGTACTGTAACCACCAGTATTGCACCTACGGCAGCTGGCCTCACGCCCGGAAGTGTTCGCCCGCACTACGGAAACGACCCCAGCTTCGGCTTCGCTCTTGGCGGGGATCTGGCCTACGTTTCTTGGTACGACGTAGCCCTCACGGAGGGCGAGCTCAGGACAGTAATGTGGAGGGGCTACGTCCTAAGAAGCGTCTTGGATGCACGGCCTCTGTGGAACACCTCCCTGATCTACGACCTGTCAGGCAGCGGTGACGTTGGGGCCCTTAACGGAACGCCTACAGACGCCTTAGGAGGGCCTCCCACTAGAACGCCGTCCCTTCTCAACCGTAGGGGTCTTACTCCGTTCACAGTTATTACCCCTCCGACGGAGCTCGAGGCCAACGTTTCTGGCAGGGGTGAGCTGTCCGCCGAAGTCGGAACCGCCGACATTCTCATTGAGGGTAGGGGTGAACTTTCGGCGGCGGTTAGTTTCCCAGACGGTGTTCAGCTTCAATACGACCAGCAGGGCCGAGGTGAGTGGGTACTAGGAAACGTTACCCACGAGTCCGTCGAAGTCTCCAACGTCGTCCTCGATCCCTTCTGGCGGCCTGGAGCCGTCGGTAATGGACGCTACCGCGTCTCTGGAGAGGTTCTGGCACCAATTACAGATGGCACGATCGAGTGGCAGCTCATCATCTCCGGAGTGCACGGCTCTTGGATGACAACTACAGTCGACCTGGACAAAGTTGGCAAGTTCGGATTTTGGGTCGAACCCCCTTTCCAGCAGGGAGTCCAGTACACGTTACGCCTGAGAGTCTCGGCTCCGTCGACGGGGCCCACAATTATCTTCCAGGAATCCTTTGTGTGGATCTGGACAGTCCACGACGTTGTGGGACGTTTTCGCAGTTTGTACATGCCCGACTTCCTCAGGGAGAGCTCCCTCGGGAATGGACTATATACCGTCCACGCCAAGGCTCTGGCGGACATCTACGTGATGCTTGAAGATTGCGTCTTCCAGTCAATTCCCAGTAAGGTCACCTGGGCTATTGCTGACTGGGAGAGACAACTTGGCCTCCCATCGTACTCGGAGCTAAGGTTGGCAGACCGTCGAGCCCTGGTGGTCGCGCGCAGGTTCGTACTCAGCGACGAGGCCAGGACCGAATTCGTCAAGTCCGTAGGCGCCCCCGCGGGTCAGGATATTGGAATTGTGGACACCTACCCGACGTACACAGTTACTATCAGGCTGCCCGCCGAGCCAGGTGATGCCCTCTATAGGGCTATGACCGAGCTCGTACAAGAGCTTAAGCCAGCAGGTATCAATGTAGTCCTTGCCGCTGAGGGGGCCTTCCTGGCTGACATCAGCGCAGCAGGCGATCCCGTCTAGCAGCAGGAGCGAAACAGTGCCGATTGTACAAATTGACTTCGAGACCGGGACCATTGTCTCTGCTGACTTCCTAGACAGGATCCAGGAGGTCCACGCAGGGCTCGCTTGGAACTGTGCTCTACAGTGGAGCCCGGGATCCACTACGGTTACCGTCCCCGCCGGGACTGGGAACGCAGCGGCCTGTCTTAACATTGGCGGCAAGATGCGTTTGGTGGAAAGTCCTCTGAGCATTACGTTCTCTCCCAGCACCTTCCCCACCACAGGGATCTACAACATCTTTGCTACTACCTCCTCGAACGACAACGATCGGTCGTTCTCGCTAGAGGCACGTCTTACGTCGGCGGGGAACCCTTCTGCAGCCTTCTTCCGCAACATTGGAACCGTTTCGTGGAACGCTTCCACCTCACAGATTGTGTACGTGCAGCCCACCGCGGGGCACGAGAAGCACGCTCACACGCATATGTCCGCAGGAAACGATCCTCTCCCCGCAGACAGTGTCAGCTCGGGGATGATCCAGGCGAACGCTGTAACAGGAGCCAAGATCCTGGACGGGGCGGTTTCCACATCTAAGCTACCCGACGCCACTGTCACAACGGCTAAGATCCAGGATGGGGCAGTTGCTACTGCTAAGATCGCAGACTTGGCCGTCACCAACGCAAAGCTGGGAAGTAGTGCCGTAACCGCTGCTAAGATCCAGGACAGCACTATTACCAATGCCAAGATCGCTAACGACACTATCCAGTATGCCAAGCTGCAGCCTCCGGAGTTTGCAACCTTCTCGAGTACCATCCTGACAGGAGGTTCTAACTCCTACCTCGTGTGGGATGTTACGCCAACTACTCCGGGTTACTATATGTGCTCACTGTGGGGCAACCACCAGTTCTCCCTCACAGCCACAGGGACATATTGGGGGTACATCTGGATTCAAGCACCTGCAGGAACTATCGTTGCCGCTGCTGGGGCTCCCAACTATGGCCAGACGGGAGTCAACACCGACGTATCTTGTTCGGCCTTCGTGAACCTTTCGAGCGGCCAGAAAATCCAGTTCTTCGTGGGCAAAGTAAACGACGCCAACCTCAATAACACAACGTTTCGGGCAGCTTACTACCGCATCAAGTAGCCACTGAGAGGAGGAGGAGGAATGACTACTCCGGATAGTCCAAGCAAGGGTCTGGCGACTTACGTCGGCCTAGCCTTGACCTTCCTGGCAGCCGCCCCCGTCTGGATTGGCGAGCTGGCAGGAGCAACTGAGCCCCTTGGGGTTCCGTCATCAACCTGGGTTACCGTTACTCTGGTCATCGGTGCGCTGACCGTCTTCGGTCGGATGCTCCAGGCCGCTCTCGGCATCTACGCCGCGTGGCGTGACGGTGGCACGGGACAGCCTAACCCGGTTCCCCCTTCGGACCCAGGGGACCATGGGGATCAGGGCGATCAGCCCATCCTCCCGTCTGACTGATAGGGAAACGGAGCACCGATGGCATACCGCCCCAATCTAAGAGCAGGTGCCCGCAACCTCGCGGTTAGGGCGATGCAGAATGGTCTCCACCGTGCGCTCCACGCCAAGGGGCTTCCCCACAAGAACAACAGGCAGGGTGGGTACGGTGTAAAGACCATCGAGGACGTCAACCGCTTCAAGCACGCCTACGGGATTCGCCCCGTTATCGGGCTGACGTTTGGGCAGGAGGCTTGGGCAAAGCTCGAGCCATTCCTAGGTCGCTACGACAGGATCCTCCTTGCTCGAATGTACGCGCGGCAGCGGGCGAAGGCCATCGCGCGCAAGAAGGCAGAGGAGTCGTCCCTGGGGCGGAAGATCGAGGACGCAGCAGGTCGGTTCTACCTCGAGCGCTGGCGCTTCCAGTACTCTTGGTTGCGGCCGTACCTGCTGCGGCCCTTCTCCCGCCCGAGGGGGTACTACGACTGTTCATCATCTTCAACCGTGATCTATCATGAGGCCGGGGCACCCGATCCTAACGGGTTCGGGTACAACGGGTACGGGTTCACCGGTACCATTTGGCCTCGGGGTAAGTTCACAACTGACAACCCGCAGCCGGGAGACCTGGCTTTCTACGGGTACGACTCGCGTTCCATCAACCGTGGGGGGCCTTCGCATATGGCCGTTGTGATCTCGGCGCAGAAGGCTAGTGCTCTCCTTGGGTACACAGTCTCCGGAACGCACGTGGTGAGCTTCGGCTCCAACCCGGTGAGAGTTCTACCCCTTAGGTACCGTAGCGACTTCCGCGGTACTAAGTCCTACCTGCCGGAGTCGTAATGGCACAAAAGGATAAAGCAGCTAAAGCACCCAAGAACCTGCTCGTCGTGGCCACTATCGAGACCTCCGATGGGAGGCGCTTCGAGACTGGAACCCCAGTTACTGCAGAGGACTTCTCTCAGAGCGACCTTCGGGCGCTCAAGAAGGCAGGGGCTCTGCAGGATTTCGAGCACGTCCACATCACCTCCGGTGACTCGGGCGGGGTAATTGATGAAAAGGAGGCATGACATGGAGATCGCTCCTGTCCAGGAGAGGGGTCTCTGGCAGTGTCACTGGAAGGTGGAGAAGTTCCACGGCGAGGTCACCGAAGAGGAGATCCGTCGAGGAGAGGTACAGCCGTACGAAGTTCTCGAGCGCGAGGGGAACCTCCTCGTCTACGGGGGCTCTTCCAACATTTGGCAGAGCCTCATCGGGAACGGTACCACCACCGGTGGCCAGACTCTGACGTACTTCAACAACGCCAACGCGCACATCGGGGTTGGTGACTCCACGACCGCGGCGGCAGCCACCCAGACGGACCTGCAGGCAGCGTCCAACAAGGTCCGTAAGGCGATGGAGGCGACGTACCCCACGCACACGGATGGGACCACCTCCGGGTCGGCGACGATTACCTTCCGGAGTGTCTTCGGCACAGGTGACGCCAACTTCGCTTGGCAGGAGTGGGGCGTGTTCAATGCCTCAACTGGCGGGCGGATGCTGAACCGCAAGGTTGAGTCCCTGGGGACGAAAACTTCAGCTGCGACCTGGACCTTCACGGTCACGATCACGCTGTCGTAAGGGGTGGGCTAGGTGCTCGTCGCGTCAACTCGGGCACCTAGTTCTACTACCTATCCTAGCGATAAGGCCTACCCCACTGGAGGAGAGATGGCCACACTAGAAGTAGCGCCGGGACAATTTTCATCGAAGTACTCTGCAGCCTCCGCAGGAGACACTCTTCTGTTGAAGGCTGGGACCCACTCCCTCGGATCAGGCTTCTTCAGCCTGAACAAGAGGGTCGTCATCCAAGCTGAAGGCTGGACTGAGGGAATGGCACTCAGGAAAGAGGCCCATATGGGGCTTCCAGTCAAGGTGCTGGGACGTTTCTCGGTAGGATCCGGAGCCGCGGGTATCGTAATGCGAGGCTTCTGGCTCGACGGGGGAGTGAGCACGCAGGCATCGGGCACGATGCTAGTGATGTGCCACGACTTCACGATGGAGGACTGCCTCCTCACCAACCGCACGAACGGGTTCCCCGGCCGGATCCACACAACACTGGGTCAGGCCTCGATCAAGTGCCGGAACTTCCGTTTCTCACGGTGCCGGTTCACCAAGATTGGGGACCCTGCCCGGGCTGACCACGATCACCCACTCTACCTGAAGTCGACTGCGTCAGGTATCGTCGAGGACTGCCTGTTCTACGACCTGACCGACGGTTGGGCCTTCCACCTTTACCCTGACGGCGACGGCATCATTATGCGCCGCAACACCATTGACAGAGTCAACGGAGGGATCACCTTCTCAGGAGCAACTGACTCTACCACAGGGTTCTCGGGCTGCCAGAACAGCTCTGACTCGGTTGTGGTGGATTCAATCTTCACTAACTCCAGGAAGAGCTCTCGCGCCCTGGTCGAGTCGTGGTGGGGATGCACCCCAGGTACCGGTAACAAGGTCATCAACACTAACGTCTGGAACGCTTCCGGAATGGTAGGAGGCCGCCTGAAGGGCACCGGCTACTCCACGGAAGGCATCCGTAACGTCGATCCGCAGTACATGGACCCCTCAAACGGGGACTATCGCCTCAAGGATACCTCTCCGTGTAAGGATCTCGGTCCCACGCAGCTGCGTCCGGGCATCACGCCACCTCCGCCCCCTCCGCCGCCCGACACTACGGGCCCGGACCTGATGATCACGGCACCTACCGAGAGCCCGCTCTCCGGGGAGGTTAGGTACGCTGCAACGGCAGCTGACCCTTCAGGGGTTGCCAAGGTAAGCTTCCGTCTCTTTGGCGATGGGGCCGACCTTACCTTCGACGACACGGCCAGCCCGTACGAGGGAACCTTCGACTCCACGCAAATCCCCAACGGAAGATACACGCTAGAGGTAACGGCAACGGACACCAAGGGTAACTCGACCACGAAGACGGCGTCCTTCATGATCGAGAACGCTCCTCCGCCGCCTCCGAAGCCCGTGATCTCCCGGGAGCTGAAGGAAGCCATCATGTCCCGAGTGATGCATCGTGCAACGCAGTGGCGAGGCCGTGTGGGCACGGTTCAGGGCCCGGAGTACGCCGGCTGGATCGAGGGGCAGGGCGCCCCGGAGAGGGCTGCGAACCTTCGTGACGCGGTTGGCGACATCTCCACAAACGCGGACATCCTGATCGCAGAGGTTGGCGCTCTGCTGGAAGGTGCTGAGGAGGTCTAGTGCCTTGGACCAACTATGGGTGGCAGAATAGCCCCTCAACAGCAACACCCCTCTCGGCCGTAAACCTGGAGGACTTTGGAGAGCACGTCTATTCACTAGCCGTAGCCCAGGTCTTCAATGTGAAGGATTACGGTGCCACGGGGGACGGAACAACGAACGACACCACTGCGGTGCAGGCAGCCATTGACGCAGCCGAAGTTGCCGGTGGTACCGTGTTCTTCCCCCGCGGTACTTACTCCTGTTCAGACCTTGAGGTAGCTGCTGACAGCGTCACTCTCCGGGGAGAGGGCTGGGGCTCCATCATCAAGCAGCGTACGGGCACAGCCCCTCTGTACCTGATTAAGGTCAACCCAGGCACCGGAGGAACTGCTGACCCTGCAACCAACCGGCGAAACCTGGTCTTCAGGGATCTCCAGCTCCGTGGGACCGTAGACGTTGATGGGTTTGCCACGGGACAAAACGTCCACCTAATGTCGCTCTCAGCAGTGGACGACGTACTGATCCAGAATGTCTACTTCCGAGGGTACCGTGCTGACGGTTTGTACCTTGCCTCTTCGCACTCTGCCGGAGTGGAGAGACACAACAGGTACATCAAGATCGTCGGCTGCCGCTTCGACGGGATCAACCAAGACAACAGGAACGCCATCACAATCATTGATGGTCGGGACGTTCTAATCCAGGGATGCACCTTCCTCAACAGCACGCGCACGGACATGCCTGGGACAATCGACATCGAGCCCAACTCAGGTTCAACCTTCGCCGTCATTCGCAACATCCGCATCGTGGGTAACTACTTCGAGAAGTGCCGCGGCACCGCTGGAGCTGTTGCGTACCACATTATCCCCACGCAGGCGGACCTAACAACTAAGACCCAAGGGGTCGTAGTTGCCCACAACGTCTTCAACAGCGTAAGGTGTGCGGCCTTCTTCTCTCACGTACAAGACCCGACTGACTCTACCGTCCACAACGACATCATCTTCGCCAACAACTACTGCAACGGAGGCCGTGACGACGCGAGCTACTTGGGCAATAACCCCTTCCAGATCCAGGGCGTACGGGGCGTCAAGATCGTAGGCAACGTCTTCGACTACTGGTGGAATGGCGTCTCTATCGGCTTCGCAGCAAGCCAGTCCGCCCGGGACGTGGAGATCGACGACAACGTATTCACCGATGTTGGCCACGGTGACACCCGTGTGATCAAGCTGGAGAAGGGCCACCGTATCTGGTTCCGTCGGAATACCTTCGACACTGCAAACGTCGTCCTACGCTTTGCCGAGGGCTCTGGAGCAACGGGCTCAAGCTCGGGCATTCTGTTCGCAGACAACCGCTTCGTGGGCACTGTTACGACGTTTGCCAACAAGGCAGCAGGGCATACTACGACAGCATCCTCCAACAGGGCTTACCGCAACCTCCTGGGTTCGACAACAGTCGACACCACGCTGTTTACCCCCGACGTGATCGTCGCCACGGCTACGTACGACCCCCCATCGCTGGCTGATGGGGCGTCGGCCTCAACAACTCTGACGGCAACGGGAGCCGCTGTGGGGGACTTCGTGGAAGTAAACCACTCGTCGGTGGAAACTAACGGTGGCTCCTGGATTCTACACGGATTCGTCTCCGCCGCAGACACGGTCAGGGTTACGATCATGAACCGGACCGGGGGCACAGTGGATCTGGGTTCAGGAACCCTTAGGGCAAGGGTCGTAAGGAATGTGAGTCCGTAATGGCTGTTACCGCATACGCTTCGGGCACCCAGTCCTGTACGATCGGTACGGAGCACTTCCTGTCCTCGCCGAACGTCGCCGGAGTATTCGAACTGGTCCTCGACCTCAACGCCCTGGCGAACGGCGACCTCCTGGAGATCAGAGGCTACCAGATGACCCTCACGGGAGGCACCGAGAGGGTAGCCCTGTTCCAGATAGTTGCAGATGCGCAGCCGGCTGACACAAAGACGTGGCCGTCCGAGCCTCTCTCTAACGAGCTCACGGATACCAATTCCCTGCGCTTCTCGATCAAGCAGGTTAGGGGCACTGGCCGCTCGATTCCCTGGAAGGTACTGAAGCACGCATGAGCCCGATCTGGCCTGTTAAGGAGGTTTCCCTTCCTGCCTCGGGCGCAGTCTCGACGCTCTCTGAGCACTCTATGGTCGGGAATATGTCACGCGTCTGTGGCCAGTCTGGTGCCTCAGGCGCGTGGCCGTCTGCGAACCAGGCTCGGTTCTTCCCCGTGGTGCTGGAGACGGACTTCGTGGTCACGGACTTCTGGTCCTACAACGGGGGAACGGCGTCAGGGAACCGGGACATCGGGCTCTATGACAAGCAGCGCAACCTGCTTCTGTCCACGGGGAGCGTTGCCCAGTCGGGCACATCGACCATTCAGACCCATAACGTCACCGACACAGAATACCCGGCGGGGCTCTACTTCATTGCCCTCGCACACTCTGACACGACGGGCACTTACTTCCGGCTGACCACCTCTTCTATTGGTATGGATTCTGCTGGCGTCCGTGCACAGGCTTCAGCGCTCCCCCTGCCTTCTAGCTTTACACCCAGTGCTATAACGTCCTCATACTGGCCCGTGTTCGGCTTCACGATGATCGGAGTCGTATAGTGGCTCGGGCAACTTACCATGTGCCACCGATCCAAGTGTCCTCATGTATGGACTTCTTCGGGGCAGCTGGTGCCCGTGCAGTTGGTGTAAGCCCATCGGGGGCGGCAGCTGCTGCGTGGCCTTCAGCGAACCTGGCAATCTACCACCCCTTCTTCAACTCTTGGTGGTACCCGATCAGGCGCCTCTTTTGGGGGAACGGGGGTACTTCGGGCAGCAACATGGACATCGGGATCTACTCCCGAAGGGGGACGCTGATTATCTCAACGGGCACAACTGCACGGGTGGGTACGACTAACCTGCAGTATGTCTCTGTGGACTACTTGCTCCCTCCCGGTGGGTACTATCTGGGCCAGGTCTGTTCTGGCACAACAGGAATGATGCAGTCAATTGGAGGCACCTGGACGGCCGCGGCTGCTCGAGCCTGCGGGCTGCTACAGGAAGCTCTGGGTTCGACGGTTCTGCCGAATGCAATGACCCCAGCTGCCTTCACAGGCACTGCTGTTCCTCTAGCAGGCTTCACTCTGGACTCGAGCCTGTAGATGGCCCGCTCTCGCCGGACGCTACTCCTCCGGCTACCTAGTGCCGCAGGGTCTCAGAATGTAGAGGCCTCTGACAGTGCGTCGGCAGCAGACGCCACCAGTACCCTAAGCGCTACTATCTCGGGGGCTGAAACTGCCTCGGGCGCTGATGCACTAAGCACCCTGACAGCTAGCCTGACGGGGACTGACGTCGGTACAGAAGCCGAGGGGACAACTGCTGTGTCCCTCGGTAACGCCGACACCGCTACTGGTGCTGACGTTACTACCTCCATCGCGGCGACTACGTCCGGCTCAGAGACCGCAGCTGCTGCTGAAACAGCATCCTCCGAGGCTACCAGTACGGCCTCGGACTCGGCTACCGTAGCTGAGGCCACTGCAATAGCCCTAAGCAATGCGGACTCGGCTACTGCCTCCGACGCTCTGCAAACGCTAAGTGCCAGCACCTCAGCCACCGAGTCTGGAACAGGAACGGATGCCAACGCGGGAATTGCCACTTCGGCAACTGAAGGGGCTGCAGGCTCAGAGACCGCGGCTCTCGCTGCTGCCCTAGACGGGACAGAAACAGCAACCGGAAGCGAGACCTCAGCTACAGGCCTCTCTGGGACGGATACCGCTACCGCGGCGGATGCGGCGTCTGCACTAACTGCTGCTGCGGCCGCTTCTGAGGCAGCTTCCCTAACCGATACAGCTGCCGACATTGCTCTAGGAGCTTCGGACACGGCTGCAGGTGCCGATCAGGGATCAGTCACCGAGCAGGTCGCAGTCAGCGGCTCCGACTCAGGCTCAGCTACAGAGCAGGCGTCCCTAGCAGCCACCGCCTCCAACGGAGACACGGCAACCGGCAGTGAAGCTGTAGCAGGGATCGAGCTGGGGGACGGCGAGAGCGGAAGCTCAACGGAGGCCCCGAGCATAGCCGCCAGCCTCTCCTCTACGGAGGCTTCGGCAGCAGAGGACCTGAACGCGGGGTTGGCTCAAACCGCTGGGGACACAGGTACTGCTGCTGAGGGAACCGTTACCTTGTCCGTGACTGCGTCCAGCAGTGACTCCGGGGCAGCAACCGACAACGGCTCCCTTGAAGACCAGGTTACGAAGAACGCAAGCGAGTCGGCTACGGTTACGGAGACAGCCTCTGTATCGGTTACCCTGAGCGGTGGCGAGACGGGCTCGGGCAGCGAGGCTGTGGACCCCTTCCTCATGCAAGGTTCCGAGGCGATCTCGGGAGCCGAAGGCACCTCCGCTATGGGCGTGGTGGTCGATCCTCCTGCCGAGACCTTGCTTGCGTCAGAGGCCCCGGCCCCGGCTATTGCTCTAGCAGGTGTCGGAGATACTTCCTCAGGAACCGAAACGGCAACCTCCGTTGCAGTATTGGATGCCGCGGACACCCCAACCGGACAGGACACGTCCGTCGACACGGGTACCTCAGCTGCCGAAGTCAGCACCGCGACGGAGGCACCGAGCATCTCAGGTACCCTAACTGGGTCGGACACCTTAAGCGGCGCCGACGAGGGCAGCTTAGGGGATACGGGGACGCCGAGCGGTAGCGACTCAGCAACCTTGTCGGAGACTGCCTCGATAGAGGCGTCCTTTACCATCCAAGAGCAAGGGACCGCAACCGAAGGTACCCCCTCCATTGCTCTGGCGGAAGCGGAGACGGCTTCAAGTAGCGACCAGAGCACCCTCTCCATTGTTCAGGATGTTGCCGGGGCGGAGACAGGCTCCTTGGGGGAGAACGTTTCCGTTGCTGTCACTTTGGGCGGGCAGGACAGCTTTGATGAGGACGACGCGGCTTCCTCTACAGCCGTGCTGGCTGCGGCAGACGCCTCCTTGGGCGTCGATGCCGGTGTCGTCACGGCTCCCTTCTTCGCCGAGGACTTCTTTGCCGCCGCTGAAGGGTCCTCCCTCGCAATCCACGAGTTTCGGCAAGCCGCGGAGACCATCGCAGCCTCATACCAGGCCCTGGTTAATGCTTCCCTCCAGGACGGCGACCTGGCTGCACTGCTGGAAGATGGCTCGGTCGGGGGCACTCTCCTCTTCGGCCTATCGGCCATCCTTACGTTGGTTGCAGCCCCCCGCGCCGTCCTCCTAGCTGCTGCCACCCCAGCGGCCACCATTACACCGGTTCTGTACCGCGCCTCCATCGTTCCCCTAGCTCGACCGGAGGCCACGCTTACCAGGGTGCGACCTAAGGCAACTGTCACCCCTGCGGAGGAGTAAACATGAGCACGGGCACTACACTAGCCCTGGTTAGGGGCGACACCAACGAGTACGACATCGAGGTCAAGAAAGGCACGGTGGCGCAGAATCTGACAGGTATGTCGCTCCGGTTCACAGCCAAAACTGACCCGCTCGACCCCGACGCGGACGCCGAGATCCGCAAGACGATCGGTTCGGGGATCACCGTGACTGATGCTGTCCAGGGGAAGGCTAGGTTGACGCTGTTGCCGGCCGACACTGCCTCGATGCCGATCGGCAACCCGACCTCCAGAGGAGAGTACTACACCACCCCTCTATCGTGGGATCTCCAGATGACCGACTCCTCTGGCAATGTTTACACCCTTGCCAGGGGGAAGATCGTCGTTAGGGGGGACATCTCGCTCACGGTTCCCTAGCTTCCTGGGGCGGCCCTTCCCCCGCTAGCCCTGGGGAGGCTCCGATCCGCTCGGGCCGGGTTGGAGCAACGAGGAGGGAGAGGTACCTGCGCCGCCTCTCCCTTCTCCTAACCTACCAGCCGTTACGGTACCCAGACTACTCGGGCACCTAGTCCCATCATTACGGGCACCGGAGCTTACCGCTAGCAACTCAGGTGCGCGGCTCTCCGCACTTCTAGGAGGTGCTTCGTGTTCCAGTCGTTCCTGATTGTCTCAGCATCGCGTCTGTAGCGACATCGGGCGATCAGGATGCTGCGTGGGCCTTCAGTCGTTGCTGAGACACATTCCCGTCGTACCTCCCACCGTAGGTACCGCCAGCGACTTCTGCGTCTGATAAAGTAGGGCCTCACTGTTCTAGGCTCTTACCCGTCTTGCGCCTTAGGCGGGGCTTCGGTTCGTAAAGCTCCATCTCCATAGGGCTGCCGTGGGGACCCTGAGCGGTGTACCTCGAGGCAATCTTCAGTACATCGCTTGGGGGTTCTACGGGTAGGCCCGGGAGGATGATACGCTCCCAGATCATTTTGCCGGCGGAGTCATACGCTCTGTACGTGACTCCGTCCTCTTTTGCCATCGCATCGTCCTTTCTACCCAGAACAGGAGATTATCCTTAAACTCTTCCAGACGGCCGGTTGGATTGGGAATCGTGGCATCAATGAGAGACGGAGGAACTCCCTCCTCAGACCGGTGTCCCTTCAACTCGGCACCTAGTTCTACCGGTTCTCCCGTACGCACGATCTTGAAGACGTACCCTCCGAGGTCTCTGATCCGCTGCGCCTCGTTCGTGAACCGGACGTCAGTGATTACGAAGGGGCCCTCCCCAGTTTGGGGAACCCCTTTCGGCTTAGCAAGCGTGCCTGGCTCAGGATGTGGAAGAAGCTGATCGACCCAGAAGTCCTCTCCGAACAGATCCCTACCTACTTCGGAACCCATTCTTTGCAACAGGGTTCGAATAGTAAGGGGCTTGATATCCAGTGGTGGATTCGTGCCACCGAACTCGAGCCAAAGGTGCTCGTGCGTCTTCAGTTCTTCGATCCGCCCAACCGTCGTGCCCAGTAGGGCGGCGACAGCTTGTTTGAGAGGACCAGCAAGCTTCAAGTTGACAGCTTGTGGGTAGGTCTCCTTGATGATCCTGTACGCTGTATCCTTGCCTGCGTAGGCGTCTCCGGTGAGCCCCAGCAACATCAGAACCAGTCCCTACTGGTGATGATGTGAACTTGTACGTTCAGCTTCTTCATAGTGGCTGCGAAGGCAGCTAGAACGGCAGTCGGGTCAGGCACCTTCTGGGCGGATGCGGATCTGCTCAAGGATCTTGGCCAAGCGCGTGAGCTGCGGTGAACCATAGTCACCCTCTTCTCGAAGGCGGATAAGTTCGTTGATAACGTAGTTGAGGACCGTATGGGCGTTCTCACGGGTGCGCTTCTGCCTCTCAAGGTAAAAAGCCTTCTTGGACTCGAGTTTGACCTTGATGTAGCAAGGCTCACAGTAAAGAGCCCTACTGGACCTGGCAAGTCTCTCGCGGCAGGAGACGCAGACATGGTCCGGCCGCTTCCTACGCCTCCTTGCACTGGGTTGGCCCATCCTCTGGGCCCTGCGGACTATCGGCCTGCATTCGTCGCAGTAGAACGATCGCGGCCCACTTGCGAGGTCGCCACAGTTGTGGCAGATCCCAGTTACCCTCTTTCCCACCGGTTTCGACTCCCCTGTGAAAGGGGCCTCCCTCCAGAGGAGGCCTGTGCTCTTCTAGTTGTTCGGGACGACGACAAAGCCTCCGGCAGCTGCCTCAGCCCTGCGCGCCCTCACCTCCCATCTTTCCGCCACCTTAACGGCGGTCTCTGCAGTGTCAGTTGCCTCCCTGGCAGTCCTAACACAGGCCTGGAGCTCAGTGACGCTGTCGTCCGCCAAACGGACAGCTTCGATCTGCGTCTTCGAGACTCCTGGTTGGCTCATCAGCAGTGTTAGGGCAACGGTGGCAGCCACCAGAGAGGCTGTCAACAGCACTAGCGCGACGATCCTCATTGCTAGTACCATCCGTTGGAGGACTTAAACGCCCAAGCACCGCATGGCGACCCGTAACGAGGCACCATGTAGTGAAGAACCATCCACCTGATCTGCGTCGCGGGGTTGGTGGCCCAGTCGCTTCCGGCCGAAGCCATCTTGTAGCCGGGAAGAGCTTGCGGGATCCCGTAGGCTCCTGAACCCTGCCGGTTCCACACAGTGTGAACCCAAGACGACTCACCCATTACCACCCTGTCAACACAGGCGAAGTCGGCTTCCGAGAAGCCCCACTTCAGCATCAGGTACCGGGCGAGCGACCTATTGTTGGTCGGCGTCGGGTTCCTCAGCAGGCGGTTGATCTCGGCTTTTTCCTGCCGCCGCCTGTGGGACCTCTCAGCTGCCGGATGGAGCTCCCGCCAAAGGCGGATGAACTCCCTACGCACCAGCTCGTGACTCTTCTTGCCATCCTTGGCGTGGCCGTGTACTGCTACGTTACGGCCAGCAGAGACTCCCTTTAGTACCTTAGCCTTAGCGTGCAGAATGCTGTAGCCTTGGTACAAGGACACCGTCGTCTTGGGGACGGACTTCTTAACATGGTGTCCTGTTGCCGTCATCGGCATGGCTACCGCCGTCGTAGCTACTGCTACGAGGCACGCAGCAATAGCCAGCTTGAGACGTCGCAAGACATGTCTCCTTGTTCGTTTACCTTGTCCAGCACGGAGCCCTACCGCTGAGGGTTCGGTAGCGACTCAGGTGTTGGCCAGTAGTTCACCTCCTTCCTATCGTGCGCAAACTTGGTGTTAGAACCAGTCGAGCCACTCGGTTAGGTAGTGATGGACCGTGAAGCCCATCGAGCGGGCAGCGAGGTTGTGCGTTCCAGAGTCGTAGCTGCCGACATGAGGTCTTCTGTGGCTGAGAGTGAAGTTGAACGCCCGCAGAGTGTCCCCGTCAAAGCCCCGGAAGAGGAAGTTGATCCTCTCTACTACTCCCTCCCCCCTGGGCTTGATGTATTCGGGGTTTCCTGCCTCGTACTGCTCGCTGAAAAGGAGGTCTCGCACTGCCCTCATGAGGGCAATGTCATCCTCGTAGTCGAGGGGGAAGATGCCACTGAGACAGTTCTTAGCGGGCTCGAGGGAGAGGGCTTCGATCATCCTGCTTTCACGCTCCACGACAATGGGGCTTCTATACCCATGCCCACAGAGAATGAGCACCCTCCTGGTAGGATGTACTCTGAAGCGGTGAGCTACGCCTGGAATGTGATCACCTTGAAGCGGTCGTCGTCGCCCCACTCCTCCACGAGGATGGGTCTGACATGCTCGTCGTAGTCCAGTCCTCCAAGCCCGCAGCCTGGTCTGGGAACGATGACCTCCTGCCAGTCCAGCCGGTTGGCGAGTAGTAGCATCTCGTTGGCAGCCAGTTGGATCAGGTTGACTGAGGCATCGTGCCACACCTCGCTCTTGACGCCCATCATCACCAGCCAAGGAACGTTGCCCACCGCTCCTGGGGCAAAGGCATGAGTGTGCCGGCCCAGACGCTCGAGGCGCTCTCCGTACTTCAGGGGAAGGCTAGGAAAGCGGTAGGCTGCTTCTGCTGCGCACCCGCCTCCCATCACGTTTTTGCCCTGAGCCGTGACCGTCCAGTTCGTGGTAACGGTGATAGCTAGGTTGTAGGCAGGAGCTTGGCCATAGGTCCAAAGGTCTCCTGTGACATCGATCATGTAGCCGCCTTGATGTAGGTAGTGCCCCCTTCGACCTTGCGAAGCACTACGCCTTTGTCGATTAGGTGGGAGACTACCCTACCCACCAAAGCCCTGGTCATGCTTGCCTGCTCGGCAGCTTCCTTCTGGAGGTCGTTCCACGAGATCCACTCGTCTTCGGGGAGGATCTCCTGGAGGTCCTCGACTCCCTCCCTGAGCTGCTGCTCCTTCATCCGATCGTACGCTCCCGCCAGAGTGTTTCGGGCTGTAACAAGCTTCCCCTCCAGCCCTTCGCCTAAGTCCTCGCTCTTGTCAAGGATGGTCTCCAGGTCGCTAAGGGTTAACTGCACAGGGAAGGTCGTTACGACTCCCGAGTGAGCCTTCTGGTGGCGCCGGGAGCGCTCAACTAAGTCGGCCGCTGCAAGTTCTGCCTCCTGTGCAAGTCTGCGGAGGACTGAGGGTGTGATGTGCGAGCCTCGTGCAGGCCTCCAGCCCGCCTCCAGGGCGGTGAGAGCTTCTCTGACGCAGAAGGCTACTGGGGGCCGAGAGCGCGCTCGAGATCCCCCATTTTGGCCTTGTACTCCCACCAACCATCTCCTTTCATGGCGGTCCCCCACCCCCGACCAACCTTCGCGTCCATTGGGAACTCGAGAATCCCCTTGAGGCGATGCTTGACCACCCGCGCAGATGCCTCCTGCAAGACCTGGAGCACCTTCTCGGTGATCGCCTGGTTCTCAGGACACTCAACGAGGATGGAGTCGTGAACGAGGTTCACAATCTTGGCGTCAATCCTGTCCAGCTCGGGTTCAGCCGTCATGGCTGTCAGCAGCGTGAGATCGCTGGCTCCTGACTGGATGGCAAAGTTGGCGCTTTCGTTCTGGATCTCTTTGCGGGACGCTTCGGGCACGAATGGAAAGCGTCTACGACGACCAAAGGGGCTCACAAGCTGTTTACCCTGCAACGGAGCGTTCCGGCAGGCATCAATGTACCTCTTGGCTTGGGGGAACCTTGCAAACCAGTCGTGCACCATCCGCTGGGCTTCCGGCAAGCCAATCTTGAACTCGTGCATCAGAGAGAACTCCGTCCGTCCGTAGACGATCCCGAAGTTCACTGCCTTGGCTCGCATCCGTTGCTCTTCGGTGTAGTTGGGGCCGTAGAGGTCTGCAGCAACCTCATCATGGAGCTTGCGGCCTTCGCGGTAGATGCGGAGCAGCTCTTCATCGCGCGATAGGTGGGCGAGCATTCGAAGCTCTGCCTGATCAAAATCGGCCTCAACCAGGATTTTGCCGGGAGGAGCTTGAAAGATATCCCGGATAAGTGGGTCCCGTGGGATATTTTGAGCGTTAGGGTTACGAGAACTGAGCCGTCCGGTAGACGTTCCGTGAATGAGATAGGTAGAGTGAACTCTCCCATCCGCCTCCACCTCTCGTAGGATGCCCTCAACGTACGTCTGAAGCTGCTTGTTGATCTTCCGCAGCTTGAGCAGGTTCGTCACCAGGGGGTGCGGCGGAAGCTCCCGGAGGGTTTCCTCTCTGGTGTCTCTGATCCCAGCCCTCCCGGGGACGCGGAGTCGGAGGCGGCTGTAGATGAGCCAGCTTACCTGCCGGGGCGATGCGGGGTTGAACTCTAGCGGAATGGACTTGGAGTCCGTGGCCTTGGCGTACTCATCGGGGTCCCAGTACTGCTCCGCAATCTCCTGGATTCGGGTCTCGACTTCATCCTTCTCCTGGGCCAGAGCCGCAGCCACCTTCTCCAGATGCTCGAAGGAGACCCACATCCCGGCCCTCTCGACCCTCTGCAGAAAATGGCTGGCAGGAATGATCAGGGTCGTGTACAGCTCTTCCAGATCAGGGATCTTCCGGACCCTCTCCCGAAGGATGGGGAAGATCTGGAAGGTGTAGTCAGCGTCCCTAGCGAGGTAGGGGACAAGGATGTGCGGCGGAATCTTTGCCCAACCGTTCTCGCCCTTGCCCGCATACTTCTTGACGATGGCGTCGTAGTCTTCTGCCCCCAGGAGATCCGATGCCAGCTGCTTGAGGTCGTGCGTCCCCCGCACCTCGTCCAAAAGGTAATGGAGCAGCATCGTGTCCTCATCCGTGCGGGCGGGCAGGCCTACCTGCTGCAGGAAGCTGGTGTCGAACTTGCCGTTATGCCACACCCAAGTGATCGCTGGGTCCTCGAAGAGAGCCTTGAAGTCTGGATGGGTCCAAGTACTCCTGTACAACTCGGCCACAGGCACCCCGTCGTCGCCTGCACCGGAGCTTACCGTCGACTCGGCACCGGAGCTTACCGACCTGTCATTACGGGCACCATGTCCTACCCGTACTCGGGGAGGGAAGATGGCTACCTTGTTCTTCTCCCAGCAGATGCCCAAGTACTGAATCCAGTGCTTGCGGGGGTTGACGTCCGAGGTCTCGATGTCTGCTGCTAGAGTGCGGTGCTTCTTGAGGACCCTGCAGGCCTTGATCAGATCCTCTTCCGTCCGAACAACTTGGTAACGTGTCTCACCCGGATCCTTGGGGCGGCCTCCGTTGGAAAGGCTGACCGCGTAGGAAAGGTCGGCAGCAAGTCGCTTGAAGTCACCAGGGTTGCGAAGTACAGCGGCAGGATGTAGTGCGGGGATGATCCATCGTCCGTCGAACTCAATTGCCTTGCCCCGCTCTTGCGTGATCTTGAGCGAGAACTTGGCCAGCAGGGACTGCATAGCCGTATTGCCCAAGGCAAGAATAACCTTGGGGTCCACGAGCTCGACGTCTGCCAGGAGGCGGCTACGGCAAGCTAGGCAAGCTTGACGGAGGGCTCCTCCCGACTTGCTCATGGAGGGAGGAACCGAGCAAAGAAGTGCATTCGTTACAGCGACCTGGCCGCGCTCGATGCCAAGACGCTTGAACGTCTGCCAGAGCAGCTGGCCTGAGGGACCTACAAAGGGAACTCCCGTGCGCACCTCTTGCGCGCCAGGAGCCTCTCCGACTATCAGCAGAGGAGCACGACGAAGATCGGGCCGTACTACGGCCTGGCTCGTGAAAGGGCAGTTGGCGCATTGGCCCCCTGCCACGGAAGGACTTTGAGTAGCCACTAAAACCAGTCAGCCAGATGTTCTCTTACCGCCCTGCGGTAGTCCGGGTTCGCAACCTTCTCCACCAGCTCGAGTTCATGCTTTCGGACGGATTTTTCTCGGAGAATCCTGCTGGCTCGATACGAGGTGTGCCACTCCAGACTGCGGCGATAGCCTGCTCGAGAGCCTATAGGCACTAGAACCAGTCCGCGAGAGCTACCACGATGGCGATCTCGTGCCACCCTCCTAGCTCCGCGCGAGCTTTGAAGTTGTGGTGTTGAGCCTTTCGCCAATCGGCGTGGATATCGGTCATCAGGAGAAGGCGCACCCAACACTGTACTGGATCGGGATCCGGCATCAGAACCAGTCCTGGATCTCCCTCACGACCGTGGCCGCCAGCCCGTCGGGGGACCCTAGTACTGCGAGGCCAGCGAAACTGTAGAAGCGATTCACGCGCCACCACGAGGGGTACTGCGTACCCAAGAGTAGGAATACCCACTCCTGAGTTGATTCAGGCTCTGTTAGGGCCAACAAGCTAGAACCAGTCATGCATCTCGCAGACGACTGCCCATCCGTAAGGTTCGCAGCCCCTCTTGAAGGCTTCGTACTTGTGCATCCTCCACCACAGAGAGTAGTACTCAGGACTTAAAAGCACTCTCATCCAGCTCTGGGCTGGACTTTCTACCTGTATCAAAACCAGTCCTCGAGACTGGATCGAAGGTCAGCTGACTCGACAGCGCTAAGGAGGTAGAAGGCTGAGTGCAAGCTAATCTCCCTCCCGAGAACTCTCTGCAGCAGCCACTGTACCAAGTTCAGATACACTAGAACCAGTCATTGAGGTACCCGAGCAGCTGGCGCTTCTTACGGGGGCTAAGAAGCCACGAGGCCGAAGGCAGCGAGACCTCTCTGGTCAGGACATACTTCATAAGCCACTGCAAAGGCTCGCCTACCACTAGAACCAGTCCGTAAGCTCGAACCAGAGAAGGGCGTACTCAGAGCGGAGCCGCGCTGCGTACTCTAGGTGTTGGAGGCGTCCGAAGGCTTCCCGCCTGTCAGCAGAGCTCATCCCTAGAAGGAAGCGAACATGCTCCGCCGCCGCTCTTTCTAGTTCGCAGCGCACTAGAACCAGTCCTCGAGAACGCTCCGGAGTCTGGGGTGCGCCCCTTTGGTGTAGATATGGACCCTCAACCTCCGTTTTGCTGGGACTGACGACGCCAGAAATATGGCAGCTTGTCGATTGACAGCTTTCTCGGGGTCGTGCTTAGGTAGCTTCCTGGGGTCCGATGGCCTTACGTACTTCCACTGTGTTTTCGACCATGAGGACATTAACATCCTTGCTGTCGAGGAAGTTCTTCGGTCGGGGTGGTGTCTTCCGATGGGGGCCCCAGGCTACTCCAGCGAGCCCCATCCGGAGGGGGACAGCTGAGTCGATCCCCATGACCCCCGGTAGACTAGTGCACATGATGTCATCTGCCATGTCTTCAGAGAAGCCTAGGAGGTGAATCGGGAGCTGATGCCTACGGTAGACCTCTTTGACCAGGTGCTTCCGAGTCCCCATGGTGTCCGCTACGACTCTGGGTATCGAGAGGTAGCGCACACCTTCCAAGGAGGCTAGTTCCTCTGCGCAAAGTAGCGCATCCTCGTACGAGGCTCCCTGGACCACCGCAAGGAAGGGAGGGACCTCCTTCATCTTCCGCAGCTCGTAGTGCATGGCCACCGAGAGCTCGACGGTAGCTCGGCGGTTAGAAAGCACGTCAGCAAGCACGAGGCACGAGGCATCTACGATCCGGGAGGCTTCAGCCAGTGCGGGTGCCTGAAGGGGACGGCCCAGCTCGATCAAGGAGTTGTCCATGATCACGAAGGGCTCTCTTCCCTGTTCCCTGATGCGTCTGTAGAGATCGATCCAGCCATCAGGGTCCTCCAGCACCTTGTGGGCTAGCAGGAGGTGGTAGTCCCCTAAGACACCTTGTTCCTCAAGGAACCTGTAGTGCGTAAGGCTCCCTACAGGGGCAAACTGGCCCCTAGGGCACAAGAGTACTTTCCTTCCAGAGCTGGAACTCCTGGTACCCGGTTACTAGCCAGGGGGCCCTGTGCATCAGCCAGTCGGCCGGGTGCTCCCCCTCAAGCGTCTTCAGGACTTGGGCCGCGTGGTACTTCCCCTCCGTGAACTTGTTCATGACCTCGTAGTCAAGCCACCCTTCACGAGTACTTGGCCCAAAGACTACGGGCACGTTCCAGTTGCGATAGAGGATCTCCCTCCCAATGAGACGGCGCTGCAGGGGGTCCTCCGGGTAGGGCGAGGGGTAGCGGAGCTCCGGCACTCCGGTGGAGGGGCAGAGGATGAAGAGCTTAGGGTAGCAGAACTCAGCTTTCCACCCCTGAGGCCCTTCGATGATCTTGCCCCAGAGGGCCACGATCGCCAGAGTCGTCCACCTCTCGGTGCTGAATTCTGCTGCGTAGCTCCACGGCTGCTGCGGGTAAGTCAGCGCGTAGATGCCGCAGCGGCAGTTCTCGTCGGGGGCCTTGTGCGGCCTGTCGTCTGCGCACTTGGCCTGGAGCACCCGGCCTGAGGGCCACTTGATCTGGGTCAGGCTTGTGGAACCTAGGACACACTCCTTGCGGAGGAGCCAGGTACGCCAGGCCAGCATCGGCTCGATGAAGTCAGGGACGCCTGCCTCATCTGTCTGCGAAAAGCCCAGCCCACCTTCTCCTGGGGGCTGCTGCTGGTTGAACTTTGACATTAGGCAGGCACCTTCTCCGGGACCCTCTCCGGGGTCTTCTCAGGCGCCGGGCCGGGATCGCGCTCGGGGGCGGGCTCCCTCTCGGGAACGGGTGACTTCACCGGCTCCACTGTGATCGTTCGCTTGGGCTCACCGATCTCCATCAGGACTCCTTTCGGAACCGAAGACATCTTTCTTCAATAATATTGTATAGCATCCCTTATGGACGAATCAAGGGTCATCATAAAGTTTTCAAGAACTTAGCCGTTGCGTACGTGTGGTGGCAAAGTTGGTGCCGTCCTGTACCCAACCACCAGAGGTGGATGTAGTTATCTCGGTGACCCCAAGCCCGCACAGCAACAGCAGCGGGAGCTCCGTTACCCGGTCCGCCAGAGTAGGGGCGGTAAAGAACTCGGGTCCCGGACGGAACGTGGATGGCATTCAACCACATTGGGCTAGACGTCTGGCACGCAGGACGTCGTTGGCACGCCAAGCGTCGATCTCCATACGGAGAGCCTTATTACCTCTCGTCTGCCATTCAAGGACCTCTAGCAGCTCTCCTTGGGTCTCCCTTAAGGCCCTCTCTAGAGCTTCTGCCCGTAGGGCTCTCTCCACCCAAGCTTCTAGGTTGGGAGTGTTCCTAACCTCTTCAAGCAGCTCCCTCTCGTGTTGGGGAAGGTACTTAGTGTCGATGTAGGCTAGGAGGCGTGTTAGGGCGCTGGGCATTCGGGGCAGAAACTTTGGCCGCGACTCCAGTACATTAAGGCGTCACATACGGGGCAGAGCTGGCCGGTGACGATCTCACTTCGATCCGGGGAGATCCAGTCCAGGATGTCGATGGCATCTTGCTTGGTGAAGAAGCGGGCCTTCTCGACCCTTAGGGGAAGTTTGCGTCTCCGGTAGTCATCCACGAAGGTTCTGTACTTGACGTAGGCCTCCCTGAGGGCATCTAGCGTCATCAGCCTGTCGGGTTCCGCAATCTGCTTGCGTACGTACTCCTTCCAGGGAGGAGGCTCGACGTACACGAATCGTACCTGATGGGCCAGCAGGCGGCTCTCTAGGATCTGATGCTTGGACCCAGGAGCTCCCCTCCAGGTGTTCCGGTGACCGTTCAAGGAAGAATATACCCAGTCGTCTGGCCAAGGGAACCGGTCGTAGAGAAAGATACGGTCCTCTCGGCTCATTTCCCAGAGGTGAACCTCCTGCATCCCCAGGACGAGGGGATCTGCGAGGCTCTTGTCTGTCGGATCGGGAACAAGCTGGCGAACCTCAACGCGGTCGTCAAGATCGGCCATGAGCTCCAGTAAGGGAGTCTTTCCCAGCCCATCGAGTCCTATGACGATTCCGATTTTGGGGTACGCGCCCATAGCCTACTGCCCGATCAGCCTCAGGAACTCCTGCCGGGCACCCTTATTCTCGTCCCTGAACACGCCTCGGATTGCTGAGGTCACAGTGTAACTGCCGGCCTTACGGATCCCGCGGGCTTCCATGCACATGTGGCGAGCCGACATGACCACCATCGTGCCTTTAGGTCTTAGGTGGGTCTCGAGAGCATCAGCTACCTGCTCCGTCAACCTCTCCTGCACCTGCAGCCTCCGGGCGAAGATGTCCACCACCCTAGACAGTTTGGAGAGGCCCACAATCCGCCCCTCTGGGATGTAGCCCACGTGAGCGACTCCATGGAACACGACCAGGTGGTGCTCACAGGTAGAGAAGAAGGGGATGTCTTTGACGAGAACCATCTCGTCGTACCCGTCGGAATCGAACGTGGAGAGCACGTCCCGAGGATCTTGCTGGTACCCACTGAGGAAGTCGTTCAGGAAGGCTTTAGCTACACGGTGGGGCGTGTCCCTCAGTCCTTCGCGGTTAGGGTCCTCGCCAGGGAAAAGAGCCAGCATCTCGCGTACGGCGGAAGCTAGCCTCTCCTCCATTGAGGGGAGAGTGTCTGGGGTCAGAATGGAGGGGACCATCCCTGGAGGAGGTTCGGGGGTGCCTTCTCCGAGCTTGCGGTCTAGTTCCATGACCTCCTCGCGGGTTAGGCCTGGGAAGCTGAGCTGTACGCCCTTCCCAGTATCGTCCAGGCGTCCCTCCACGTTAATGGTGTACCCTGCAGCCCTGCTAAGCAGTTCAGATGCGGCCGTAACGGTGAAGTGAACTGCCTCGTGTGCATGGTACCCTACGAACTTGCTGTTGAGGGCTGCCATGAGGTTAGGCGTATCCTCGTTCCCTACGCTTGGTCTAAAGTCCCGTCGAACCGAACCCACCTTCGCCTCTTTCTGAATCTGTAAGTGCCTGGACTTCCTCAATGACCACGTGAGGTAACTTGAGGATTAGTAGCTGCGCGATCCTTTCCCCATTGAAGAACTTGTACTCGTGCCATCCGTGGTTGATCAGCCCCACCATGATTTCCCCACGATACCCAGGATCGATAAGCCCAGGTGAGTTGATTACAGTCACGCCTGCGCGAATAGCTAGCCCCGATCGGGGGAGCACTAGCCCGCAGTAGCCGTAGGGGATCTCGATCGCAACCCCCGTAGGTACGAGAAGGGTGTTGTGTGGTCGGGTTGTAGGGAGCCTGAACTCCGGAAAGGTATACTGGTCGGAAGGTTCCCGAAAGGCACTTAGGTCAAAGGCGGCATCACCAAACCTAGCCCGCTGCGGCAACTTCGCGTCGGGGTGCAGCTTCTTGAACTTTACCTTTACGGCGTCTAAGGGCTCCTGGCTCGGCGCACCTGAAGCAGGTCGGTCGCCGCCGAAGACGTTCATCAAGGGTTTCTCCCACGTAGAGGACTATACGACGAGGAGCTCCGCACGCACAGAAGACCTGAAAGACTGCTGAATCCGCTGCCAACTCGGCTGAGGTCCTCGGTGGGCGTCCTTGAATGGGTTGTGGTACAGAGGATCCGTAAGCGCAAGGCCAGCACAGACCTGGCAGAGGATTGTGTACGGACAGGATGCTGCCACAACTGCGGCAGATCCGTCCCCTACGATACAGCTGCGGCTGCCACATGATCCCTCACTTTGACCCTAACCTTCTGGATGAGGTTGTCCACTACCTTAGGAGGTAAGTTGAGGAGGGAAGCAATTTCCTTGTAGTTGTACCCAACTAGCCAGTAGGGGAGCACTTTTCTCTGGTTTGGGGAAAGTGGTGTAGAGGTGATCTGCCGGAGGGTATCTTGCAGGTCTAGGTGGTCACTAACTCTGGAGGGATTGGGGGTGTCGGGGGAAAGCTGCTTAGCCTGGTTGAGGAGTTCGTACTTCTGCCTCCGGGCTTCTGTCAGGCCTGTCTTGAGACGCTGCCTGACGCAAAGACGGAAGTAACCCTCAAAGGGACCTTTGCGCTTCCGATAAGTAACTACTGCGTAGTGGAAAGCTAACAGTGCCTCCTGGTGTACATCCTCCTGGTCTCTGCCGGGGTAGCGAACGTTCGCGCAGAGAGCCCTAAGGACTCTTTCATGCTCGCAAACTAAGCGACTGAAGGCACCTTCATCCCCTTGCTGAGCTCTCGTTAGATCTTCCATGTTGCCTTCCCCTGAGCTCTGCGGGGGTGGTTCTGATGTTGCCGCACGAAGCTAGCTATGGCTGCCCGAACGACCTGAGATACGGTTAGGTCCCGTTCGTGGACAATGCGCATCAGCTTTTCGTAGTCGTCCGTAGGGATTCTGGCGGAAACAGGTTGGGAGCCTCCCCTCAGGATCTCCTCGTCGTCGTCTTCCTCGAGGGAGGCGTCTACCGGTTGAGGAGGCCTGACCGCAGAGGGCCGTCGACGGACGCGTCTACGCCAAGGCCAACTGGACAGTACCACTGTCTGCCTCCTTCAGTCTATCGAGGGTGGTAATATAGGGGAGGCCTCTGTAGGCTCCTGCATGGTCCATGCCGTAGCCAACAACGAACTCGTTGGGAATCGAGAAGCCGGCGTACTCTGGCTCCTCCCGGGCCTTCTCTTTGGTCAAGCAGGTGACCACCCTGACAGTCGCTGCCCCGTCTTGCAGGAGTCTCCTGCGGAGGTAATGTGTCGTGAGCCCTGTATCCACGATGTCCTCCACAATGAGGACGTGCCTCCCTGTAACGGGAGTAGAGGGCTCCTTTAGCACCCGAATGACTCCCGACGATTCAGTGCCCGAGCCATAAGAGGCGACGTGTACGGTGTCAATTTCATGCTTGAATGAGAGCCTTCTGGACAGGTCGGCCATGAAGTACAAGGCTCCATGGAGAACGCCGATTAGGAGAGGGAACCTCTCGGAGTAGAACTGGGCTAGGGAGGTACCGAGCTCGATGTTGCGGCCGTGTATTTCTCCTGCCGTAATCGGAAGCAGGTGAGGGATGGGTTCCACAGCCACCTGGGTCTTCATATCCGTACCTTTACGGTAAATGAGGCTCCCCCACCTCATTAGCTATGCGCCTGCCCTCATGTTGGTAATTGGGATCCCTAGGAACTCTGCCATGCGGAAACTCTGTTCCGTCCCACCCCGTCGATCGCTTGCGGGGTACGCAAAGATCCCGTCAACTACTTCGTCCAGCCCCTCCCCTAGCACGATGCCTACATTGCGGGCGTGGAACTTCTTGCCGTTGTTCCCCAGCTGCGGCCAGGAGGGGTGTAGTGCCTTGGCTAGTTGAACCCAGTTAGCGTGCTTCTCCTTGTCGAAAACGATGACGCTGCAGTCAAGCTCGTCCACGAGGTTGCGGTTGTAGCTTGCCCACGGCAGTACCGCTACCACCTTGCCACCTTCGCTGACAGCTCCCCGCATGAACTCCAAGTCAGCCCCCAAGCACCCACCACTAACAACGGTGTGGCCTTCCTGGGCGAGGCGCTGACCCATGTTGAAGCACTTGAGCTTCTCCTCCGGAGTCAATCTCCGACTTCCTACGCATGCGTACCTTGCCACGGTTCCACCTCCAGAGTGTACTTTCGTGTGTAGTGATCCTTCGGCCACGCCTTCAAGAAACCTACGATGAAGGCGTTCCATACTGCCATCTTGGCATCTTCCTCTGTCCCTCGAGCACGCCCCAGGATGTAGAAGTCTCCATCCGTGAGTACTACGACGGGATGCTCAATCTCAGGGAACGTGGAAACAGCTTCTGCGAACGCCTGTAGTGTGCTAGGAGTGATTTCTGGGCGACGTCCATCCAGTCCGGCTTTCACTTTCCAGAGCTGTAACCCGTTCCCAAGCACTTTGGGCACTGTACGAAACCTTCACCTTCGTCATTCGGAAACGTACGCCAGATCCTCCGCTGCCCCCAGCACCACTGGCAAAGTTTTCTCTCGGGGTCGTTCATTGGGGGAAGAGGTAAATGTTGAGGGAGTCCCGTCGTTAGCTTACGGAACGTACTATCCCGTAGGGTTTGTTTCCTCCAAAGCTGCCACCTGCTCAGCACCGCTGAATCCTTCTCTGCCACTCTACACGCGCCTACGTCTCCCCATAGCCAACTCGGCACCTAATCCTACCGACTACCAACTAGTCGTTACGGGCACCTACCCGACCAGGCTACTCGGGCACCGGAGTCTACCGCCCCTTCTCGTTCCCCCACAAGAGGGTGTGGAGCTGAGGAATCACCCTAACTCGCCCCAGGACGGGATCCCGAAGCATGTGCTCGACGATCTCTCGGGTGTGGGAGAGGACGGCCAGTTTGAAGGCTGCCTCGTTCAAAGGCTCCCCTCCGCGGGTCTCCTCAAGCCATTGCGAGCCAGGGGCCCAACGGTTTCCGATCGAGGCCATCACTTCTACGCTAGGGTAGCGCTGTACTACTTCACGTAAGAAGGCCATGTCGTCCTCTCCGAAGAGGGGCGTCTTGAAAAAGAACGGAGTGCCCGAGTTCAGCAGCTCGTTGTAGAACGTATCCAACATCTCCCACCGGAACTTATGCATCATTCGAGCACTTGGCCCTTTGGGGGAGATGCAGACAATGTCACAGTCGCGCAGCCAGTTTTGCCACCTCGAACCTTGAGTCTCCACTGCTACGTACATGTCCTCGCGGTGCAGGATCTGGACCAACTCTGTAAGGTCATGCAGGGCCGGGTTGCCTCCTGAAAGGATCACCCAACGTGCTACGCCAGGGAGTCCGAACAGGGCTCCTGCAATCTGACTGGCCGTCATATCGGTCTTGTTTGCACGCACCTGGACGGGATCTACTGCGTGGAGAGAATCACACCAGACACAACGGGTAATCGAAAATCGCAGCCCCCGAACCTAACAAAGTAGCAAGGGGTACCTGCGTCCACACCTTCGCCCTGAATGGCTAGGTAGGACCGAACACCTCAATTATCGGGAACGTTTTCTCCCTACGGCGGGCTTCGATCACAATGGCATCACCTCCTTTCTTGGCACTTTATACGTGTGCCCCTTGATGATTTCCCGAATAGTTCCTGGCCTAACCCCGTACTTTAAGGCCAGAACACTCAGTGATGGGAGGCCTTCCTCCGCCTCTCTCCTCCCTTGACTATGCTTGGATGGATCCCCGTACTCTTCCCGAATGCGCTGGGCATCAGCGAAGGCTAGCTTCGCGTTCGGGTTACACTCACCTGCGCGTGGGGGCATTCTGCCCTTGGAATAACAGTCGAGCATGTTAGCACTAGTATCCCCAGCAAAGAGATGGGCGGGATTCACGCATCTTGGAGTATCGCAGCGATGGCACACTTCAGCGGGCTGTTGACCTGTTTCCAGGTAGTAGGCTACTCGGTGAGCCATAAAATGCTTCCCACCAATCGTAAAATGCCCATACTTGCCTCCGGCGGCTACCCAAATCCAGCAGGCTTCCCTCGTGGTAACTTTTACCTTAGCCCAGAAGCGGGCCTCCTGGATTTCTGTGAGAGGCTGCAGCATGTGCTTTACAGGCTGGCCCACTACTCGTTCCCACCGAACTGGTACTCGTAGTTGGGGCCGTAGTAGTAGGCCACTGAGGTCGGTGTCTCCCACACGTGAACTTCATCGAGGCGGAGGTTGTCCCGGAAGTGCCCCTTAATGCGTGGCTCGAGCCTCTCCCAGGCCCAACGGGCAATGTTCTCCGCAGTAGGTACGTAGGGGAAGATGATTACCTTCCAGCCGAAGCGACCCTGAGGGTCCCCGAGGTCGATGGAGCCATCTGTGCAGAGGGAGCGCTGCATGTCCACATCGCCCTTGTAGACGATGAAGCCGTGATCGAGGACGTCATGGATCTCCTCGGTCATGAACTTCTTCAGGTCAGCGAAGTCGATCAACATCCCGTCGTCGGGCGATCCGGGATCCTCGATGATCTGGCCCACGCACACGACCTTGACGCGGTATCTGTGCCCATGAGGGTTCCTGCACTTCGAAGCGTGGCTTGGTACCCTGTGCCCCGCATCGAACTCAACCTCTTTGCTAATGCTACAAGAGGGCACTCCCACCCCTTATGTTATGCAGCTAGTAGTGCCGCTTGATCGTCATCGGGTCAATACGGCCGAAGCGGTGCCACCGGTCGTCACTACCTGTACCTTCGTCGAACTGGTGTCTGCAGCCCCAGTAGGAACGGCAACGAAGGCAAATGTAAACTTGGTACCCCTGCATGGAGTAAGGAGTATCCCACTCAGTGGTGTTGGCGGGATGCTCAACTTGCCTGAGGTCCCTTCGGTCACACTCCCCTAGAACCCCTTGGTGTTTGCAGAGAGGGATGACTACCTTAGCCATCAGACCTCCTCTGCTGACTGATGAAGCATCGACCGCAGCCAATGTGAGCACCACACTTCCGGCATTCGTGGCTGGGGTCGTGATCCCCTCCGACGTAAGGGACGGCCTCAGCCTCCCCTCCGCAGTGCTCACACTTGACCGGAGGAGCGCCCATCCACCAAGGACGTACGCTACTCATCCGTTGCCTCCGGCAGGGCTACGATCTCAGGAGGCTCTCCTACTGGCCCTGCGATGACGGCCCCGTCGATCTTGTCGGCCAGCCATTCGGCGAAGGCTTCTGGCAGACGGTCGGCCGGGATCTTACGCTCGACCACCCAAGCGTCGAACTCAGCCCAGGGGTTGCTCATCCGGAGTTCTCCTGAATGATTGCGAGGTAGCTGCGCGCGCGGAGTGCCATAGGGTGATTGGGATTGGCCCAAGCGATGTACTCCTCCACGAACTCCAGGAGAGCCCTTAGCTGGCTCAGAGTATGCTCGTGTGAAGCTTCAAAGATCCCGAAGCACTCCTCGCAGTAGCGCACTCGGGCCTCTTTCTTCTCACAGTTGCCGCACAGCCCCCGAAGCTGGCTGGTGGGAACTCCGTAGCGAATCACGCGACCCTGATCACAGGTGGAGTGGCACTCACACATTCCGCACCTGATACAGGTAGCTACGTCGTACTTGCTGGAGACGAAGTAAAGAAGAGGATGCCCACTCACGATCCCTCCTCCCCGAACAGCAGGGCGAGCGCCGTCATGGGCTCGTCTCGGAACAGCCCGACCAAGTAGCCGACGCCACTCATCGGGGTTCCGGTGAGGGGCGTCTCATCCCACGCCTCCAGCACTCGCTCCGCGCTCGGCCACTCGACCGGCTCGACGCCCAGGTCGCGCAGAAGGACGGTGAGGGCGGCGGTGAGGGTGGGGCCGTTGCCCGAGAACAGCGGCTCCCACGACCGGTGCGGGTCGGCCAGGACTCGCCATCCCCCGTGGACCTCTCTGACGCGCAGCTCGTACTTGCTCCCGCACGCCCGCACCGCCTGCCGCAGCAGCAGCCCCTCGTGGAGATCGGCGGCGGTCACCGGTTGCACCACCAGGACCAGGCCAGGAAAGTGGCCCCGGCAAGCCACGGCAGGGCAGCCATGAAGGCGTGTAGGTTCCAGCGCACCATCTCCCCCTTACCGGTACCAGCCGTCATCTCCCGGCAGTCCAGGCTGAGGCTCATGAGCACTCTCCGCACCAGGAGGCTTCGCCTATGGGGATGAGGCAACGAGGGCAGTAGTCCCACTGGAGAGCTTCGAAGGCCATCATCTTCATGACACGGACGGCGGGATCCCTGACGGGAAGCTGAACCCTCTGGTGGGCAATCAGATGCAACGTTGCCTCGAAAAGGGAGAGGGAGCCCTGGCCTCCCTTGGAAGGCTCTTGCTCAGGGGCTCCCTCAAAAACACCGAAGTCGATCATGTTACCCGGTTACTGCTGGCTCCGTCGGTCCGCAGAAGGTGCCGTAGGCCACCAGGAGCGTCCGCTTGCCTCCCCGGATCAGGTAGCGGTCGCGGAAGCCGTACCACTTGCCGTCTGCCCCCAACTTGACGCGGACGCTCACGTTCGGCTTGGAGCGCCAGGGTCCGAGGCAGACCTGAGAGTACTTCGGCTTCGAGGGCCTCTTGACGACGGGCTTCTTGGGCTTCTTGGGCTTCGCCGGCGGCTCCTGTACTGCAGGGGGCTCCTGCACGACGGGAGGCGGAGGGGTGTCTGGCGGTGGCGGCGGTGGTGGCTGTGGGGGAGGTGGCTGGATCGCGCACGTCAGCCCCGTTGCCGGGAAGTGCCAGCTGTCCTTTCCTGAACGGGTGGAAGCTTCCACGGTCCCCTGCGTGAACTGGGGAAGCGGGTAGGTTGCCGTCGGTCCCTGGAAGGTAAAGGGTCCCGTGCGTAGCACCCTGTTGTCGAGCTTGACGGTGAAGTCGTCGAGGGTGATCGGGGCGGCCCGGAAGTTGGAGAGCGTGACAGCCTCGCAGTCGGCGGTCACGTTCGCACTGGCCACTGCTGGTGTGAGAAGGACGGCTGCAGCTGCTACTGACGCCGCCCCTACCACTGCTTTGGTTCGCACTAGGCTGGTCCTTTCTGGACACAGTTTTCAATTGATGTTACAATTTTATAGCATGACACAATGGGAAATCAAGGGGCGTCATACTTTCTTCAAGAAACGGTCTGTCAACTCGGGCACCCAGCTTCATAGAACTGTCGACTCGGGCACCTAGTTCTATCGACTCAGTTCGTAGCGGTCGGACTCGCGGTCGATCCCGGGGGCATACTCGATTGGGTCGTGCTCGCCAGCCAACCTAAAGGCGCCCAGACGCTCAACGCAGGTGGGGCACGTGCCGCAGGCCGGCTGAGCCCCCTTGTAGCACGAGTGCGTCAGGTGGAACGGGGCTCCCAGCGCGGTTCCCCGAGTGACGATCTCCCACTTCATCATGTACTGGAGAGGAGCAACGAGGCGGACCTTGTGGTACGTCCCTACGTAGATGGCGTTGGCCATCGCCCCAATAAATTCCATGGAGCAATCGGGATAAGCCCAGTTACGGGCATCCTCTGCGTGCACACCCGTAAAGACCCACGAGGCATTCTGGGTCATTGCAAAGGCTGTGGCGGCGGAGATCAAGTTGGCATTACGGAACGGGACGTACGTAGGGGAGACGCCTTCACCTTCAGCAATCTCCTTGTAGGTTAGATCGGGGTGTTCGATTTCACCCATTAGGCTGGAGGCGCCTGTCCCGGAGAAGATACGGGGCATAACGATCTCGTTCTGACTAACCTGGTAGAAGTCCGCAACCGCCTGGGCTGCCCTAAGCTCGACCTTGTGGGACTGTCCGTAGTCGAAGCTGACTGTCTGGACGTTCTCGGCACCGAAGTCGTTGACGACCATTGCCAGTACTGTGGTGGAGTCTAGCCCACCTGAGGAGAGAACAACTGCCTTTTCAGGCGTCGACATCTGAGGGCTCCTTTGGCACAAAGCCTTCACGTTCGATACGCTCTACCTCTTCCAGAGGGATGCGGTAGAGCTTGCCGTATCGAACGGAGCGGATGTTGCCGTTCTTGATGTGCTTCATCACGGTCAGGTAATGAATCCCTAACCTACGTGCGAGTGCTTTAGTTCCTACCGTGCGCTGGTTCGGCTGAGGATGAAAGCCGTAGTTGTGGTCAAACACAGGTAGGCTCACCCCCTTTCCACCGAAGTTGCCGGGGTGGGGATGCCGGCCCTGCATCGTTCGCCCCTATGTTTCGGCATCCCCACTCCCGTTCCCACCCTACTGGGGCAGGAAACCGTCGTCGCCCACGGCCGGAGCCGAGACGCTCACAACCTCGTTGCGCTCGGTCCCGTCATCCGTCTTACGGACCCGGACGCGCACGCGGCACTCCCGACCGAGCAGCTGCGAAGCGTGGTCGATCGGGTGGAACGCACTGAGGTCGATGTCAGGTGCGATGGAAGACACGGCCTGCTTGAGGTTGCTCAGACCGTTGGGGTGGTTCAGGACGGTGTGCCAGAACAGCACGTTACCGCGCTCCTGCCCCTCCTGCGGCTCGACGCGGAAGCGCCACTCAAGCATCGGGTTGTTGCTCCGCTGCGAGCGCTTGTACTCCACGTTCTCAACCGAGGCGTTGTAGGTGCCTGCGGGGAGGAGGGCCGGCCCGGCGCGGTCGGGGACCGCAGCCAGGTCAATGACCATGGTGTCCTCGTCGAACTCGGTAACGCTGCCGATGTCGTCAGTACTCACTTTTCCGTTACTCCTGTGTTGCGTCTCTAGGGTATGGGGGATTGGGGGTTTGTGGTTCGTTCTCCTGGCGCTTGGTTAGCGCAGAAGTCTTTCGAGCCTCAGCCTCACTCTTTCGAAGACCGAGGCGACGGAGGCGCGAGTGCGCCGCCACCAAATTGGAAGCATCTACGATCCTTGGTCGGTGTAGCATGGGTGGGGGGGGGGGGAAGGAAGTTAGACCCCGTCGAAGATGTCGATGGCTCCTGCTACCTCCAGAAGAAGCAGCAGCCCTACGATCAGGATCGCGATTACCAGAACACGTTCAATGCTCATGACCGTTAGCTATGCCTCTTGAGTAGTGCCAGAAGGTCCTTCATCTCGGGATTGATGAGGAAGCTCTGCTGCAGCTGTCCAAAGCGGTGCTTTGCCATCCAGTTCCTACCGCTTTCCAGGAAGAGACGCCTCTCGATGGTTTGCTGCTCCGTGATCCCAGAGGTCATGTACCCTACGACGTCGAGGAAGCCTGGGATCTCCTTAGCGAGAGCCTTGGAGAGGTTGAGTCCTGCCTTCATGAGCCCTGGACGGACTTCCTCCTCCTTCTGGGAGCACACCAGAATGACATGCATTGGCAGGTCACGAAGGCTCCGAATCAGGAGGCGTACCATCTCGGTACTCTGGTTCCACTCCTTGAACTCAGGCGACTCAGGCTCGACGTCCAGCCTCTTGGCACCTACGTCCACTGATAGTAGCTGGTACATGACGTACTTTGCCACCTCAGTGAGGGTGTCGAGGATTACCGTGCGGAAGACCTTTGGCTTTCCCTGCAGGACCTCTGGCGGAAAGTAGCGCGACTGGTGCTCGAGCAGCTTCTCTGGTGGAGCGTTACTGTCACGTAGCTGGCAGTGCATCCGGAGAAACTCGTAAGCTCGGGCCAGCGTGGAGTACCTGTTGACATCCACCTTCAGGATGTTCGGGAACTCAGCCAGCGAGAGGTCACCGGCCTCGACGTTGAGGAACAGAACATCGTTCATCTCGGGCACTAGGGCCGAGGAGCCAGCCAACCTTGTCTTTCCAACTCCGTACTCCCCGTACACTAGGACGTTGAGCCACCGTTCCGTTCGGCTCACTGGTGTGATCATGAACGGAGGGGGAGCCGGCTGCTTCTGTGCTCCTGCCGTCGCGGCACTCTGCTGACCTGTCGTCGCGGCACCGGAGCCTACCGTAGGAGTAGCTGCCTGCACTGTCTGCGCCTGCGTAGGTTGCCTGGGCGCTTGTGGACGCTGCTGAGTAGTCACTCTTCTCCTCAGAGATAGATGTGGTAAGTTACTGTCTGTAGGGGGCTATTAGGTGCTCGTCGTCACTCTCGACGGCAACCTGGTAGTCTTGCTGGTCCTGCATCCTCTGACGCCAGCTGCCTCGCTCGACGCGGGTTTCGTAGTTCTCCTCGATGAGGTACTCCCAGTCAGAGCCATCGTCGAGAGCGATGCAGGGAGCCCTAAATTGACAATCCCAGACACAGTCCTTTGTGGGATTGGGGTACAACGGAAGATCCCTGAGGGCCATCTCCCGTAGCTCGGCTACGATCTGCTCGTGGGCAGCTCTCTTTTGGGCATCGTTACGCCGAACCAGATCGCGCCGGATGAACTTGTCTCCGTCGACGGATTCCTGCGTGGCGAGAAAGTTCAGGTACTCTAGGTACTTTCCAGTGGCCCTTTTGAAGCCTGCCTCGATTAGGGCCTTCCGGAAGAGCCGGTACGTCGTATTCTGGCGCTTGTCGACGGAGAAGTCGCCGTTGACCAGCTTCCTTGGGGGTGCTGGGGCAGCTTTGAGGTGCTGCTGGTAAACCATGCCCTCGAAATGAAGTCCTGGATATAGTCGCTCAGCTGCCCAACAGTACGCGCTGACCTGAGGGTCCATCTCCAGTTTGGAGGTATCGAACCGAGCAGCGGTCTTGTAGTCGAGGATCCAGTAGCGTCCGTCCTCGTCTACCACAATCCTGTCGAAGGTACCTCCGTAGTGGTAGTGCTGTCCGCCAATCTCGCCTAGGGGGATGGCGAAGTTTACCTCAACCTGAGGCACCCTTCTAGTTTCGCCCGTTTCAGGGTCCTCAACGGGCAGCCAGAGCGTCCTGAAGGTATCTCTGGTCTTAAGCCAGTTGATGTAATGGTCCAGCATTGCATACCCGAGCTCCAAGGTCTCCTCTGAGTCCTGAGGGAGCTCTGAGGACCTGTGGGCTTTAGCGTATGCTGCTAGGGCCTCTTTGGGGTCCGCAAAGGTTCGGTATCCGTGGAAGTCTTCCAGCGCAAAGTGGAAGCCGGAACCGAACCAGAGGGGGGTTGGCTGATCGCCCTTAGGGACCAGCCCCATCCGAAGAGGGCTAGCCCAGTGCCACTTACGGCGGCAGCGCTTGAAAAGGATGCGGTCGGAGGTGTGGATCCCCAGTGAGTTGGGATCCAGCTGTGCTCCCGGAGGAACGTCTACACCTTGACCGCTAGGCATTACGCGCGCGCCGCCCAGATAGTGACGAGGATGGAAAGGACGAGCATTAGAAAGATTAGACCAAGAAAGGGCAAACCGTCGACGATCACCTTAGCAACGTGTAGTGAGGGCTCTTTCACAGTCTGTACCAAATCTAACCACATTATATCACAGAGAACACGGAGGAATCAAGAGGTGCACAAAAGGAATTTTTGGACTAGTTGGGGTTTTGCTCAGCGGGATTGTACAAAGGGCTAGCGTAGCGCTGGAAGCAGGCCATTATGGCTACGAGTCCGAACATTGCATCCTTCTGCACGCCTTCTCCACTGGGGACGATGGCCGCCCTAACCTGCAAGACGACTCCGTCCTCAAGAGCTACGACTGAAATGTCGGCTACTCTAGGATGCGCAGAAAGGTAGCGTGCTGCCTTCTCTACCTGCCCTATCTTTGCTGGCTCGGGGTAGCCTAGCTGAACGCCGGCGAGGATCATGGCCCCTGGCGTTTGTCCAACTCCTCTTGCAGCAGTCCTAGGAAGTACCCGAGCTCCTCCCTGTGCTTCGAGGCGCTGTGGAGCTTCTTGCGGATTCCTAGGTTGGCGGCTACTCTCTGAAGGTCTTCAGTAGACGCGCCTGCCAGGGCTACACGTAGGCTTTCCTCTGATGGCGGTTGGAAGTCTCCCTGCGCGGTTTTGTACTGCTCTGATACCCGATCGCGGAACTCGGCCACCAGCTTGTCGTGCTCTGAACCCCTCTTGCCCTGCCCGCTGTTCCCCATCCGAACTGCGTTGAGGAGGTTCAGTACCCTCCAAAGCTTGTCCTTACTAGGCTTGGTTCCGAGATAGTTCTTGAGGGCAGCAAGGTTGGCCCGTGTCCCCTCAAGACCAGTGAAGCCACCCTCTCCCGGGGAAGACTTTAGTAGGGACACCCTGAGGTTTTGCCAATCCCAGTCGTACAGGGTCAGTTTCTGCTTGTTCATACCCTCGCTCCTGCTGGCTCGGGCCGCTTGCCGTATAGTAGCTCGTGGGGGTTGATGACTACATCAGACCACTGTTTCTTCTCAGCAACCACGTCATAGACGTGCTCTTCAATGGTGCCTTTGTGTCTGATGTAGTATACGTTGGCGGCCCCACGAAGGCGGTCCTCAGCTTGCAGGTTGTTCACTGGGGACCAATCTGCGCCGATGAAAAGAGCATGTGTGGCCGAGAAGACGTCGAAGCCTGCCCCCAAGGAGATGGTGCAGAGCAGGACCTTATTGTCATTAGGGTCCTGCTCGAAAGCCTGGATACTGTCGTACAACTTTACCGAGGACATCCCTCCCTGGATATAGTACAGGCTAGTTTCCCCCTCGGTCTTCCTAGCAACGTGTTCAATGAACAGGGGGAAGACAGATGTCCAAGGGGTGAACACTATGCAAGGACGTCCTAGGCTGTTAAGGAACTCCCGGGCAGCCGCAAAGGATGAGCTATCTCCAGGTAGTCTCTCATCCAGCAACGTGGGCGAGATGCAGAGTTGACGTAGTCGAGTAATCTTTCCCAAGGCCCCTTTGGTGATCAGGTACTCGCCCTCCCCCTCCTCGAGCTCGGCTATGGCTTCAGCAGCGAGTTCCTTGTACAACCTCTTCTGCGTGGGAAGCAGCTCTACGTCTAGGACGTCCCTCACCTTTGTTGGCAGCCACTGCATCACCTGCTTCTTGGTCCGGCGAATCAAGTAAGGCTTCAGGGCCGACCTAAGCTGCTCCGGGTTCTTGGGCCCGCCTACTATCTTACCGAAGTACCCTTCCGTTACCACTAGGTACTTGTAGCAGTACTTCCAGAAGGAGTAGAACCCTTGCCTATCGATAAGATTCAGGTAGGCCCAGAGATCCTGCGGTCCCTTAGACATCGGCGTGCCAGACAGGAGCCACAGAAAGCCCTGCTTGAACTGTGAAGCAGTCCTCCAGGTCTTGGTCTTCCTATTCTTGACAGCCTGGCAGTTACCTGTTATGCAGATTAGATCGCCCTGCCGCATCACCCAGTTACCCGTCCCAGTGGTGGGGCACCAAACTTCCTGAGGCTCCTCCTGAGGAGACCACACCAGACTGTCCACTTGCTTCGTCGCACGAGTCAGGCCGAATGTCGTCTCCCTAGACCTCATTGAGGTATAGTACCCTTCAAGGAAAAAGGCTAGCCTAAAGGCATCTTGCACAGGTCCGGGTTTCTGGCAAATATCCCGCTGCTTCTTGCTGGTTCCGTCCTTCTTTGTGTAGAGCCACTTCTCCCCTGCATTATTACCTTCGGCCAGCTCGACCGCTTCGCAGAATGCTCTACGCGCTTCTGGGGATAACCCAAGGACAAAGGGAACCAAGTTTGCTTTGGGTCTCTCGACGGAAAGGCCCGCCCGCCCGAAGACGTCCCGGACGTGGGCAATGGATACTCTGTAGCGGTACCTTAAATTCTTCGAGCCGAATCCTCCTGGCTGGCCCTCTGGGTTAAGGCACTTCTTGGTGTGCTCTACTGTCTGGAGCACCCTATCCAGAACCAAGAGAGTGTCAGGCTTCGTCTGGTAAATAAACGCGGAGTAGCTTGTTGGTCTGCCTTTATAGCTCTTCATCGGGTAAATGCCCCCTTCGCTCAAGATCCACCCGATGAGGGCAGCCTCGCTGGGGGTGATGTCGAGCCCCCCACCAGTAAAGGGGGCGGCGAGGACAATTCCTATATGGTCTCCTCTGGGCTTGTGTTCGGCACTCCCTATCTTTCTTTCTTTCCCTGTGTACTTGTCTCGCACCACCCACTCATGGTTGGCCGTCGTAACCGCTTGGAAGCCTCTGGCGCGGAGTGTTCCAACTGGTCTCTTCCCAGGGAGATTGATCCCCAGCAGCTCGGTCCAGATAAGTCTGCCGCCCTCGTATCCTACTACCCTTTCACCCACCGTAAGCTGGTCGTACGTTTTCCAGCCCCCAGCAGTCAGGATCTCAGTATCGAGAGGGACACACTCGTCTAAGATCATCGTAGGCCAGTAGTACTGCAGTTTGTGAACGTTTGCTAGTTGGGCATAGTTCGTGATGAGTACCTTAGGACGAGGTGCGTCCTTGTAGGCTTCCCACGCTCGAGCGCGTTCAGTAGGCGTCCCTGAGAAGACGACGGGCAAGAAGGCAGGTGCCCACGTATAGATCTCTCGAACCCACTTCTCTAGGACCACCTTAGGGCATACAATTAGCGCCTCTTGGGCGCCAGAGCGTGCTAAGGCTGTTGCGGCCGTGGGGGACTTTCCAGTACCCATCTCATCACACAGAAGGCTGCGGGGGTGGTCCAGCAGGAACTGGACACCCTCTTCCTGGTACGGCCTGAGTTTTTGTACTTGCTCGGGCACCCCACCCCACAAGGAAACACCCGAGGAGTCCGTTCCCCGGGTGTTATTTCCTACTACCGCCAGCTACGATATTCGTCAACCTGCTTGATGAGCGCGTTCCTGTCGCCCTCTAGGGTGGACATGATCTTCAGCGTCTCGGAGCTCCAACCCGAAAGGAGGAAGATCTTTTCCCCCTGGAACATGGTGGTTCCGTACCCCTGCAGGTCGAAGGAGTACACGAACGGGTCTACCCCCGCGCTCCGCTTGTAAGCTTCCAGGACCTCCTTCGGGTTACCCATACCGTAGTAGCGCAGGTACCCGTGAGGCATCCAACCCTGCTCATCGGAGAGCACTACGAAGCGGTCGTAGGCCGTCCTCTGCTTCTCCGCAAGCTCGAACGGCGCGTGATGGTTCGTCCCCGCCCCTCGGTACCTATGCCTGATCTGCTCGATGATCGATAGCGTGCTGTCCTGGTTGTTGACCGTAACGTAACGCGCGGTGTCGGAGAACAGCATCAGGTCGGCGTTGTTCACCTTCACGAGAACGGCAGCGAAGCCGGCACCGATCTCAGCGGGAGTCGCCGCACCCTTCCGGAGTCGCGAGACCATGGAGCCGGAGTCGTCCAGCGCGACACAGGTCCTCCCGGAGAGGTAAGGTACGTTCTCCAGAGAGACCTCGATGGCGGCGTCCAGGGCTAGCCTGATTTCCCGCAAGGCCGAGGCGTCAAGGTCGGCTCCGGCTAGAGTGTCCGCCGCCGTGATGAAGCGGAAGGGCAGCACCAGCGACTTGCGGATGGAGTCGGGGTTGCGTAGCTGCTCCAGCGCCATGGGTAGCGCATCCCTGGCCTGCTGCGCAATGTTCCGGAGGTTCCGAAGTAGCGCGAAGTAGGGCAGCCTCTCGTCCACGATGAGGGTCCGCCACACCTCCGCCTTGCGGGCAGCCTTGTCCTCCTCGCCATCGGCATCCTGGCCAGCCTGCGTAAGCATGGCCTCCCAGGTTTCCCCAGCAGCCGAGAGGCGTCCGTAGGTGAGGTCCTCCCACGCCTGGCGCGACTCCCCGTTGGTGGGGGAGGGGTGCGTCAGCCTCATGAGGTCGGTGAGGTTGACCTCCTTGCCCTCGCCGCGGTACTTCGCCAGCTGATAGCGCCCGCGATCCTGCAGCGAGAGTCGGATCCCCTTCAGGAGAGCGTGCGGTAGAGGCTTGCCGTAGGTGTGGAGCCAGTAGGCTACCATCTCCTGAGCGTCATCGACGCGCCGGATGGTATCTGCCACAAATGCCTTCGTCCACTCAGGCCCTCGGCCCTCACCAGGCTTCTGATGGGTCTCTTCGGAGACGAGCCTGACGATCTCGCAAGTGGCAGCGTGCGTAATGGATCGCATCCCGTGCTCGTTGCGGACGTAGGAGGTTGCCTTCGCCGCGAAGAGAGGACCTACCTCCCGGATGAGGCCCTTAAGGTCGAGGAGAGTATCCTGGGCACTACGGTAGAACTGGTCCTCCACGAAAGAGGTCAACATCAGCGAGAGCAGGCGGTACTCCGGGACGTGCTCGTAGGCAGCTGCCCCTTCGCGGTTGGCAGCCATCCCCTCAGGGATAGTTTCCCGGGTAGCTCCTCCTACAGTGCGGCTAAACTTTCCCATGGAGTGAGGGCTCCTTGTTAAGGTGGACAGGCATTAACGACAGAGTACGTTGGTCAGTTGCTTAACTGAAGTAACCCTGCCTCCAGCACTGTCCAAAGACTGAGCGGGCATTAGTCGCTGGGGTCTTTTCGGCCAATGAGAAGTAACCCAACATCCGGCACCGCCCGCATTGTCGTGGAGGCATCATCGGGAGAGTCCAGTCGCTACGCCGGCTTGAAGACCTTTGCAGCGACCATGGAGTCGAACCATGTTTACCGAAGTAACTCTACCCCCCAGCACTCCACACAGCAGATGCAGGGGCGTTACAGAACGGGTTCCAGCCGGTTACCCAGCTGGTGCAGGTCTCCCTCCTGCTCTGTATGCGGAAGTAACCCTTTCTCCGGCACCCCACTAAACTTGGATCCTTCTACAATTATAGCAGAAGGCGCTATGGTAAATCAAGCGGAGGTGAAAAATTTCAAAAACTGGAACGCTCAGGCTCTTCTACCAGGCCACCCCAGCAAGGTACGGCATAGACACCGCAGGCGGGGCAGTCTACCATGGTTGGCCTACGATCCCCCTTACGGATCACTGCCGTAAAGGCCTCCTCGCAGTTCGGGCACGTCCCCCGCAGGCGATACGTTTCCTGGGTCCTGCTTACACACTTCACGCAGTAGCAGCAACAGTCGAGTACTCGGGTCAAGTTGGCTCCGCCATTGCTGCGTAGACGGTGTTCGTGAGGGAGGTGCGGTGCTTCCACTCCCACTGGTCCATCACGTACATCTGGAACTGGTGAAGAGGCATCTCTACGATGTCGTCCACCGACATCTCGAGCATCTTGATCACGGCGTCGTAGTCAGCTGTGTGGTCTTCGGGCTCCGCTAAGGAGAGAGCCCTCTTGAACTTACGGCCTGCCCGAAGATCGGCGAGATTCCGCTCCAGCTCCTCCTCCCAAGCCTTCTTGTAGCCTTCAAGGGCCTTCAGGAACTCTCCTCGGTGAGCGTCCCTGTTCACACGAATTGTAGTGAGCAGCTCGTCCCTTTTGACTCTAACCTTATCCATCGGACTCCTATTGGCTGGGTTTAGGTGGTGGAGGCGTTAACGAGTGGGTACGTAGCGCTCTACCACTGAGCTACCGCCCCTAGTGGAGCGGCCGGGATTCGAACCCGGGTCCTCTCGGTGTCGATCCGAAGTAACCCATTCTCCGGCACTCCACCACCTAAAACCAGTCATGCCTCCCGGCTGTCACCGGCGGGAACAAGGCCTTCAGGAGGATCCTTGTGTGTATACGAGTTTGGGCCCTCCGAATCAGCAGGAACAGCTTCCGTAGTTCCCTATCGTGCCACCCCCTGGGAGTAATGACTGCACGAGGGTGAGGCGTATAGTAGAAGCCTGCGGGGCTGGTAGCAAACTTGAGCTTGAATCTGAGCTCCCTCTCCTGACATGCGTCCAAGAGAAGACTCGTTAGAACGTAGTCAAGAGGGTCCTGGAGGACATGGACAATGCCGGTCAGCTCAGGTGGGGTAACTAGGTCCACAAGGGTCCTGCGAAGCCAGCGTCTGTCACTATCGGATAGTCGACCAGCCGGCTTCGAATAACGTGACCGCGAAGGCTGCCACAATTCCTCCCACGTACGCGAGGATGGCAGCTGCCACGGCGAGGAGGGCAAGCGCGAGTAATCCTTGGATAGCGCGCCCAGGGGACGTGTTCTTACGGTGTGCTCCCCCGTTGTTGTGGCTCGCCACGGCAACTGTCCTCCTTCGTCGTAGTGTTGCGGGGTGCCTATCGCGAGTGCCCTGTCTTGACCGACACCCCGCAGTGGCCCTCAGGGGATCGAACCCCGAGCCTCTTGGGCTTAGTCTGTGTCACCTTCTGCGTCCAGAGGGGATTGACAGACAGCCTATGACACCCAAAAAGCTATCCCAACCAGGGAGGCCTTGCATGGCAGTGGGAGGAGTCGAACCTCCAACCTCCGGATCTTGAATCCGTCGCCTCTACCAATTGGGCTACACTGCCGAGGGCAGGCAGTCCCCCGGTATCGCGTTTTGGACTACCTGCCTATGTCGGATCCGTGTGAGAGTCGGATCCTGTTTGGCCTCCGCTTCCGGAGACACCTTACGGTCGTATGGGTGCCGCGCCCGCTTAGCCGGGTCTTTTACACACGAGGCCAGTTCGTAGAAGCTACCTACTACTGCAGACCTGTGGCGACACCCCACTGCTAGTCGTCCTGCTGCCACTTCTGCAGGACGACGCTGGGATCGAAAGGTAGCTTGCCCTTTCGACGGCGGCTATCCTGCACCATGGCGATGAAGCGATATGCCCGACGGAGCTTATTCGCTTCCGTGCGTGCGCGCTGCTTCACGTACTTCCCTTTAGCCTTGTTACGTACCGAGCGTGCAATGTTGTGCTGGTACGTAGGCTTGGCCTTGTGGACGGAGCCACCCCCGCCCTTGTTCTTGGCCAAGTACTCCTCCCGTCAGAAGCATTTCGCTCCTGGACGGGATGTACTGCGTGTCTTATCCCGTCAGGAGCCTTACATTCGGCTCTTGACGGAACGATTGACCTTCATAGTGGCTCCGTTCCTCGAATGAACACTTAGTCGATTCGGGCGCCTAGTCCTAGCCGACTCGGCACCCTGTCCTGCCGTTATAGCTTAGGGCGGATGGACCCTACGGCTCGGTTGCCCCAGCGGTCGCTATGCTTGGCAATAAGCTGGTCGGCGGTTAGCTTAGCAGCCACATCTTCTGGACTCTCCCGAACCCTCCTAAGGTTCTTCTGGTAGCGGATGATCAGGTTCAGGTCCCCCAAGCCGTACTCGCCGTAGATGCCTATTTCCACGGCTGCGTTGCTAGCCGCTGCCCTAATGCCCCTAGGGCTGTAGAAGAAAAGACCCACCTACCAAGGCTCCTCTCCGTTAAGGACAATAGCTTCCCAGAGGATCACGAGCCCAACGAACCCCAGGATGAGCCACCAGAACTGCATGACCAGCCAGATGGCGAGGAGAAGCACCCCACCAAGACAGAAGAAGAACAGGATGAGCCAGAAGGCGTCAGAACCAGTCATCGGAGCGGTGGAGGTGATCCAGGACCCAGGAGCTCAGGGGCCTGCTAATGACGTACTTAGTGCTGTGGGTCGCGTAGTAGGCAACGTACGTGAAACCCTTCGGCCCCTGGAGTAAAAGGGAGTCTACCCCTAGAAAGCCCTCAGAACCAGTCATCAGAGCTAAGGGCGATTGCTACGACATGAGATTGCGGTCGGTGCCTGAGGGTAAGAGTAAGCTTGCCTGTCTCTCGGAACACTGTGTATGAGAATCCGCCACAAGGTGTCCTCCCCGAGTAGCTCACGCCCACGATGTTAGAACCAGTCATAGGAGTTTGCCATCTCGAAAACTCTGTAGGGATCCAAGAAGAAGGGCGGTCGCAAGACGGCGAGCTCGGTCCAGCGGGTTCTGCCTGAAGCTAGTTGTCTCGTCTCCCATATCTTGTAAACGTGTCCTGGGCCTTCGAGAAGCTCAACGTGACACTTTGGAAGCTCAGAACCAGTCTCCACTGTGTCCCCTGACGACTGCCTCGACCACGTGAAGAGCGAGGAAATGCCTTGTGCAGATCTGCCTACTAGGGCGAAGGGGTAGAGGTGTGGCATCTTCAGGGTCGTAGGGGTAGATCCAGATGGAGTACGTGACGCCGTGACCGTTGGTTCTGGAGTCGATGTCTACGCAGTACTTCTCGGGGGTGTATCTAGAACCAGTCATCTCCTAGGAGTCTGAGGTCGCAAAGAGGCTGGGCCACTATCAGTGCCACCCTCCACTTTGGTGGGGGCTTTGGAAGCCATAGTCTCCTAGAACCAGTCCCAAGCTTCCAGTTCAGGACCCTCCCGGTCGATGAACTTTCCGGGGCCAGCGTTAACGTGCCTGGAGGATGACTTGGGAGAACCCAAGTGTCTTCCGAAACCTCCGCCCTGCCAGTCGTCCTCCAGGTGTATTGACTGATAAGCTCTTTCCCACTCCCTAGCTCGGGTGGCTGCCTCTTCCTCTCTTCGGAAGTAGCCCAGGCGTGCAAGGCCTCCTTCTGGTGTTCTTCCGTAAGCCAGCCAGGGACGAAGGCTGTCGGGCGGATGGGGGTCTCTGAGGACTCCTCGAAATCTGCTGCGGATGCGGTCCGCGACCTTGTTGCGAGCTGGCTTGGTTCGCAGATTGAACCTACGGCAGTCCAGGAAGTTTCGGTTGCGCGGCTCAACTGGGGTGGAAGGGGAAACTCCCAGCACGCAATGAGGAAGTTTGGCTCCATCAGGGCGAGCTGGGTAGCTTCCTTCACCCTGCCAGATCCAAAGATGTCGTGCTGCAGCTTCAGCATCACCGGCGTCTACTCTCGCGAAGGCTACGGTCTCCTTGGTACAGATGTTGTCAACCACAGGGAGGAACACGCCACGCAGTCCTTGCAATGGAGCAGGCATTCACTGTACTCCCAGGGAGGCACTCTTCTTCTACTCTTTCTATTATTTTACAGCATCCCTTAAGTGCCTTGCAAGGGTCTTCATCGAATTTTCAAGGATCAGAGCCTAAATGGCCTCGTGTCTCCAGCGGAGATCCTCTGCTACCTCGGGGTGCCAGGCGATTTCGATGCACCTCCGGTGGGCCCAGAACTGCTGGATGGGCTCTCCGTGCAAGTCGAACAAGGTAAGGGCAACGCCGTCAGGGCTGCTTTGTGGTATGCCTTCCCAGCAGATGCAGCAGGCGTACTCGAAGTCCTGTGTCCCCTCAGACGCAGTCATCCGCCCCGAGGCGCCTTCTGTGGTAGGGCTCTAGTAATCAGCTCCACCTCGGCCTGAGAGACTCCCAGTTCCCTAAGAAGGAAAACTGCAGCACTACGGAAGGCACTCTTAGGTAACGGAAGTGGGGGCTTCGGCTTCGGCTTCGGTCCCATCCTCACTCGAGTCTTGTATGCCTTCGGTTCGGGCACCTTGTCCTGTCGGGAACTTGATATGGGCTTTCGTGGGATCCCCGAAGAGGAGGAAGGTGATGCCGTGGCGGATGGCGTCTCGGGCGTGGCGACCCCCCTTATCGTAAAGACCCCAGGCCCGAAGTTTGGTATCGGTTGGGAAGCTCTTTCCGTCCTGTGCAGTTTGGAAGGTGAGCGGAATCCGAAGATCCCAGCAGACCAGCTCGATGGCTCCGATGATGCGGGGCGTGCGCATCTCGTTCCAGGCTTGGTCGCGCGCTTTATGTGCGTAGAGGAGGAAGTCCTCGCACACGATCCAGCTGGGCTGCAGACGTCTGATGAACCGAGGAACCTTGGGGATCCCTCCGGCAATGTGTCCCGCGGTATCAAAGACCCCGTCCCGGAAGATTGCTGCTCCGGTAGTGTCCCCTGGGTCTAGTGCCAGAAGTATCGGAGGGAACTCCCTAAACTTTGTGCGGCCCCGTACGAGCGCGTCGAGATCCGGAATCTTCATGGGGTCGCGGGTAGCCTCTTGAGGGCGAGAAGCTACCCGCTCCCCACACTCCCCTAGAGGTTACTCCTCGTTGTCGTCGAAGAGCTCCTCGCCGCCCTCGTCGCCGGACAGCTCGACGGACTCGTCCGCAGCTGCCGGCTCTGTGGAGGTGGCGTTACCGCCGCCGGGACGGCCGGGAGTGACTTCCATCCCCTTCGTCGCAGCGTACACGATCTGGTACGGAACGCCGAGCTCCTTGGCGATCTCAGCGCGCGTCCGGCCGGCCTCAGCCTGCTCGCGGATGTACTCCGCACGGGGCTGGCCGTTCGGCAGAATGACCTTGCCGCGCGACTGACGCTCGCCCTCGGGAGGCTTGGTGTACTGGTAGACAACCTGGTACGCAACCCCGAAGAGCTTGGCGATGTCGCCCCTCTTCATTCCGTTGCCGTTGTCGTACAGCTCCCGGATCTTGTCACCACGCTCCCTGCCTCTCAGGGCAGCGAGCTCCGGGTCGGCACCCTCGGGAAGCGGCTGCGCCTCGGTGGCGACTTCGTCGGTACTCATGACAAGCATTCCCCCATGGGTTGAGTTTGTGTGCTTGTAAAGCAATTATACAGCAGTGCACACGGTGAAATCAAGAGGGGGCACCAAACTTCCTTTGTTGCCTCAAGAACTTTTCAACTCTCGGTCCGGTAAAGACAACCAGTCGATTCGGGCACCTAGTTCTACCGCCTGTCAATTCGGGCACCTTGTCCTATCGAACTGTCGGCTCGGCATGTGATCCTACCGACCCGGATGGCGTCGGTGTTCGGCAATCATGTTCAGAGAAGCCGAGATCAGGATGTCTAGGACTCGAGAGTCCCGGGCATGCATTCGGTAGCCCCTAACTGAGCTTAGCTGATATACTTCCTGCTGCACCTCCCTCAGCTCGGTCTCGGAAAAGCCCAAAGAAAAGCGAGGACCTTTGATAACAGCCCTCGGCGGATCCTCCAGGCTCAGCCTGAACTTGTACTGTCCATGTTCACCGAAGACCCGCCCGAAGCTACTCATCGTGCCAAGTTACGTCCTCCGGTCGTTTGTCATCACGCATGCGAACGAACTGCGGGTGGCGAAAGCGTACGCCTCCAGGCATCAGACCGAAGTGGGAAACCTCGATCACCTTGCCGATAAGGGCTTCTTGATGCTCGTGCATCCAGGCCCGCGTGGCGTCGTCCATCCCGCTACAGGCGCCTCGTTCCACGAGTGTTGTCTTTTCAGTAACCCTGCCGTCCTTGTGGCCTGTGCGCAGTGTTTGATACTGCCCGAAGCGGACGGCTCCAAATAGGTCCTTGAACTTGCCTACTCCAGGATCGAAGCCTGTGATGATAGCCTCGATGGTAGGCTGGCGCTTGATCTTGAACCAGCCGTGTCCCCTCTTCCCCGGGACGTAGGGTTTGGCCCGATCCTTGATCACCGACCCTTCATAGCCGAGAGCCACCAGCCTATCGTGCTCCTCTTGCGTACACGCAAACACAGGCACCAGGCGCACGAGCGACTCGGGACTCTTACCTCGAGCTTTGAAGTAGGCGTAGAGGCGCTTGCGACGCTCCGCCAAAGGGAGGGAAACAACGGACGAGCCCTCCTGCCATAAGAGGTCGAAGATGTAGTACTTCAAGGGGTAGAGGTCCTCCTGGAGACTCCTCGCTCTCTCAGGCAACGAGTTGAGGACCCCTTGGACGAAGTCAAAGTTGTTGCGGATTGTCCCGTCTTCGTTCCGAGCGAAGGCGACCATCTCGCCGTCCACTACGGTCCCCGGCGGAAGGAGGTCCCGTAGCTCCTCCTCGATCCAAGGGAGCTTCCCCTCCTGCGTCTTATGGGTCCGCGAGTAGATCGTTACCTGCTCCTCGACGTTGGCAAGCATCCTGAACCCATCGTACTTGGGCTCCATGTGGAAGGCCTTGGAAGAGCGCCCGCGTCCGACGCAGTCCTCTGGACGATACGCCGGCTTACACGTTTGAGGGACGATCAGCTGGAGCTGCTCCTCAGAACCAGTCACGGCCATCCTCGTAGATGCGTCCTACGCCGTAGTACATCAGGTCCCGCCTGCGTAGGGCCATTGCCAAGGTGTCCTGATACATGAGCTTTGCCTTGTCTCGCTCCCTTAGACGTCTCCAAGGCAGAGTGTTCCACCGCCACCACCAATAGAGAACGCGGATGGCAAGAGATTCATTGGGGCAGGCCTTCGCACACTCCAGTAGGCAGGGCTGGTGTCCGTAAGGGTTGTTGCAGCCCACTCCCGTGGGACAACACCTAGCCATCAGAACCAATCATTGGAGTCCCTGATCTGCTGGAAGACGAGCATCTTCTTGAGGGAGCCTACCTTACGGCCTGCACGGTGCACCGAGGCGACTGCCCTCCAGGCGAGGCTGCCTGCAAAGGCTCCGAGCAGGGGGTAGAGGACGAACGGGTCTGGAACGAACTCCAGGAGAAGTCCCAGAAGCAGGATCACCCCACCCGCGAGGATGATGGAGGCGAGGCGTTCTGTGCTAGAGGTCACCAGCTAGCTCCCTACAGATAAGGAGGACCGCAACGAGCAGCAGGAGGACGCCTAGGACGAGGAGGCCTGGAAGGTTGCAAGTATACCAAAGCATACCCATGAAGCCACCCAGTACGAACTCAGGGGCGTACTTAAAACCAGTCATCGATCCTGAACACATACCGGCAGCCATCTCTTAGGGAGTGGTCCGCTCGCCTCCAGGAGGCTGGAGTCACTCCGGTCAGCAAGTTGCATTCCACTAAGTAGTGTACACCCACGAGGTAGGCTAGAGTGTCGTTCGGGTGGGGCACCCGGCAGCAAGCAAAGCCGCAGCTCGCTGCCTGCCTAATACAGCCCAGCAGCTCGTACGCCGTGAATGCGTAGAGCCCTGAGCCAATTCTTGTGGCGAAAGTTTCGTATGCGAGCTGCCCACAGAGGGCGAAGGCGTACGGGCTCCACTTGTATGGAGGCTTACAGAGAGGCTCCCAAAAGTTGTAGAGGCCATTATTGTACCCGTCAGAGGCCCAGAAACGCCTAGGTAGCAGGTCCAGGTTCTCCAGCTCCGTCCGGGACATCTCCGGAGGGGGCTGGTCCAGCAAGTCCAGGGCCCTCTTCTGCTCCCGAGTCATCGGGATCGTCCACCGGCTCGATAGTAACACGGATTCGTGGATGGGGGTCCTTGAGTATCTCTGCAGGGATTCGTAAGGAGAGGCTCCGTCCGAAGTCGGGGGAGATCCACCTGTGGGAGGCTTCAACCTGCCTGTTATAGTCGAGTATGACAACAGTTTTGCTCCCGTGCTCCACGTGCTTGCTCGCTTCCCATCGGGGGCGGAAGTCGACGTACCGGGTACCCTTCTTCCGGTTGCAGGGAGTACACAGAGGCTGGATGTTGTCGATAGTGTTCGTTCCACCCTGTTGAAGAGGACGTACGTGATCGGCTTCTAGATCCCCTGGGAACTGCTGGAGGCAGCTCAGACAGTGGTAGTTGTAGTACTCCTGTAGCTCGATCCACTCAGCCTCTGTGTAGCTTCCCTCAATGCCCAGCTCTTTGGCTCTCTGCGTGGCTCGGTGCGTACGGGCAGCTTCTGGGTGCTCAGCTCGCCACTTAGCCATTACCTCTGCGCGACGGAGCTTTCGGCGTCGTGTTTGATGGTACCTCCGACGCTTCTCCTTCGTCTTGACGTAGTACTCTTTCTGGTAAGCCTTCTGGCATTCCCTGCAGCTACCCTGCAGGCCATCCTTAGCCTTCGAGTCGGCATTGAAACCAGAAATAGGGACCCAATGGTCCCCACGGCTACATCTCTTCAGAGGCTCATCACCCAAGGCTACGAGCTCTTGTTGATCTTGTCGATCGCCTCCTGCAGGAGTCCCTTCGCCTGCCACGGAGTCATCGAGTCGTTGCCGTCAGACCCTTTTGCCGTGACCACGTGCATCCATTCGGTGCCGTTGCCGAAGTCCTCCCACTCTGAGAGCACGATCATGCCCTTCAGCACGACGCTGTTCATCTCGGCATCCTCTGACATTTCTGCCTTGGCAGCCTCGAGAACCTCGTACAGCCTTTTGGCGATGTGGTCGCGCTCGTCTACTTCCCTCTCGTTCATTAGGTCCCCTCACGGAGCAGATTGCAAGCTTTCAACAATATTATAGCAGAAAGCCACTTGGGAAATCAATGGGCATCAAAAAATCTTCATAGGTGTACAACTGAGGCCCTAGAACCAGTCTTCCTCGCAGACCAGAATGATGGCTCTCGTGCGTGGGTTCGCGGAGGCTCGGGAGAGCTGCTTGAGTAGGGCCTCGAAAAGGTCCAATTTACAGTTGACCATTAGAACCAGTCATCCCTATACTCGGGTGAGGCAATGTTGAGGAAGGCAGCCAGCCTACGGGCGGTCAGTGACAAGCCCAGCCTCTCCATTTTCCCGTAGTAGGCGTGCCAGTCCCTCATAAGGCAACCATACTCCTGCGGGGTAATCTCGTCCCCAGGAGTTTGTGAGCAACACTGACTGGAGTGCGTCAGAGGCACCCCGACAACAAATAGCATGGCCTCCCCTAACCCAACCCCAATCGGGTCTGTCTCCAATGAACCATCTGGGCCACCGACGTGCGGGAACATCAAAGCTCGAGTACCAGTTGATCCCGAGCACCACAGGCGTACCCTCAGCAATCGCCCCGCGGATCTCATCCACACTAGTCGCCCATCGGTTCTCGTGGATTCCTTCGCCCAAAGCTGCCGGATAGGTCCGTTTCCAGGCTACTCTGCGGTGACCCACCTCTCGCAGAATGTCCAGGCCAGCACGCAGTGATGTACCGCTGTAGTCCTCACCAGGCCACTCGTCAACCTTCTGAGCTTCGCGGTAGAGCCAGAAGGCATCATACCGTCGGCGGTTGAGCAGAGTCATCATCCAAGAACAGGAGAACCCAACGCAGGCTCCCTCAGTTCCCTGATCGTAGAAGGTCCTGGCGGACCAGACTAGGGGGATCGTTCGCTCTACCGAAGTTGTCGTACGTGTGAAGCGGTACTTCTCGACGTGGCGCCAGTCAGTCGGCTCCTTACGTCCAAGACCTCGTTCCATGTTTCCTCCTAGAACCAGTCGTCGCGGGGCTCGAACACGATCGTGCAGTAGACATAGCTTCCCAGCGCCTTAAAGAGCCTGAGGAAGTCCTCAAAGGGCATGGTGAAGATATCGGGAAGCTCTGAAGGAGGGGTGTCAGAAGCCATTAGAACCAGTCTTTGCTCATCTTCAGGACCCACCAAACCCTAGAAGAGATCCTGCGTCGTGATGTTTGTGCTGGCCTAGGCGCAATGTGCGGGATTACTACCACACCCCAATTGAGGTCGCTGCCCAGTTTCTCGTAGCCCTGCTTAGTCCAAATGTAGTATGCCGTGCTGCTGCTGTGCAAGTACATACTAGAACCAGTTACCTTCGCGGAGAGCTTCTGGGACACTTAGGGAAACCCTCCGTGCACTCCGAGTATGCGTAGCTGAGCAGGTCCAGGTATAGTATGCAGCTGAGCAGGTCCAGGTATACGTATACTGAAGGAGGAGGGTCTCTCCCCCCTTGAGGGTTACGGCAGGAAACGTCAAGATCCACCCGGAGTCCGTAGTAGCCGTAGAACTGTTCATGCTAGAACCAGTCCCAAAGGTCTTGGAGGAGTTCCTGCAGGACCGAGGCGGATACGGCTACTGTGAGAACAGTCCACTCGGGGTCGGGAGAGGGGTCGGCCAGAACTAGGAGGTTGGTTGCTGGTCTACTGGGTTTCATACGGCCGCCACCTTGCTGAAGTCGATCTCGAACAATCTGTACCCACGGAACTCTTCAGGCGTGGCCCTGATCCCTGTAGTGTTGTACACATCGTGAGCGTGAGCCTGAATGTACTTCTCCAGCAGCCTGGGATTGCGGAGTACCCGCAGGTCTTGGTACCTCTCCCCTGTGGCGTACTGTGCCCACTCAACGATCTCGTCCAGGGAGATCTTGTTCGTTCGTCTGTTACGCTGCCCCTGCTTAACCTTGACGAATGCACGTAGGGCTGCAATCACAGGCTCGTCAGCAGTGATACTCTCCTGAACAGCCTCGGGCAACTTTTGGATCACCCGTTCGATATCGGCCCTGCGACCGAGCGTTATACCCATGCAGCGTAGGGATTGCTCAAAGCCTACGAGACGATGCTTCGAACTGACTCCCCACTCCATGTCCTTTGCGTTGTCCAGGAAACGAGAGATTGTTTGCAGGTGATGAGTCACCCACATCGATCTGCCCTGATCTGCGATCTGCCTGTACATCCAGCCACCGTCTCTCTTGGTGATGGCATGGAAGCGGAGCTGCAGCGACCGCTGGAGGATGTCCGGCCTGTGGAAGGGGTTGTAGATGGCTGTGAAGGCGAAGACACAGTCTACGGGCATGCGGTGTACTTTGGAGGTGGTGTAGAGCTCACGCAGTTCGAATGCAGGGTCGGGGTCCGTAATCAGGCGGGCAATCTCGTTGCTGATCCTGACGTCGATCTTCGAGCCCATGTTGTCTGCTACCCACAGACCGCGGGCGTCCGCGATCGAAGAGTACCAAGATCTCATGTCCTCGGGCTGATGCTGCAGACGTGCCGACCCAGTAAAGATCCCCGAACGCAGCTGGTACAACGAGCTTTTACCCGAGCCTGCTTCAGACACAGCCAGCTCAGCAGGCAGCATGAGCCCTCTCCAGCGACGGAGCCACGGCGAGAGGTAGAACAGGCAAGCGACCAGGAGGTGGGTTTCATCCAGCGTCAGAGTGCCAATGGGCTCAAGGGACGTAGTCTTCAACATGGACAGCCAACCAAACCCTGGGGGCAGCTGTTTGTTGTACAGCTCTACTTCCTCGGCCCCGACTTGGAACAGGACCCTGTCGGTCCCGTTACGTAGTACCTCGATGCCCGAAGCTGTAACCTTCGCCATACGGGAGTCGGACAGCTGGTAATACAGCGCATCAGGAGCCGCGTACGACTGCCTATGTACCCGCGTTACTTGCTGCACAGGCTCCAGGGATTCGAAGTCGTCAACCAGGCGCTGTACCAGCTCCCGGTCCGCGGATGACACTCCGTATTCACGCACCAATAGCTGGTGAAAACTTGGGGCTGCAACCTGCAGTGACTGGCCTGTTTCGATGGGCATCAGGTGGAGCTTATCCGTTGCCTTATCGAAGTAGTAGTACATGCCATAGGGGTCCCGGAAGCGCGTCCCTCGTTCATCGAGGGCAGCTAGGATCCCTCGGGCCACTGAGGTCATTGTGTTGCGGGTGCGCCTAGGGTTGGCAAGCTGCTTGCGCGCCCACATCTTGAGCCCGGGTCTGGTGGGGAAGCGGGCAGAGCTGAGTAGGGGTTCAAGCTTGCCCCCCGAGACTAGGAAGTCATCCAGCCCAACTTTCTCTCCAGGCTCGGCAGGAAGGACCACCTGTCTAGGGTCGGCCCCTTGGGTCTCGAGCCAGATGGCAAAGTCAAAGGCAGCTCGGGCTACTCGGTTACGTTTACTCTGCAGCCCATCGGAATCAAAGCATACGTAAACCCGGCGTCCCTCCAAGGGAAGCCAGGTCAGTTCGTCTGCTGCACGGAGCTCGATCTTCTGCTCCGCCTCGTCATCAAGTTCCACCAGGACGGCTTTCGTTCCGCCTGCGACGACAGCCTCCGGTGGCACCATAAGCTTCTTAGACCGCCACGAGTCGATTCCGCCTACAGCACACGTTAGAAACCCTTGTGCGGTAGCACAGGCCGCCTTCTTCTCCCCTTCAGTGATGATGAGCGGCTCGTTGGTGTCCCACCAACGGGCAGCCTCTACGAGGGGAGGGAAGTAGACGTGAGAACCTGTGGCAGCCCTCTGGTAATACTTGGGGATTCCGTTCCCGGATGACTGGTGCGAGAGGATCTTGATCCGAGAGAAGGGAGTACCTGAAACCTCGAGGCGAACATACTCCCCTTCCTCAGTGGGAATGAAGTAGGGGATGACGTAGCCTGTGGCTGCGAACGGAAGATCTTGTACCGTAGCAGGGCGGCAACGCATAGCCTCAATGTGCTCATCTCTGAGGCCGCTTCCCCTGAGATCCCTGATGGCTTCCTCGGACAAAGTCGAACCCATCAACCACCTTTCCCAGTAGGTCTTGAGGGCTAACTAGATTCACGGGCATGGGAAAAGGTGCTAGAGAGATCCCTAGAGCTAGAGCTGGAGCTTACGCTCAGTATGCACTACGCGCTATTAGTTGTGGTTATGAACGGTGTTGGGGACTACAGCTTTGAGCTACTCGGCGTCGTTCCAGTAGAGCCGCCGGATGCCGCGACCGCCCACGAGGTCTGACTCCTCGCGAACCTGCCCCGACTCGATCAGCTCATCGAGCACTCGTCGCCAACCGCTCCGCTTCACCGTCAGCCGGGAGTGCAGCATCGACACAGTTACTCCTGGGAAGGCCTGAAGCTCTTCCCGGATGGAGTCGACGATCACGTCACGGCTCAGTGTCTCTGATGGCATTCTCACCTTTCTTGGCTCTTTACTAGCTGTACTACTCGGATGAGAGCTTGTACTACTATTTTACATCAGGGCACTGGCGGGAATCAAGCGGTGATTCAGCTACTGCCGCTCGAGAGACGCCTGCGGACACGGCGTCTTCGCACACCCTTTACTTCTCGGGGTGGGTGTGGATCCACCGCAGGCCCGTCGTACCCTTTGGAGGTGCCGCCGTTGCTGCCTTCGTACATTTCCACCTCGCTGGGAGGACGCAGCGTGTCACCTGCGCCGATGGGTACTCCCCCGAGTAGTCTGATTACCTCAGGCCACTTGAGGGGTTCGTGGTTGCATTCCCCACAGTTGTCGGGCTGACCGCATGTGGGGCAGAGCTCTGAGGCCGGTAGGTTATGCCACGGAACTCCGTACATGTCGACGTGAATCACTGGTGGAAGCGCCACGCTTCAGAACCTCGCTCCTGGAAGGATACTTTTTGAGCAACTCCTCCAGAGCGGGAGGCTCCTCCAGCCAGAGCACCTCAGCACCCTTGTAGGGGAACTGGGGAGTGTAGACGCAGTACTCTACTCCCACGTGGGAGAGCTGTACGGCGCACTGCACGCATGGGCGGGCGAGCGTAGTGTTGTCGTGCTCTGTCAGAGTTGCAATGAAACATACGCACCACTTGCGCCACGGAGGCATTCGAAGTGCTGCGTGAAACTCGGCGTGCATGGACCAGAGCTCCCGGAGAGGAGTCTGCGGCGTGTGGGACCACCCTCGTGAGATGACTCTGCCGCTGCGGTCCATTAGTACCGCTCCGGTTCGATGCCGTTTGAAGGGCGACCTCGCTGCTGTCTTGCAGGCTTCATCGAGCCCCCGACGAAGGGCAGAGTCTAGCTCCTCTTCGCGAATGAACTCTCGGTGCATCACCCCTCCCCTGACTGAAGAAGATGCTCCCAGTCAGACCAGAGCTCCTCCATGGTGGAGTAGAACTCGGCACCGAACCCCTGAAGCCCTAGGGAGGCGTCGTAGAAGAGGATCATCCCGATGTACTGGGAGTAGAACCCAGGATCGTCGATGAACTCCTCCAGAGAGTCCCAGTTGATGTCGCCTGTGAGGTCGACCAAGACAGCCTGCACCTCAGGCGGGGAAGCCTTCACCCTGGTGTATCCTCGCTTACGACCCTGAGCTGCCAAGGAGCGAAGGAACATAGCCGCATCTTCGTGGACGCGGTTGTCACCACTTCTAGGCATGCGTGGAAGGGGAGGGGATGATTTCAACATTGACCTCAGGGTCAACTCCGTCGATGAGGGCAAGAGGATCGGTGCGCGCTACCTCAGCATCGACCTCGGCAGCCGCTTCGAGCGTTTCAGCTTCGCCGTAGACCTCGCTGGGGACTTCGATGTCGTACTCCGTCACGAAGGTCACGGTGAGGCGCAGACGCCCCTTCTTGGTCTCCACGCTAGGCTGGGGCATACTCTTCCTCTTCGTCGCCTTCGTCGTACTCGTCGTACTCGAGGATCTCCACCTTCAGGATGTCCCCGTCGCCGAGGTCGGACGGGAAAACTTCCGCGATGTCGTCGAAGTAAGCCTCCTCGCCCTCGTAGATAGGATCGCTGGTTTCCATCTCCCGAGAGTAGCCGGCCCCCATGTCGGGGTAGCCCCTCCCATGCTTCCAGACGGTGACGCGGACTTCAGCCATTGGCTCCCCTTTCGGACTGCCGGATAGAGGCTCGGAGGTTAGCTGCCGCCCTAACGTCGCTGGGGGTCGCATGGACGACGACGGGCATGTGCCCCTCCTTCACGAGGCGGTTGCCCTTCAGACTCCAACCAGACGCAAGGGCTTCATTGACCACTGCCTGGTAGTCCTTGTTGGTAGAAAATCGTGTTCCGCGGCCAGTGCCTGCGACGGGCCCCGAGGCTGCCCGAGAGCCGTTCCCGCTCTCCCGAGGGCGGGGGGCATTGTTGGGGTCCGGCTTGACAAAACGGTACTCGGTGACTCCGGTGTCGAGCTTCACGGCCTCGACCGTTCCCATCTTCTCAAGCTCGCGCAGCTTTGCTCTTGCCTGCGTAGAGGAAATATGGAAGTGGCTAGCAACCTGGGGTGCCGTAACTTCCTTCTTCTCCATCACGTAGGAGCGCAAGGCTTCGAGGGGCAGCCTCCTCCGCTTCGGTCCCCCGGGGAGGTACGGAGGCTTGTTCAGGGCCTCTTCAGTAAAAGGCTGTCTGACAGCGGAGAAGATCCTCTCCTGCAGCCAGTCGCGCACGACCTCGAGACGCTCCAGCTCCGTCTCCAGCTTCTTGATGTCGGCCAAGACATCCTGGAGCATCGCCTCGTAGTCTTCCTTGTGGGGGAAGGAGTCGCTCAACGAGTCCTCCTGAGCTCGCTTACAGTTACCTTAGCCGCTTTGCCGTTGCGGAGGCGGATGTCCAGAGGCTCCCTTACGGGAGTGACCTCGAACTCTCCTAAGGCGTTCTTCGTACGGAGGAACCAACCACGACCGGGGGCGAAGGTTATTGCGTACGCCTCCATCCACCGGGGTGTCCCATCCTCCTCCGTAATGGCATAGACGTAGACCAAGGTGTCCTCGTCCCAGCTAAGCTCCTCCGAGCCACCGCTACTTTGCAATACGCCGTAGCTCGTGCTGGACGATGTTGTCAATGCACTTCGGGTTGATGTAGATTCGTCCGCCATAGGCGTCAATCTCCACGTAGTACATTTCTCGCTCCCGATCCCACTGAGCGGTGGCAACGGGCCACCCAATCTCCTGGGAGAGCTCGCGGTTACTACTGGGCAGGCTGCACCTCCTTCTTCACTCTTTCTAATATATTAGCGTAAAGCCCTAGGGGGAATCAAGGGACATCATCAAAACTTCAACTTTTACCCCGGCCCCTCTTGGAACGCAAGACCTCCAGTTGTTCCTCCAGAGACAAGATCAAGATGTCCCGGGAAGGGTCCGTAGGAGGCAACTCTTTAGCCTCTTGCAGGGCCAGCAAGAGTGTGGACTCCCGTTCCAACAGCCCCGGATTCCGCTTGATGGGACGCTTCTCAAAGGCCTTGGAGACGAAGTACAAGATGATGACAAGAACCACCAGAACTAGGATCAGAACAAGAACAGCTTTCATGAGACCTCCCTCAACGCCGCACTGAGACTATACGTGTGCCAGGGGCGGAAACCGCGGGAAGAAAAACGTGCATTTGCTGTCGTCCCCGCTGTGCGGAGGGGGTTGGGGTAGGGGGTAGGGGAGGGTGCCTCCTCCTGGCAGAGTCCCTTCTTTGAGAAGGCATCTCCCGTCGGGTGCTTGCTACGGCGTAAAGAGTCCCTGCGTGTTGACGATGGAGCCGCTAGGCACCAGGTGGACGTTACCCGACTTCGACAACGCCTCGATCATCTTGACCTGGGCGTTCGCGGTGATCTCCGCCAAGCGGATGCGGATCAGCTCGGGTGTCAGGGACTCTGCAAGGAGCCTGTTGGCGTCAGCTTGCCCCCGGGCAACCTCCCTCGCCTGGTTGGCCTCCTCCCTGCGCCTACGGTGAGATT